TCATCTGGATTGCGATCTCTCCATTTACCTGATGTTGCGTCATAAACTAAAACATATTGGTCGTAATTGTTACCACTCAACTCAACATCAGTAAGTTCGTTTAGTGATTGTGGCATAATTTCTATGTTGTAACTGAATGATGTTTTATAATTACTTGGTTGTGATGACTTAACTGAAAAATTATATGGAGATACGTAAGTAACTTTATGAGTCATACAGATGCACTCTCTTCTACGATTGCAGTTCCTTTAATGACCTTGGTTTTCTTTCCACTAAGTGTTAAAACAACATCAAAATAATTTCTTCCTGACTTGAGATTTGCAGTTTGTGCTGCAGATAATGTAAGTTTGATTGTTCCGGTTCCTGCGGTAATAGTTTTTGAAAATTCCTCATATGCAGTCGCATCAGGATACTTACGAATTGCTGCATAAGTTGTAGTAAGACCAGACAAAACTGTTGCCGACTGATCTGGGTCAAAAAGATTAAAAGTTGCCTCAAAGTCAGTTCCTTTTTCAATAACTATATTAGTGATTTCAGCAACTGCCATTTTTCTTACTGATTTTTAACTATTTATTTTCTTTTTTAATTCTTCAACTTCAATTTTTAATTCTTTAACTGCCTCAATCAAAACTCCAATTAATCCATTATAATTTACAGTTTTATGTTCACCAGAACTTACTAATTCAGGTAAATATTGTTCTATCTGTTGTGCAATGACACCAACAGATGGATTTCCAGTATCTATCCAATTAAATCTAACTCCTTCCAAATTTGATATTAAATTTAAAGAGTCTGTTATTGGAGTAATATTAATTTTTTTTGTTATATCCGAAGTGGAATTAAAATCTGTTGCTGTAATAATTCCAATTACATTAATATTTCCTCCAACTGAAACATCAGTGCTGATAGCAACATTATTAGCATTCAAATTTAAATTTGTAGGACTTTCAATTGTAGGAACTCCAGAGGCACCTATTAAATTTATCTGCTTTACGCCAAAACTCTTATCCGCCATTTGACTTTTTTAACTATTTAGTTAGGTATATTTTATAATAACACCCTTAAAGATAAGACCATTTCCAGTAGCAAATCTAACAGAATCTAAACCTCCACCAAAAGATGGTGGTTCTGGTTCTGGTCCTGGAGGTGGTTCTGGAGGTGGTACATTGACATCAAAAAAAGTAATATAATCTGTAGTTGCTACAACATTTCCATCAACAGACCCTTCTCGTATTCTTAAACGAAATAATTTATTTGCCATTTTATTTTCTATTGAATAGTAAGTGATATGGTTCCATTACCAGAGGAAACTTCAAAACTACCAGATAAAGAATTATTAGAAAAATCGGAGGAAGAAATAGAAGTTCCAGCACTGACAGATGATCCTGGTCCTGCTTCTATAGTGTAATAATAAGTTCCATTTAATAAATCGGAGGAAGATACTTGAATGTTAACAACATCTCCAGGGTTTAGAGTAAAATCAGATATTGATGAAATTTCAGCCAAAGTTGACGGTTCATTACCTGTTAATGCATCATCATAAAGTACAATTCCAAGATTTCCTTGCATATTATAACTATCACTCCAAGTTGAATCGGATGAAGTAATAGACTCTGTTCCAAAATACAAAGATTCGGATGTTTGTGATTCTAATCCCGATATCCAATTTTTTACGTCGTCAATTGTCCAATCTCTACTATATTGTAGTTTTGTAGCAATAATTCCAGCAGCAACTGGACAAGCGGCACTTGTTCCATTAAACTGAACATCCAGATTAATTAAAGATTTAGTATTATTTAAATAATAATAATTATCATATCTAGAGATTCCAGAAGTACCAGTTGTTGCTGCTAAAACATCATCAGCCGCACAAAAACAATCAACTGCATTTCCCATATTTGAATATGATGCTTTGGATTCACGAGAATCAGAGAAAAGTAAAGGAACACCTACAGGAACATCATTTAAAGCACCAACAATAACACATTTATATTCTCCAGATTCATTCTTTGATATATGAATAGGAAATCCAGGGCGATTATGAGAATTATATGTGGGATGAAAATTCACTGTTGAATATATTGAATTAGTTGTGGACTCTTCAAAAGTAAGTCCTTGATAATTTGAATGATAATTATTATAATCTGGATGATTTGATTTAACTAGTTTTTGATTGTTATTTCCTGCCGCAGCAACAAATATAACACCAGAATTTATTAATTCTTGTCCAGAAGTTATTGCCGGATGCCCTCCGGTTAATTCACAGACTCTTCTTTTTACATTCTGTTCAAGTCTATAATAATTCATAAATTCTGGAAATGGTTCAAGAGCACCAGTATCTTTTATAGAAAAAGAATTCCAAGGTTCGTTTCTAAATTTATAGTAAAAACGTAGTTTTTTAGTATCTCCAATAACGAAAATATTACTGCCATCAGGTTTAAAAAATATTGATTGAGGATTTCTAGTAAAATCAAAAAATCTTAGCACAAAAGAACTTTGAGTTCCAATATCCCAACTACTAGTCAGGTTAGTTTTTGATATCCTTTGAAGTGTTGAAGTATTAGATGAAACTATGACGTATAAACTTAATCCATCGTCTTTAAAGAATAATCCTGTTGCAATATTATTACCAACAGTTATAGATTTTTCGAATGTAGCATTAGTAATATTCCATGGAGTAGATAAATTATATTGATATATTGAGTTAGAATTAGAACTTTCAGTGTTTAAATCATTACTAAGAATATATAATTTTGTTCCATCGGGTTTAAAAAATAAATCTCCAGGAAGTTTTCCGGTACGAGAAAATGTATTATTAGTCGATTGAATTGTACTAATATTCCAGTTAATTAAATTAAATTCAAAAATTTTTGAAGAAGTTCCATTTGAAGTTAAAATGTATAGTTTATCTCCTTGTGGTTTAAAAAACATACCATAAACATTTTCTCCAGATAAACTACTTTCAAAAGAGAAAGAATTACCACTATAACTTAAAGTAGAAATATTCCAATCAGTTAAATTATATTCGTAAAGTATTTTTTGAGAACCAATAACATAACATTTAGATCCATCAGGTTTAAAAAAGAATGCAGAAGGATATATTTCCTCAGTCCTTAAAGAAATACTAGTAGTTATTCCCGTTATATTACTACTATTCCAAGTCTCTCCAAGTGAAATTTGATGAATAAAAGTAGTAGATTCATTAAGGTCAATAGGAGCAGTATTGTTTTCTCTAACCTCTTGCCTAAGTCCCCAACTATTACTTGAAACTGTGGGATTTTTATTTCCGTATGAAGGATTAATAGGTTTTATTTTATGAAATATTTTTTGCAAATCAAATCCAACAGCATAAGAATTACTTCCAGTTCCGTACATATTTAAAAACCACTTATTTGCATTATATGCCCATCCATATTGTCTACCATATGCTAAAGAAGCACATGAGGTTCCATGTGTTTCACTACCAGTTTGTTTTGCAGTATTACTTCCATTACACCTTGCTCTTGTGTAAGAAGAATTGATTGTAATAGATCCAAAATCATCATCACCAATCGCAGTTCCTCCATTTGAAGAACTCACAAATTTTGAAGATCTATATTGTAATGAATTATTAGACCACCAACCTCTAGCAGCACTTTCAGTAGGTACTATGGTTCCATCCCATCTTGTCATTAATCTATTATTAGAATCTGCATTAAAGAAATCTGGATCCAAATAATAAGGTGCATCCAAAACAAGATCTAAAATGTCACAAGAACCATTTCCAGGAAGAAGGTTTCCACCTCTGTAACCTTTTGGTCCGATCAATTCTGGAATATTGACCACATTTCCATTAAATTCTGAAGTAGCATAATCATATCTATTCTGAAATTCAATATGTCCAAACCACATTTCAGTATCAGCTACAATAATATCAATATCAGTTCCATCTCCATATTGATTTATTTTATCTTCAAAAATAGAAGTGCTACTTGCCTGCCATGGATTTGTTTTTTGTTGATGTCGTTTTAATTGCCAACTTCCTCTATTGAGAAGAGATGAATCCGGAGAAGACGGAATAATTGTTGTTGCTCCAATATATCTTTGATGTTTTACTGGAGTAGAATATCTATCAATTTTGGTAAGAGTGCTTATATCATCTGGGTTATCTGAATAAGTTCCCGGATATTTTCCCGTATTAATAATAACATAATTAACCTTTGGATGATTTCTAAGTTCTTCTGCCTCATCATCGGTTAATAAGTATATTCCTCTAGTTTCACTGTGAAGGCAATCATTAACACAAATGCAAGAATGTGATGGAATATTATCTTCTAAAGTTCCATCCTTCATTAAAATCTCATGAACGTATTCCCACCCATCTTTATCATAACAACCAACATAATACTCTTTTAATCCAATTTCAGGTTCCTTAGGAAGAGTACTTTTATACTTTAAAAATTCTTCTTTTCTTTTTTGATATTCAAAATCAAAATCAGTGTTAATCATATTTCTAATCTTAGAAGTCTATATGTAGTTATGCCAGAAATTCCAGTTTCTGGAGTAGCTGTTAATTTGTAAGTTAAACCACTTATTGTTGCACCAACCGAAACAATTTGTGAAGGATCGTACATAATTCCATATTCTTGAGAATATGCAGTTGTTCCATTATTCATTACAAGAACTTTTTGCACTTGAATTTTATTACCATTTTCAAAAAATAAACTATATTCAAGAGATTTTAAATTATTAGTATCAATAGAAAAAGAATCTATATCTTCTGGAATTCCAGCAGCTGCATTAAATGTTCCATTTATTTGTATAGAATTATTATTAACTCCCGATAAGTTAGAACCATCACCATAAAAAGTGGTTGCTGTTAAAACTCCAACAACGTTAACATTTCCAACTACGTGAAGTTTTGATGTGGCATTTCCAGTTCCTATTCCAATATAAGGAGTTGCTTCAGTTGCAATTCCAATACTTTTAGTTTCATCAGTAATATAAACAAAAGACCCAAATTGTGATAGTTCTCTATTCTTAGACATTTGAATCTCCTATATTAATATTTAGATTTTTCTTCAAGCATCTCAACTTTTAATTTGAGTTCTTTTATTGCTTCAATAATAACACCAATCAATCCACTATAATTAACAGTTTTATGATTAAAGTTATTTTCACTCACAAGTTGAGGAATAATTTCTTCTAGTTCTTGTGCAAGAACACCCATAGATGGTTTATTAGTGTCTTTCCAATTAAATTTAACTCCACGGAGATTTCCTATTAATTCAAGAGAATTAATAATAGTTTCAATATTATCTTTAAGTTTAATATCAGATCCAGAACTAATGTCGCCACCTGCGGTTATATCGCCACCAACAGCAAGACTACCTTTAGTACTATCACTTGGAATTGTAAATGAAAACGCAGTTGTATTTGTTTTTACATAAGGAGTAAGAATTCCAGTGCTCGGATCTCTTACAAAAACTGGATAATATGTAAATTGTCCTGTGGTATCAGTAACACTAATTTGATTTCCATCTCCTTTTATTCCTTGAGTTCCTTGAATACCTTGGCGTCCTTGAATACCTTGAGTTCCTTGAATACCTTGAACATTCGCATTGGAACCTTGGATACCTTGAGTACCTTGGATACCCTGAGTTCCTTGAATACCTTGGCGTCCTTGAATACCCTGAGTTCCTTGGATTCCTTGAGTTCCTTGAATACCTTGAGTTCCTTGAATACCTTGAGCTCCTTGAGCATTTGAATCGGAACCTTTAATACCTTGAGTTCCTTGAATACCTTGAGTTCCTTGAATACCTTGGACATTGGCATTAGAACCTTGAATACCTTGAATACCTTGAGTGCCTTGAATACCTTGAGCACCTTGAATACCTTGAGTTCCTTGAATACCTTGAGTTCCTTGAATACCTTGAGTTCCTTGAATACCTTGAACATTCGCATTGGAACCTTGAATACCTTGAATACCTTGAGTTCCTTGAATACCTTGAGCTCCTTGAGCATTTGAATCGGAACCTTTAATACCTTGAGTTCCTTGAATACCTTGAGTTCCTTGAATACCTTGAACATTCGCATTGGAACCTTGGATACCTTGAGTGCCTTGAATACCTTGAGTACCTTGAATACCTTGAGGTCCTTGAATACCTTGGCGTCCTTGAATACCTTGAGTACCTTGAATACCTTGAACATTAGCATTGGAACCTTGGATACCTTGAGTTCCTTGAATACCCTGAGGTCCTTGAGCATTTGAATCGGAACCTTTAATACCTTGAGTTCCTTGAATGCCTTGAGTTCCTTGAATACCTTGGACATTCGCATTGGAACCTTGAATACCCTGAGTTCCTTGAATACCTTGAGGTCCTTGAATTCCTTGAGATCCTTGAATACCTTGAGATCCTTGAATACCTTGAGATCCTTGAATACCTTGAGTTCCTTGAATACCTTGGACATTCGCATTGGAACCTTGAATACCCTGAGTTCCTTGAATACCTTGAGGTCCTTGAATTCCTTGAGTTCCTTGAATACCTTGGCGTCCTTGAATACCTTGAGTACCTTGAATACCTTGGACATTGGCATTAGAACCTTGGATACCTTGAGTTCCTTGAATACCCTGAGGTCCTTGAATACCTTGGACATTCGCGTTAGAACCTTGGATACCTTGAGTACCTTGAATACCTTGAGTTCCTTGAGGTCCTTGAATACCCTGGGTTCCTTGAATGCCCTGAGTACCTTGAGTACCTTGAATACCTTGGACATTCGCATTGGAACCTTGGATACCTTGAGTACCTTGGATACCCTGAGTTCCTTGAGGTCCTTGGATACCTTGTCTTCCCTGAATACCTTGGGTTCCCTGAATGCCTTGAGTACCTTGAGGACCACGAATATTTCCTACGTTAGTCCAATTGTCATTTCCATCAGATACCCATAAATTACCAAGATTACTGTCAATAACACCATCACCAGCTGCAGCATCTGGCCACGCAGCAACTAACTGAGAATTTTCTGTTCCTGAAGTTAAAGGTAAAGAACCAATAATAGTTACTGAAGTTCCATCATTACCTTGAGATCCTTGAATACCTTGAGTACCTATAGTACCTTGAATACCTTGGACATTCGCATTAGAACCTTGAATTCCTTGAGTTCCTTGGATTCCCTGAGTTCCTTGAATACCTTGTCTTCCTTGGATTCCTTGAGTTCCCTGAATTCCTTGAGAACCTTGAATACCTTGGACATTCGCATTGGAACCTTGGATACCCTGAGTTCCTTGGATTCCTTGAGTACCTTGAATACCTTGAGTACCTTGAATACCTTGAGTTCCTTGGATTCCTTGAGTTCCTTGAATTCCTTGAGTACCTTGAATACCTTGAGGTCCTTCAGTCCCTTCAGTTCCTTGAATACCTTGAGTACCTATAGTACCTTGAATACCTTGGACATTCGCATTAGAACCTTGGATACCCTGAGATCCTTGGATACCCTGAGATCCTTGGATACCTTGTCTTCCTTGGATTCCTTGAGTTCCCTGAATTCCTTGAGAACCTTGAATACCTTGGACATTCGCATTGGAACCTTGAATTCCTTGAGTGCCTTGGATACCCTGAGTTCCTTGGATTCCTTGAGTTCCTTGGATTCCTTGAGTTCCTTGGATTCCTTGAGTTCCTTGAATACCTTGGACATTTGCATTAGAACCTTGGATACCTTGAGTACCTTGGATACCTTGAGTTCCTTGAGGTCCTTGGATACCTTGAGTTCCTTGAGGTCCTTGGATACCTTGAGTTCCTTGGATTCCTTGAACATTCGCATTGGAACCTTGAATACCTTGAGTTCCTTGAATACCTTGAGTACCTTGAATGCCCTGAGGTCCTTGAATTCCTTCACCTTGAATACCCTGAGTTCCTTGAATACCCTGAGTTGCTTGAGGTCCTTGAATACCCTGGGTTCCTTGAATACCCTGTATTCCTGTAGTTCCTTGTATACCTTGAATACCTTGAGTTCCTTGAATACCTTGAATACCCTGAGTACCTTGAGCACCTTGAACGCCTTGAACTCCTCCGGGTGACCAATATCTAGTACCATCAGTATCTGATGCTAAAAGATAACCATTAACTCCAGGTTTTCCTAGATATCTTTCAGCATCTTCAAGAGAAATAAATTCTCCATCAGCACCTACAACTTTTCCGCTAATTAAATTTCCCATTTACTTATTTTGCAGATTCTAAGACACTAAGGGTATACTTCATTGTGCTATTTGATTGTCCTTGTATTTCTATTTTATCTCCAACTTCCAAAACTAAACTGCCAGTAATTGGGTTCAAAGCATCATTAGCAGGTATTTTTATATTTTTAATTAATTCATAAGAAGATCCAGAACGATTATGATAAACAGTAACTGTTGCAACACCAGAAGAAATATTTGATACTACAGAAAATAGATGAATGGTGGAAACACCATTAGGAGTAGTATAAACAGTCGTTATACCTGTAGTGACATCTGCCCTAAATGTTTTATAGGTATTAAGTGCTAATGCTGCCATCTCTTATTTTGCCCCTAATGCGATAATAAATGGTGTTACTGTATTTAGCAGACTGCGCTCAAATGCTCTTCCACGAATGGTACCTGTTGCTTGATCAATAATTAAATCTTCACCAATAGCAAAGTTACCATCCTGGTCTGTACTTGTATAAACAACTTCACCGCCGTTTATTTTAATAACTTCATTTGCCTGAATTGTCACACCACCAGTTGAAGGTCTTGCAAATTCAATAGTATTTCCTGCGCCAATATATTCAAAAGAATGTGAAGAAACAATTTGCAAACTTTGACGAGAAAGAAATACTGTTGTTCCAATTCCAACTTCGTTATTAAGTGATTGAGCAAGTGTTACTGTAGAAATTCCCCCAGAAGGAGCAGTTGCAGATCTAACCTGATAATAAACAGGTCTAAAGTTTGCAACTCCGGTCGCAGTGTTTATACCAGACTGAGGAGCACTAAAAGTAACAATTCCAATATTATCAATTGAACGATAATTTCTACCATTACCAATCATATTTACTGCAACAACAGATCCGTTTGATATATCAGTAAATGCTTCTGCAATAATTTCAGATGGTCCTGTTGGAGTAGCAAATGTTATAGTTGGTGCTTCAGTATAACCAGAACCACCATTAGTAATAGTTACACTTTCAATCTCATAGTACAATTCGCCAAAATACAATGCTTGTCCAGAATAAGGTCTTTGATTTCCTATTCCGCTGATTACAAATGAAACATCGCCTTCTGATGCATTTTGAGAAACTTCTCCAGTATAATGATATGAAGAAAGAGTTGTTGCATCAGATACTCCCTCGGAAACCAAACCTTTGGTTCCAAAAGATGAGTTTGAGTTAGTAATATCACACTGACCACCAGAACCAGTATATATTGCAATATCATCACAGATAGTAAATATAGAAACTAATTGAGTATATGCACCATTTGTGATTGAAACTCCAATTCCACCTTGATTATATTGAGTATAAGAATCAACACTCATCATTCCTGTGATTCCCATATCATCTTTATCACCAGGATCTGCGTTGAATCCATCAGCTTTCATTCCAATACTGTTTGGAATGAAATTAGTGCAGTTACGAACATAAGGACCCTTTGTTACATTTCCAACTCCTTGTGATGGACTCGAAGATGGATCAAGAATACCAGAATTAAAAGCACCATCATTGCCAGGATAATTAGTAGTAATTCCAGAGGCATTAAACCCAACATCAATAATTGTAGTGACAACACCAACGCAAGAATAAATTGCAGAAACTACATTCGCACAACCATCAATACTTTGATTTCCATATGCACCATCTGGTTGCATACTCAAATCTCTGACTTGAGTAAATTCGCTTTGATAATTTCCTGTCCATAAAACATTATTAATACAGGATTTTGCAATTCCAGCAGAATAATTGAGGACATCAATTATCTCAGATGAAAATCCAACATATTGTGTATAGTGAGTAATTCCAACTCCAACACATTTTGAATTTCCACCTCTAGTAATATCGTGACAAACTGCTCTAAATGCAGTTTTAATTCCACTGGTCACAGTAGAAACTCCAGCAGACAAAACTAAAGCAGGAGATTTGTAATCAGTGCTTGTTAAATAACCAACTGCTTCTGATGCAATAAAATCTAAATTATAACGAATCATTCTTGCTGCATCAAAAAATCTATCAGATGCAACACCTACAAGAGGTTTAAATGCAACTACCGCTGCTCCATTAGTTGCACTTTGTCCTTGGAATGATAAATCCGTTAAGTGTGTTCCATTTGTGACCCAAAATAAATCAGATCCAGGATTTAAAGGAGTCACTATACAGTTTCTTAATTCCGCTCCCTCAATAGAAACATTTTCTGGAAGTGTAATTGGATTATCCTCAATATAAGTTCCAGGAGAAACTTTTACAGTATCTCCAGAACTTGTGATTCCAACAGCATTTTTAATTGTTTTTTTAGCAGCATTGAGACTTAATCCATCTTTACTATCATCTCCATTCATTGCAACATAAACAGTTTTTCCTGGAGGATTGTCAATTGGTTCTATAGTAATATTAACTTTATTGGCAGAAGCACTTGTAACAGTTACTCCGTTACCAACAAAATTAAAAATATTAACGTCATTTGCTACAGTTACATTGTTTTTTTGGACAGTAATGCCTATACCAGAGATGGGAAGTACATCATTAGTGATAATTTCAACAACTTCACCTCCAAAACAAGGTTCATTTAATATAATTTGATTACCAGTGTCGTCATTAAATTCACTAGAATTAAGTTTTACGCCATTTATGTAAACTTCTACGTTATTTGGTAAAAAATCTAAATCATAAAAAGTAGTTTGTCCAGGAAATGCATAGACAATATTAGAGTTTCTTACGTATTTTTTCCAGGTTACTCCAACACCTGTAGAAATTAAAAAAGCTCCAGCAAGTCCAGAATCTTCTCCGGTTATAATTTTTCCGGATAAATTTAAATCATTAATAAATGCAGTATCAGGAACGTGTAAACCACTGCTAATTCCAACATCACCCTCTACATTAAGAATATACTGTAAATTATTTGTGGTACCAATACCTACTTTATTATCTTCTGCATTAGCAAAGATTAAGTTGTTATCAACTTCTAGTCCGTGTTTGACGACAAAATTCTTATTAATTGCCATCGGGTTTCACTCTCCACCCCTTTTTATTATTAGTTATTTATAAGTTTTTAAGTTTGTTAAAAATTAAGAACTAGCGCCTTTTATAATAGAAAAATTAATCACTGGAGCAGCTGCTGATGTTTGTGCAGATGGAGTATAGATAGCAATTTTAAATGACCCAGAGTTCACCTCAGAAACATAAATGATATATTGTCCAGCCGATCCACCGGACTTATGATTAACTATTATTGTATCTGTTGCATCAACCAAATTATTAGAAACAGTAAATACATCAACAAGACCTGAAGTAGTTGTTTTACTAAATGATGTTATAGATCCAGTCAATGCGTTTAACGTTACAGTATTAGTACGCGCTCCAGTCTGAATTACAGATCCTCCAGATCCAGATGCATATCCAACACCTATACCGATTTTACCAAATTTTTGCCATTCATTACTGCTAGTATAAACCCATCCAAGATAATCAACATTAGATGGATTTGAATTATACTGAACATCACCGGGATTGCCAGCAAAAGATGGTGTTGAAATACCTACAGTATATTTTCTAGAAATATCAACATCACCTTGAAGATACAATGAATTTGCTTCAATACCTTTTAATGAAGTAGAGGTAATTTTATTATTAAAAACAACAGGTCCATCAAATTCAGAAACAATATTTGAATCAGGACCACCTTCAACTCTTAAAGAACGACTAATTGATGCCTCAAGTGGAGTAAGAACATCAAATCCTACATTAACTCCACCAATTCCAAGATCTTCACCGGTAACAGTTGGAATAGGAGCATCAAAAACTTCTTCTTGTCCTGTTGCAGAATTAACTTTTTTATTTCCAGTGTAAAAATCTCCATCAGCATTCATTGCAGTAAAGATTGCAATACCACCATCAGTTTTGGTGCATTGTGCTAACAATTCTTCTTGTGGAGAAAGATTTCTATCTTGTCTTTCAGGAAATGCGGTGGAATAATTACCAGGTCCATAACCAAGATATTCAAATGTATGAGCAGAGGCACGAATGAGAGAATTCCTACGAAGTTCAATTGGACGTGGTTTAATTCTTTTTACAACAGCACCAGAATTATGAGTAGATGTTCTAGTTCCAAGTAATCCACGATATACAGTAACTGGATTCCCAGTCACATCAGTTCTAATTCTCATAATTTCATTATCTATGAGCAAATAATCGCCAATATTAAAATTAAAGTTAGTTACATTTGAAATTGAAATAGTGGAAGCAGAAATTGTAACTGATGCAGAAATTGTAGTTGTAATTCCAGCATATTCAGCAATTAAACGACCGGAAGTATTTTCAGTTGTAGGAAGAATATTTCCACCAAACGAAGAATATGCTGGAGAATAAACAAAAATAGTTCCAGAAGTTGATGGTGTAGGAGTGCTTATTCCAGCATTAATTGTAAATGAAGTTGTTGTTCCAACGCTTTTAATTATGAAATCATTATTAAATAAATTATTGTTTGCTCCACCAAGACGAATTTTATTATCAACTTGCAATCCGTGACTTTGTGGTGTTACGACAGTTGCAATTCCTGTAGTATTATTATGTGTTAAGGAGAAAACATTTAATGTTCTACCAGTAAGAATTACGTTTGCAGTAGAAGCAACTGTTAAACCAATACCAGTGGTAGAAGCAGACGAAACAGTAGATGCCGATGAAACTACAATTTGTTTTGGACTATTAACCGCAGTAATTCTATAAAGAGTATTATAATTCGAATAAGAACTTGGTGAAATTCCTTCAACACTTACAGTGTCATTAAGATTATTATAAATGGAACTGACAGTCAAATATCCTTGTTTATGCCCTGTTGTTGTCGCAATACCAACCAATGCCAGGGTATTTCCAATTCCATATGCACTACCACCATCAATAATCTTAACAGAAGAAATAACACCACCACTTACAGTAACTCTTGCTGTTGCATGAGATCCAGTTGTTGATCCAGCAAATCCAACAAGATTTACATTATAATAGTTTCCATTAACATAATTTGCTCCAGCACTTGTTATTCCAACTCGTGTAATTCTATTAAACCCATGATCAATAGAAGTATAAAAAGTATGTGAAGTTCCCGAAGAATTTGATATGATTTGTGTTAATCCAACACCAACACCAGTATCAACAAGTTGCTTTGATACATTTTCCTTTGTGATCGAATATTGAGGTTCATTAATTACAACTTGACCTATTGTATCGGGAAGAGCAAAGGATGTTGCTGCTTGTGGATCTGATGTAGGATTATCTCTATTTGTTTGAGGATAAAGACTTTGAACAGGTTGAGAAAACCTTGTAGAATCAAAAGGAGAAACTGATGGAGAATTAGACGAATTTAAAACTAAAAGATGATAGATGCCATCTTGTTTTCCGGAAACATATTCTTGAATTTCCTGACTTCTATAAATGTAATAAGTTCCAGGTGTTTTCTTTTTCTTAAAATATGGAAGTGCAGTTGTTCTTGCAGAAGTATCGTTTGTAAAAGTTCCTGGATCGTCTGTAATTGAAACACTAAATTGTTTTGAACTACTAATTCCAGTAACTGTAGCAGTTCCATTATATCCAGAATTAATGGCACCTGTGGTATTATTAGTACTCTTAACATTAATAATCTCTACTTCAGATCCTACATTTAAGTCATGCGGAATTTCAGTAATAATATTAGCAGTTCCACCTGACCAATTTGTACTTGCAATGTATCTTGGATTTCTTAATTCTTCTACACTAGATAAAGATGCTGGGGTTGAATTATAAAGATAATTAACTTCAGTATTTGTTAAACCGATAGAAGAATTAGATTCTTGAATAACATAACCATCAATTGGTGGTCTTGCATTATTTGAAGAGGAAGGAATAACATAGCGTAAACGATAAATCTTATCAATTAGACCTCTATTATCTGGTTTTCTATTGATATAGGACCTTGGAGTTGCTTGTCCAAGACCAGAGGTTCCTAATGAATTAATAATGTTATAGAGAGATCTTTCAGTAGATGCTGTTGCTACATTAATATACCATTGTCCTTGAGTAGAATCATATTGTATAGGATGCCCTATATTTCCTGGTTTTTTATCATTAACTCTACTAGAAACATTCAAAATTCCACCTTTATTATTCAAAGTAATTGCACTATCACTTAGTGCATCATTAAGAGTTTGTGCTATTTTAATTTGATTTGCACTTAAAGATGGAGTTGAAGAAGTAATTGCATAATAAACAGTATTATGTGTAAGACCATCGGGAATTTGTCCGTTTTCACTAATTACTCGAACAGATTCTCCATTAATAAAATTATGATCAGACGTTAATGTTAAAATGTTGCTAGAAATACTATTAACACCAACATTACTTCTACCAACTACAAATTTTTTCTCTGCACTAATTTCATTTCCAGTATATTGAGTATTCGGCATAATAATTCTTGCCGAATATATGGATGAAATTCCACTCTGAGAAATTAGTACATTTAGTTGATCATTTTCTCTAGCACCAACTCTATACCCATCATAAACATGTTCAGGTGGAACTGATTCATTTTTTTCATTATAAAGATATAATCTATTTGTAGACGCAACTCCAACAGTTTTTGCTACATCAAAAGCAAGAAATTCTACTCTAACTTCAGAACTTTCATTTTCTTTTGGTGGAATGATATGTGTAATATAACCTACATCATCTCTAAGAAATGCATCTTTTCTAAATCCAGATGCAACAAGAGATTTTGCACCAAAATTAGAGTTTGAATTATTAATTGATTGATCACCACCAGATTCAGAAAGAAAATGATTTGCAAATCCAATTGCAAAAACAGAAACTACTTGAATATATGCCTCATTAGAACATTTGATATGATAATTTTCATAAGATGGTTTAAATTTTGCTCTAGAATCTGATTGAATATTTTCATTTCCGGAAGCAGTATTATCTTGATATACTCCAGAAGTCGAATTATATTTCACAAAAGCATTGCTATCTTTTTGTAATCCAATTCCAGTGAATTGTGCAATAACCATGCTTTTAAATCCTGCTGCTTTATCACCATCAGCATGTAATCCACACATTCCATATACAGAACGCATGGAAATATTAAAAACATATGGAGATGCCGAAGTAACAGTATCTACTGATATATTAACAGTTGCTCCAGTGACTGTAGGAAGTGGATTTTCCGGAGCATTTTGAACTTTGTATTGAATATTAGTGGAGTCTACTTTATTAAAAACAACATATTGACCATCATAACCAGAAGCATCAACACCTTGAATTTGAATTGGAGTATCTACATCAAATTCTGTTGCATCTTCATCTAAAGTTACTGTAATTGTTGTTGAAGATAAGAGTCCATTACCTGCACGAATACTTGTGATTCCAACTTCTTCACCTCTAGATCCTACGATGCGATATTCATCAACTTTAGTCTGAATATCAAGACCAGAAGAAGGATAATCTGGTTCAATTTTTCTTCCAGAAGAAGGTCCATATGCAAGACCAACTTTCTCATAATACATATCCAAATCGGTTCTATCATAAGATAAACCTAATGGATAAAAAGTATCTTTAATTTTTACATTATTCACACCATCTGCATATTCAAATGCAGTTAGTTTATGATGCGAAAAATTAGGAACAAATGCAGTTGTTGTATAATCTAAGTAACAAACGTCATTTGGATCTGCATCCAAAACTGAAAATTGCCAGAAATAACATCCGCCAGTTACACGAAAAATAGCAGATCTTTCAATGTTATCGTTTTCGGGATTTGGAACATACTTTGGACGAATTCTAGTTTTACGAAGATCCATACCAATGATTGATGTACCACGAGGTACAATCACACCACCATGAATACTATTTAACTTATAAAGAACATTGTCTGATCTCGTAAGATCAAATTTGGTAGTTAAATCCCATGCACCAAAATCACTACTACTTTGACCATTTCTTAATCTGTAATTATTTGATCCATCAGGAATCCATCCCGGACGATTATCTACAATATGATCACCAGGATAAAGAACGATTGTCGTCTTATTAAATCTATCGTTATCTAATCCAATTTGATAGGAAAATCTTGCTGCCTCTACAAGAGCACGTTGTAAAGTTTTAAATGGTCTTGTAAGAGAATTTCCTTGATTCTCAATACTATCTGTAGAATCAAGACTATTTGGATCAACATAGATAATCGTCCCTCTCACTGATTTGAGGAAATTATCAAGACGACTTAATCCCATTTTTATTACTTTATAAGTTCCGTTATGGATTATTTATCATACAAGAAAACCTCCTAGAAGGAGGTTCTCAGGTCACACTTTTTGGGTCACTGTAACGATTCAGTATCGTCTTTTTTATTATACCACCTCTGCTCTTCCCATGTCAACTTTTTTTTCAGTTCTTTATCAAATATCATTAAGTATCTGTGCTTCCTACTTCTTTCTCTCCACTCACCCTCTAATCCTTTGATAGGACCTCTTGAGTGTTTTAGAAAAGAACCATCAGGTTGCTTAATCCAAAAATCCGATTTCTTATCAGTTAAACCGTGATAAGTAAAATTGCAAGCTCTGTATATAGTTCCAAGGTGGTGATTAGCATCAGCGTAACTAAGAATACAAGAAACGCGGGCATCTTTTCTAAATCTCCTTATACAACGACTGACGAACCAAGATGTGATATTATACTCTTCTTTTTGAATATCTGGATGTATACAAAGTCGTGAGAGTTCGTAGATACCCTCTTGTTGATTTCTTTCTAGACCAAATGCACCGACTGCTATTTCTGGAACTGGGAGACCGCTAAAAATGCAACAACCAACAGACCCGCCAATATTAAGGATGTCTGTGAATGATTTGCGGTAGAGTGAGTAATTATATCCACTTTTGAAATCTTTTGATTCGTCTTTAAGATAATGATGAGTATAAAGAAGTTCTTTAATTTCTTCTTTACTTACCTTATCTATATAAAAATCTGATTTCATCTAAGTATTTCTACTCACTTTGTTTGCATTCTAACATATATTCTACAGTGTTTGCTACATCATTCATAGCATCACGCAAAAATGGTTGTTGACCAGATTCTTGCTTAAGGATTGGTCGTGAGTCATCAGTAAGAATCCAGCGCCATTGTTGCATGTTCTTACAATACCAGAGATTAATTTTCATGTTTGAAATATTCGAGTTCGACCCAGTTAAGGAGAGTTTGGAATGCTGTAATGGAAGCATTCGTGCAGTTATCATCCTTAAGTTTTTGAACATAATATTCAAGTGCCTCAATGACCATTTGACGGTCTTGTTGTGAAATTAATGACATTTGGAGTTTTATAGAACTCAAGCCCCCACTCGGATTCGAACCGAGGACCGCTCGCTTACAAGGCGAGTGCTCTGGCCACTGAGCTATAGAGGCATTTAATCAACAGGCAACATTTCTGGATTTTCCAGATCTAACTCATAAAGCAAAGGATGGCATTCTTCAAGCATTAGATAATATGATGCTTGATATAAATCCTCTGGTTCATATCGTCTTTCGTTATCTGCTAATTTGATTAACTCCAAGTCGAATAATGAATCGTCAGGGAGTTCATCAAAAGTAAAAGGAATTTGGTTTATAAAGTACATTAAAACAATTTGTCTTCCGCGATTGTACCAGACATATGCGGCATCAATTCTGTACTTCATAGGAGTTTTCCTACTACTTTTGATTATTTAGAGGTTAAACCTCATACCCGTGGTGAGATTCGAACTCACGCTTGCGAAATTTTAAGTTTCGTGCCTCTTCCGCTGGGCTACACGGGCATAAAAACTCAAAAAAGATTGAGTTGATTGTTAGAGTCTACCACATAAGTTGGAGAATGTAAACGGCAGTATTCATTAAACGTAATCTTCATTTCTTTGTTGGTAAGATTACAGTTTTTTGCTGCCGTTGGTACATTCCATTTTGCTGCGAACAGCATTTCCATTGATTCTCGTGTTTCTGGACGCATTTTTAAAAAAGTATCGTGTGAGAATTTTTGCCGGGATTTTTTTCGACCAAAAATGAAACTTAAAGTGGATTTGCATATGAGAGAGTCTCTTCATCCACTGTAGCACGAACAAATTCTAACACATTCATAAACTCTTCAATCGTATCACAGGACACTTGCTTTTCTGACCCCTCATTTGAGTAAAGATACACAGATCGCTTAAGTGGGTCAACGACGCATCGTGCCAGGTACTCATCTTGCATTCGGTTCGTTTCGTGATTACCTAAGTATCATAGCACTTTGGGTTGGCAGCGTCAAGACCATAACTAGGTATGTAGATTAAACTTACTTATGTATGAAAACTGCTTTAATAATTACTGGATATATGAGAAATTGGGAGGACCATTTTCCAAACATTCAGAGAGAAATAATCGAAAAGTATAATGTAGATGTTTATATTTCATCGTATAGTTACTCAGAATTATACAAAGGTTCTGAAATAGTTGATGTTGACACTAAAAAAATTGCAGAAAAATATAAACCAAAAGAATATTTGTTCAGAGAAAGAGAAACTTTACCAGATTTTAATTTCAAAGACAATGGATTAGAAATAAATGGCAGAGAGTGGTCATATCGTATACTTAAACAATGGTACTGCATATACCTAGGATTGAGTCTTTTTAATCCAGAAGAATACGAGGTAGTAATAAAATGTCGAAGTGACTTTTCAACCAAAAATTTTAAAGTTAAACCTGAAAAAAATCTTGTTATTCCAGCATGGAAAGTTCATCCTGGACCATGCGAACCTGAAGACTCATATATTGATTATTTTGTCTATGGAAAAGGATTTTATATGGAAAAATTAATGAGTCTCTATGAAAAAATACAAGAAATGCATAACAATGATTGTGGCGATGTCTCTCTGGGAGAAACTCTCATTAAGTCATATCTTGATAGATATGTCGGAAAAGAAAATATAAGTTTTGACTATGATATGGATTGGAAATTAAGAAATGAAATATGGGCATCCGAATATAGAAAATTATATGAAATAGGAGACCCAGAAAAACTCATTAAAGTTCCAACCACTGAGAAGGATGCGTTGATCCTTGGTGATAATCTGGGTGCTCTCTCTTTAAAGTTACCCTAATATCACCAGGAATTACAATACGTTCATCTTTTCTAGTTGTAAATTTTTGGGTAAAATGTCCAATATTACTTGGAAAAATTACAATAGTTCCTTCAGTAGGAGTGATTGTATAAACATTACAATTATACCGATTATATCCAGTAATCAAATTTCTTTGAATTGCTGTTTGAAATAGATCTCCAACACACTCATTTTTATTTGATTGCTGAGCAACGCAAAACTTATCAGAAGTTTCATCTGACTTTAAATAATAAACAAAACTCAAATTAGATTCGTTATGAGTGTGTGGTTTTACTGATGGAGTTTCATCATTAAAATGACAACCAACCCATGCTTTAATTACATGATAATCTAATTTTGAATAATCTACATTTAAAATGTTAAAGTAGTTGTCAATATGAGTTCTCAACTCTTTAAAAAAGAGTTGATAGTCTTCATTCAAATGAGCAAAAATACGACCAGAATACTCTGGACTTTCATTAGTGTACCCATTAAACCAGTATTCTTTTAAAGAATCTAAATTTTTTTCTTTAAATTCATTGTGACACTCAACTTCCCCCTGATAAACTATTAGGGGGAAGACTTCATGAACTTTATGCATCAGATAGAATTTATATTATATTCTCTATTATCGCCCGGATAGTCGTTTGGAGTCAAGCCTTGATACTCTGGAATATTTTTTGTGGTATCTTTTCTCACACCAAAAACAACATAATCACAATTGATCTGAGAACCTGAATTATTTTTAATGATAATTCTAGTTCCCCATTCAATTTTATCCACATACAATTCTTGCCATCTACCAACTGGTGTTAAGTTGACACCAATAGTCTCAACATCAACTAATCCAGTCCAATAATCAGGAAGTTGAATGACATCCTCATTTCTTAATTTTCCTCTAAAATAAACTTCGGCATCTGGTCCCTCTAAAGTAATATAACGAAGTCTATAATTTTCTTTCGTTGGGTGAGGAATATCAAATGATTTTTTAGAGTCCCAAATCGGAGCTTTAACTGATAAAGTACCACCATCCCATTTTAAGTCTGTACATTGAATATAATCATGCCTTAGTAAAGCACAAGCATCTTCTGGGTAATCATTGTCTCCAGTCCAAGGATACATTGGATATCTCCAATCTGCTGTTGGAGTTAAATTTTGCCACTCACCAGTACACGAAGGATCTCCAATATTTCTAGGTATAAATTCGTTTGCCATAATTACTCCTTGATATCATAGTGATATCCAGAAACAGAATATTCATTATTGTTTCCTGGATAATCTGCTGGGGTTTGACCCTCATATTCGGGGATTAACTTTTCACCATCATTTCTTTCTGCAAAGATATGATAGTAACAATCAATTGGCATACCACCTTTTGCTTGTAAGAAAACCTTATTCTCACCAATTCTCTTTACAATTACATCTTGATGAGCACCAATAGGAGTCAATGAAACTGTAATAGTTGTTGCGTCTACAAATTTTTTCCAATACTCTGGAAGTTCAATTTCTGTAGTATTTTTAACTCTTCCTCTAAAATAAACATCATTAGATGGTCCTTCAGGGCAAGTGTGGCGAAGTCTCCATCCTTCCTTTGTTGGGTGAGGAATATCAAAATTCTTTTTTGCAGAAAGAATGTGAGTTCCACAACGAGATACTACCTCTCCTTGTGCAATCAAATCTCTACCAACATTAATATCTTCATTCGTATCAACCATTCCAAAAAATGCAGATGGACCATCAATAGCAAGAGAATATGGATTATTAGATCCAGTGCAAAGTGCTCCAGCGATCAAAGGTGAAGTTGCTTCTACATTAATATTTGGACCTACCATTAATGTTGCTTCAACAGTAGTAAATTTTTGAGGATCTCCAATAATAGCAGGTCCTTCAATAAAAGCAGATCCTCTTGCTTCTGCAGGACCTACTCCCAATGCAATAGGATTTCCACATCCTACAAATAATCTTTTTCCAACAAATAAATCAGGTACTTTCATTTTTTATTTTGCTCCTCGTTTGTGTATGGTCCGGCGCATGGCTTAGATCCATTAAGTTTTGTTGCTCCATCAGCAGCATCAATAAGTCCTCCATATATATTTAAGATTGCTTTACCAATCACATCTACAGTTTTTTCGGAGAATATTTTAGTTGATACTTTTGAATTAACATCAATTTGCGGTGCCTTTATAATAACTTTTTCATTGCCATCAATAATAATATTTCCATTTTTACCATCAGAACCAGAAGCAATTAATTCAATATTCTGAGCCCAAATTATAATTCGACCATTTGGTGCTCCTATAAATATATCTCCATTTTCTGCAAGTTGATAAATTGCAGGAATATCTTTCGCAACATCTTTACCTGCCTTGATAGCAAAAGAACCAGGACACACATTAATAGTAGATCCTTTTCTTCCCTGATCTACACTGCCACTAGAATCCATCGTCATATAATGACGACCACCATCTTCTCCAGTTCTGAACATGACACCAGAGATATTATTATCGTCATGAATATGACCGAATCTAAGTTCTCCGTGATCATTACCTACTCTATTAAAATGATAGTTAATTTTTTCAGACATTATACTTTACCTACACAATCTATGACACTAATAATTCCAGTAAATGGAACTTGAGATTCTGGTTCGTCGCCTATTCTTCTTATACTAAATATTGGAGTTATTTTAGCATTATAACCAGTATCACTCTCAATGTAAATATTAGGAAATTCTTTAAATCCTTGTCCAGGTTTTGTGATGATTACCTTAGTTAGAGATCCAAGATCATCAAATTCTGGCGTTAAAACTGCTCCGTTATCTGGAGTTATCACAATCTTGTCATCTTTATTATAAGATAATCCTGGATCAGTTATATTTACATCACCAATCTCAAGAACTACAGGATAATTTCCTTCGGAAGTAGATGGATTAGATCCTCTCGGAGGAGTTGAATCAGAACATTTAGGTGCAGTAATTGTGATTGTTTCATTAATAACTTGAGGAAGAGATCCACAAGATTGAACAGTATCTCCGGGTAAAAGATTAACAATAGAACCTGCTTGATAAGGAGTATCATACGTTCCATTCGCTCTTTTAACAACAGTATCTCCAGACTCTGCCCAAGTTCTACCATCACCACCTTGACTACCATCTGGTGCAGGAAGATAACCTGTTCCTGGATTATCTATAACCACCGAAGTAACTTGACCATCAGAAACTCTAACAGTTCCAGTTGCTCCTCTACCATTACCGCAGTTATCCTTAAAATTAATGAATGGAGCAGAAATATATCCAGAACCTGGAGTAATTATATCAACACCAAGAATATCACCAGCAGCACTTATGATCGCATTTCCTGCAGCACCAGATCCACCACCTCCATAGAATTCAACAATAGGAGGTCCACAGAAGACAGGACCAACATTACAAGATCCAAGAGAATCAAAAACGTCGGAAAAATCAAGATCAAAATTAAAATTGTCAGGATTAATTGATTTTGAAACTGAACTTGCTACAGTTTCAACCTGTCTAATAATTGAATTAAGATCAAGTGTAGATAATGACTCGGATCCTTCCCAAATACTCCATTCTTTTATTTCGGCACAAGAAGGATTATCATCACAAGAAAGAAATGAAAGTAGATCTATAACGAAATTCAAAATTCCATCAGCAATACTAAATGCTCCACCAACAAGTGCTTTAACTGGACCAAGAATCGCATTAACACCAGAAGTAATTAATCCTGCAAGTTTACCAACCAAAGACCCAACAAAATTTTCAACTGCACATAATGGAGTATTAATAAAACGATCTACTGCGGAAAGTAAAAATCTACCAACCATCTTCAAAAGATTACTAACAATTTTTCTAAACAGACATGCAATCAAATCATTTGCAGTTTCTACTGCTTTTTTTAATCCAGGTCTTTGATTTGGAAATAAAAGATAATATGTATCCTTTAAAGTATTGTTTATTTTATTTGTTGTATATTTTTGAACTTCATTGATTAACCACTTAATTCCACCAGAAATGTACTCAGTTGCCTTAGTGATTGCGTTATCAATTTCCTTTTCAATATTAGAAATCTTTGTAGATACTTTTGTTTCCCAATTATTTGCTGTTTTTTTAATTCTTTCAATATCAGCAATTAAATTTTTAATTTGTCTTTGAATTGCTCCTAAAGGAACAGGTTGACACGTAGAAGGACTTGGAATTGGATCTTTTACTTTACCATTGAGATATTGTTCTCTTGAAGCACCATCCTTTTTTTCATGTCCAGCAACTGCTTCTTGTTTTCCATTATTACTTGCAGTCTGAGTAGAATTAGTTTGAGTTGCTTCTGGTTCTTCTTTAGTAGTTGTTAAAGAATATCTTGCAATTGTATCTGTATTAGTATACCCACTGAATGGAAAAAATGCTATATCTGGATTATCTTTAGATGCAAGTGCAGTATATTGATTTGTTCCCAATACACCCATAATGACAGGTTGTTGAGCATCTTCACCGTCTATAAAAAAACCAAATACAAAATTACCTTGACGAAGAGAAGCATTTGACCATGATCCTGCTCCACCACCTCCAGCGGTTACAGGATACATAACTGATGCCCAAGGTAATTGATCGTCAGTTAATTCTTTTTTGTTCGCAGTATGATATCCCATAATGCGAACTTTATATCTTTCACCAAATCCTTTATGATCGCCAGTGGTTTTTGTTCTGAATCCAGGAATATTTCCTGCCCATTTTTCTTCAGATACTATCTGACCTATCCACCAGATAAATCCATCACGACCAACAAAATATCTCTTAAAAAGTCCTTGTTCAATCATTAGTCGTCATAAACTCTGCATTCGAGAGCATCTGGGTGAGTGTCGCAATATAATTCTAAAGAAGTTGGATCATGATCTTCATCCGGATGATTTACTTGATATTGCTCTAAAGCATTAAGTTCATCTTCTAAATGACGACGACGTTGACCACTAGTATTTGGGTTGTCCAATTCATCTTTATCATTATTAATATGCTGTTGAAGTGTTCTGTCCATATTAGAAAGGTTTTCTACCGAACGTGTCTCTCACAAGAGTTAAACTTGTAAATGTATTTCTAGTTGTAACTCTATGACATAGACTTGATATCATATATATACCACCACTCACGCTATTTGGTTCTGTAGTTTTTTCCAGTGTAAGTTCCGGAAAATCACAGTGAATTAAATCCCCTGCTTTTAAACTAAAATCACCAGGAATCATAATATGTATTTTGATGGTCATCATCTGATTATATCTCATAATCGATTGAACCATTGTATTAGCAGCATCATAAGTTGGATCGAATGGAGTATTCTTCCAATTTTCTAGTTGGGCAGAAATATCCTTACCTGATGGAAGTGCTCCAACATCTAAAACATGACTCATTAAACGTGACGTTGGTTTTCTAAATTCTTCTGCGACATAAAGAATATCCTGTCGTCCAGCATTAACAATTTTGTCTTTTTGATAATCATCAACATTAAAGTTTCTTACTCTATGATCCATTGCATAAAAATCAAAGAATATACTTCTGTTCGCATAAGTTCCTAGTGTTAAATTTTGTTGCAAATCAATATCTCTTTCAATTTTATAAGAGAGAATTTTACCATCATACTCACCAGGTTTATCTGCGGTTTGATTAAAAATATATTTTTTTACTGGAGTCTGTTCAAACAATTTATCAATAGACTTAAATTTAAATCCATCATAATTTTCATAGAACAAATATCCTGCAGTTCCTCCCTTTGATGTTTTACCATTTACACTTAACTCAGGAACTGACTTTGATGCCAACCAAGTATTAACATAAAAAGGTTTTCGATCATTTCCAATAAAATTATAATTAATTAATGTAGTATCAGTTTCAATATTTTTTGACGTATTTAATCCTTTACGATCAGTAAGAATAGTTCTAACACTATCAGATATTTTGCCGTCATATCTTCTCACAACTCTTGTTTGTTCGTTTGCAAGAAATTCACGAGTAGATAAATCAATTGAATAAACATCCTTTTGAGTTCCAGGATCTACATCACGAACTCGATTTATATAAAAAGATTTCTCTGCTTTAAATGATAATTTATTTGGAGTTGGTTGATTATCTTGAAAATCAATAATCACCTGTTCTCCGCCATGAATAGGAAGTGCATCGAGAATTCCAATGGGTTTTACCTGATCTTTAAGTTTTTTATCAGTAAATCCAGTCTCAACAATTACTGCAGTAGCAGAAACTGAGTTAGATAAAACGCTTTCATAATACTTTAGTTCAACTGAAGCTGCAGACATATCTACAGATTCACCACCATTTTTTGCTTGATAAATCTGGAATCTGGTTATATTACCAGATCTTGTTGCGGTATTGTCTGCCATTTATCCTTGTTTATATAAGAACCCTATCAGTTGTGCTTGATAATAACTATTTAATGCTTCTCTTTTAGAAAGTCCAACAGGAATCATTCCACCACCACCTCCACCACCTATTATTGGTGGAGTAGAACCACCACCTAAAGGAATGGGTATAGAAATGATTTGTTGTTGACTTTCATAAGATGCTTGCTGTGCAATTTGTCTTGCTTCCTGCGCTAAAGATTGTGTTGGTTGTCTAGGAACTTGTGCAAGTTGAGTAGATGGAACTGCACCACCAGTGCCTCCTTTATATTGAAATCTATCACCACCAAATATAGATCCAATAGATCTCAAATATTCTAAAGGATTAGTGGTTCCAGAAAATCCAAATCCTCTTGAGTTTCGATATTCAAGGTGGGTAACGTTAGTTGGTCCAAGTCCATGCGAAACTACTTGTCCTGGAGCAAGAACAGCACCTTTCTTAACTGCAGGATCTAATCTTCCAAGTTCTGCTAGTCTTTCAATTTTTCCAGTAGGAGTTAATATATCAACATAAGTATAGTATCCACTGCTAGTATGTTTAACATCAACGACTCTTCCACCTAAAAATGTAATCTGTTTCGAATTGGAATACATTTGTATATCAACACCAGCGTGCTTATCCAACACTCCACCACTTCTTATTCTTGGAGCACCATAATATTGATTTCTCCAGGTGTTTGTTTGATATTGCATTCCAACATTTTGACTTGGACCTACTGATATTGGTTGAAATCTAGCATTACCTAAGGACGTAACATTAGCGGGTCCTGGATTTCTATTTCCATATGATATAGATCCAGGTCCAACATACCACCCAAACAAATGCCCATGTCTGGTTTTATATCCATGCCCACCAGGATACTTATTTGCTGCTGATGGAACAGCAAAATCAGTTCTTCCTCCAACCCATTCTGCTGCATTTTTTCTTAAACTTGGATTTAGAATATTCTTCGCTGCATCATTAACCATATTTGCAGCATTAGCCCTACCCCTAGAATGAGATGAAACAGCAGCAATTGCTGTTGCTTGATCGACAATTGCTGCCCATTTAGAAGGATCACTTTCCCTAACTGGAGAATATTGATCTCTAGCATTAATCAATGCCTTAATACTACTTCCAGAATAAACACCAGATGCAAGTCTATTATAAATTGATTGAGCAACATCTGCTTGTCCTTGAGGATTACCACTTTCTAGAGAAGCAATAGCAGCCAATGCCCAAAAATCAGCATTGCCTCCAGATACCTGACCACCAAGACCTCCACCAGCACTAGGTCCAGCAGGTGGTTCTGGTTCTCCTAAATCTCCGGGTGGAGGATTAATTTGAGAAATTTGACCGCTGATATTTCTATAAATTTCTTTTCCTGCCCAATCTCCAATAGCAGCACCAACGATGCCACCCAAAAATGTTCCAACGCCAGGAATTGGAAGAGCAGCAGTTCCAATCGCTCCCCCAATTGTAGCTCCTAATGAAGCACCAACTGCTCCAGCAACTGCATTATCTAATCTCTCACCCATAGCAAGATCAATACCAATACCAATTAATGCACCAATAAATGGAATTTTTTTAAAAACTCCTGATACTTTTGCTAAGTGTTTAGCACCTTTTTCACCAAATAATTTTTCAGCCCTTTTTACAAAAGTTGCTGCTGGACGACCTCCAATAGCAGCAGCACCTCTTACTCCGGTTCTTGGCAATCCTCTTCTTCCAATAGCGCCAAGACCTCTCTTGGCAACTCCTGTTGCCCTTGTAGAAGCAGCACCAGTTGCAAGACCAGAAATATTTTTAAAAGTGCTACCCACAAAATTACTAAGTGCTTTTCCAGTCCTAACTAATAAATTTTTTACACTTTTTCCAAGTGTACTTAATAATTTTCCAGTAAGTTGAGCAGGACCTTTTAATAATGTAGATCCAATTTTAGCAACATTTTTTATAAGTCCTTGGGCAGTATTACTCAATGAAATAATAGAAAATTTGATCAAATTAAAAACATTATCAAATCCATTCAAAATATCATCAAGAGCAGAGAAAATAAATTTTCTTTTAGATACAAGAAAGTTTAACAAACTTCCCAAAAGAATATTTCCAAAAAAGTTTAAAATAGTATCTAAAAAACTAAATTTAGGAAGAGATGGTATTTTTACTCCAGGAATTTTTGGAATTTTTGGTTTTTCTAATTCTGCTTCTTTTTTTTCTTTTTTTTCTTTTTCATCTAGTTTTCTTTCTTCTCTTATATCTTTATTCTTTTGATTTTTTCTATCAATAAAAAAATTAACTAAACTATCTAAAGTATCTTTTATTGAAGAAAATCTTTCATTAACATTTTCAAAAGAATTTTTACTGTCTCCAAAAGAATATTTTTGAGGTTCTTTAATTAAAGAAGAAGAGGTTTTTACAATTGCCGAAGAAATTTTAGGTCTAAGTTGAATTGAAGATCCTTTTGTTTTTACAATTGCACTACTCTTTTTATTTCTTCCAAACAAAGATTCCGTTGATATTTTTTTATCAACTATTTTTCCCGATTGTGTAGATGGTGGTAAGAGTGGTGTTGCCATATTATCCTACAACATTATAGATTGCTTTTACAACTAAAGTAGTCATATTATTTGGATCTTCAGATGAGAAAGATGGAACTTCTCCCTGATTAGGAGCAGCAGAAGAAGTTGGAACAGAAGTTTTAGGTGCTCCACCTCCAGTAGGAGTTGGTATAGGCACTATTGCAGATCTTGATGGAGGAGGAAGAATGGGTGCTGGAGGCGCTTTAGTTCCTAGTTTTGCTGCAGAAATAGCATCTTTTAATGCCTTATCATATTGCTCATAATTTCTGTAATCTTCTGGTTTTATAATTCTAGTTCCTGGAATTTGTGTTTTAATTCTTTGCGCTATAGCATCAGTAAAATCTCTCTCAGTATACCCACCGTAAGATGCTCCACTTGCTGCTGCTTGAGTAGTCCTAGGATCTGTCGATGAATTTGGTATCATTCTTCTTGAATGATCCATTCCAATAATTAAAGGAGCACCATCTAATGAATTTCTCAATCCATTTATAAATTCAGACATATAATTACTATTTGCAAACCCCGAAGGGGTTTTATACTTATCAACTGCCTGCTTTAATGTCGAAAATTCAGCGAGTGCAGAAGGAGATCCAGAAGAGGTTGCAGTTTTTAATGATTTTAAATCTCTATTGACTGCAGTAGATCCTGTTCCAGGAAGTTTAGTTATTTTATTTTTTTGTGCAGATTGCGAAAGAATAGATGCAAGTACATTCGCAAATTGACCTTGACCTATGATATGTGCTCCACCACGATAGGTACTCGTTTGAGCATCCATATGAGGAAATAAAGTTCCAACTCGACCACCACCTTGCATTGCTTGAACACCTAATCCACCAAATTTTGGTTTATTAGTTCCGCCACCCATTGCATTCATAGCAAGTAATGTATCTCTACCCCAAAAATCACCTGCCTTATTACTCATCATTACCTCACCTTCTTGTGCGGCAATCAATCTATCATCTTTTCCAAACCCACTAACTTTAATACCTGATTTATTTGTTATCTTTCCGCCATTCATAAAGGATATATCACCAACATTTATAACTGGACCACCACCTTCTTGTTGTTGAACAGGAAAAGGTGTTGGTATTTGTGGAGGACCAGAAATTGTTGGTATTTGAGGAGCAGTAATCTGTTTTGCTCCAGGTATTAATCCGATTGCATTATTAATTTGACCTATTAACCCACTAATTCCAGCATTAATTCCATTTATAACAAAATTAATTGGAGACACCACCATATTCCAAAGAAATGATATAATATTATTGAGAAATCCAACGATATTATTGGCAAGACTCTTTAGTGGATTTAGTATAATTCCAGGATTTTTAAAAACAGATAATAAAAAATTCAAAGCAGAACCAATCAATATTGACATAAAAAATTGTTTGATTCTATCAAAAAAACTTACAAAAGGTTTTGCTACTTTTTCAAAAATTTTATTCGCTCCTTTAACACCAGTTTCAAGTCTAGATTCTTTTTTTCTTTTTTTATCTATTTCACTTTTCTTTCTTTGCCTTTCTTTTTCTTTCTTTTCAATATTATCTTCTTCTTTAATAGTTGATAGTAATTTTTCTAATTTATCATTAACATCTGTTAGTTCTTTTATTAAATCTTCATTCAAAAACTTAACAATTTTATTATTTAATTCAGTCTTTTCTTCTGGTTGTTCTACGCTTGGTGGAAGTAATTTTTTAGAATCAAGTTTAACTTTTTGTGATGAAGGTGCTTGGCGATTCATCACTTTCGCAATATTAATTTTCTTTGGTTTTATTTTAAAGGCACCTGTTTTTCCCTTTACTCTTTTATATTCATTTGTAATTAATTCAACGCTTTCGGTAGTCATTTTACTACCGGACATTCTACCTTTAATTGATGCCTCTTTTAATTCACTAGCATATTCTTCATACGTTAAATCAAATACATCTTCCAATCCTAAAATTGAAAGAATTTGAGAGTTTATTTCTTCTTCTACTAAATCGGAAGGTTTTTTTGGAGAAGGAGCAAGTGCATCAACCGCCATTTTGTTGTTGTTTTAGTTTTTCTTCTTCCAGATGTTGTTGTAATAATGCAATATAAATGTCCCTTTCCCAAGGAATCATATTTTCAATCTCTGTTAATGAATATTTATGGTACTGCATCAAAGCAAAATTGATTCGGAAATAATTTTCCAAATCCATATGTACCATTCCTATGCGAAAAAACTAGAAAGACCCTCCAAAACGACAGTGCTCTCTACATTAGTTTTTGGATTTTTGAGTGTGATTTCATGTGATAGTTTGGGCATCGTTTCAAAAAACTTTTCAATTTGTTTGAACTGCATACTGTTCATTTGCTCTAGAAATTCTACCAATTCTTTTTTAGTTACATCCGATGCCGCCCAAACTTCTTCTTCATTATAAATTTTATCAATACAAGATGAAATCAAACTAAACGATTGGTCCATATTTGTTTGATTAGACAAATCAAAATTAGTCTTAATAAATTGATCTAATGAAGGATATTTCATTTCCATTATTAGATGTTCATCAAGTTTAATTTTTTTATTATGCTCTGGATCTTTCTTTATCTTAATATCATCAATATTAATATCAACAGGAACTGAAGTTTCTCCATCATCAGGAGCAATTAAATTAACTTCTATTTTTTCGCCAACAGATTTACCACGAATATTAAGAAACAAAAATTCGATATCAAAAGTAGGAAGATTTTCTACTTTAATAGATCTTGTTTGAATGCAATTTTTTAATACTGCTTTAATTGCGTTTGAAATTTCTTTTGTGTCCTCACTCTCTAATGCTAACAAAAGAAGTTTTTCTTCTTTAACTAAAAATGGTCTGTACTTTATTTTCTGTCCAGTTGAAGGCAACTCAAGTTCATAAGTTGGGGTTGCAATTGTAGGTAAGGGCATAATGTCCTATAGAATTTCAGTGTGATTATTTAGTCCGGAAATAAACGTTCTCCAGCATAATTAGTTAATGCTCTTGTAGAACTTGCATATAATTCATCTCCTTCTAGTGCGCCACCAGAAAAAGCACCAGGAATATTTTGATTAATGGTATATGGATCTCCATCATATGCAGGTCCAAAACTTGTTCTGGCAGTATTTAATTCAGGAACTCCAGGTGCATTTGTATTAGATTTTATTTCTTTTGCTGGAAGAAACTTTCTTTCTCTAACATAACGAATATAAGAAAATGAAACCGTACATTTTAATAACTGACTTTGATCATATGAAACAGGCATTGAAACCATGTTTATAGGAAATGCTCCAACAAAAGTATAATACATTACAGATCCAGCAAGATATAAATCTTTTTCAAATTTAGTTAGAAAAATATCAGTTTTGTATTCATTTGGATATATGACCCTATTATTTACATATGGACTTTTAAAATCTTGCCTATCCAACCCACTACTAAATCTCCTGCTTCCTTCACCCGAAATATAGTTCAACCATCCATCAAAAAACTCAATGACATTATAATTTCTATCAACATAAAAAGTAAGATCCAAAGTATCATCATATATTCTTCTATAAGCCATCTTTTCAGTAACACCATGATAATCATTAGTTACTTCATGAGTTGCTAAAGAAGATCCAGGTAAAGATGCCTCAGAACAAAGTAGTTGAATATTTGATATTATATCTCCAGAAATATCTCTACCAGAAAATTGAAGAAACTCTTTCAAATTTTCTGGTGGAGATATATCAACATGATATAATGAAGTTTGAGCAATATTAAGAACTCTAGATTTTATATCACTAACATTATAATGACGAGCGGGCGTTGGTGTTCCAGCCATCTATAAATACTTTTTGACCGTTATATATTATGTATGCTGGAAATGGCAGAAAGTATTAAAAGTATCTACAAACCATCCTACCCAGAAAAGTATAGAGGTGATGCAAATAATATAATTTGCAGAAGCAGTTGGGAAAGAAAATTTTGTTATTATTGTGACCATAATCCAAGCATTGTATCTTGGGCATCAGAAGAATTTTCTGTACCTTATGTATCTCCAGTAGATAACCGTGTTCATAGATATTTTCCAGATTATCTAATCAAAGTTAAAGAACAATCTGGACAAATTAAAACTTATGTAATTGAAGTGAAACCAAAAAAACAAACCGTTCCACCAAAACAAAAATCAAGAGTGACTAAATCGTATCTTTATGAATGCAAAACTTATGCGGTAAATCAAGCAAAATGGAAAGCAGCAAAGGAATGGTGTGCGGATAGAATGCTAGAATTCAAAGTCATAACAGAAGAAGAACTTTTTAATAACCGATAATGGCAGAAGGTTTTGGTCAGTATATAGAAAAATCATCTAACTCAAGGATTAGAGAACTCAAAAAGAGAGTTGTCGCATTAGGAAGTGGAGATCCTGAAGATATAATGCTAATCATTATGGAAATCTTTAAGGATCAGGTATTCATTCCAGAAGTAGGAAAGTTTTATACGTTTGTTTATAATCCTAAAACACCCAATATTGAATACGATCAACATCCGTTAATTGCTTGTACAGAAATTCAAAGTTGGGGATTTAGAGGAATTAATTTTCACTGGAGAAAATACAGAAACTATACTTGGCAAGAAGTAGCAGGAAGACTTCATGTAGTTAAATATGATGAATTAGATGAGTTACTTGAATTACAATATGGAAAATTCCTAATAAATAAATAAAAACCTCCTTATCAATGTCTCATACTCTACAAACAATTGAGATTATTAATCCTTTTTCAAATAAGGAGGAAGTTTAATGCCGGCAAGAGTCATAAATGGATCTGCAGATCCAAAATATAAATTTCCATACGTTTTTCCAGGAGGAGATCCTCTTTATTTTACTCATAGAATAACATTTGAAAATTTAGGATCACCGGGAACTATAAATCCATCAACACTAAAGACTGAATTAGTTTTTGAAAAACCAGGAAAAAATTTTGTACAATCTGCAATACTAGAACCAGATGGAATTTGGAGACCACTTAAAGAAAGTGAAGCAAGATACATTAATTTTGATGGATCTTTAGGTCCGGTATTTAAACCGGGTTCTAATGAATATGTTTTAGGGTATTCTGCAAGACAAAGTTTATCCGCAAAGGGATTAAATACATTAAACACTGCTGCCCGACAAAATGGAGCAATGGTTTTAGAAAAAGGTGGTGGTATAACAAGTCAACAAGCACTTCAAGCATATCATATTGCACAAAGCACAGATCCAACAACATTTCAACAAATACCACCTGTTTTAACATCAACACAATCTACGATAGCAAGTCCTCCAGCAGCAACTCCTGCCGCGACAACAGCAACACCAGATCCGGAACCATCATCCACGCCACTTCCTGCACCTTTAGAAAACTTATTGGAAACTCAATTTGCTTCTGCAAATACAAAAGATAAAAACTATGGTATTTTACGTTATCCAGTTAATCAATCTAGAGAAAGTACCTTTGATTATTTAAAAATAGACGTTGTAAAATACATATCATCTAAATTAATTCAAGATCAAAATCAAATTTCATTCACTAGACCATCAGAGAGATTGAGAGGAGTTGAATCTTTAGGTACAGTGATTTTACCAATGCAACCTAATATTTCTGATAGTAATGGAGTTTCTTGGAATGAGGATCAATTAAATGCATTACAAGGTGCTTTTGGTGCAGTTGCATATAATACAATAGGAAAAGCAGGAAATATACAAGGAATGCAAGATGCTATAACAGGTTTAAAAGATCTTGCTAGTAGTTTAGGAACAACACTTGGAACTTTAGCAAATGATCCAGGAATATCAAATCTTATTGCTGGATATTTTGCAGGTCAAGCAGTTGGAGCAAATGTTATTGGAAGAGCAACGGGAGCAGTTATCAATAATAACTTAGAACTATTATTTCATGGTCCAAAACTTAGGACTTTTAGATATAGTTATAAATTTACTCCAAGAGAGAAATCTGAAGCAGAAACAATTAAAAAAATTATAAGATTATTTAAAAGAGAAATGGCAACTTCTCAATCAGACACTGGATTATTTTTACAAACTCCAAATGTGTTTAAATTAAAATACATATACAATGGAGATAGAGGAGAAAATGGAGACCAACACCCCTATTTGAATTTAATTAAACCATGTGCGCTTACAAATTTTAGCGTAAATTATACTCCTGATGGAACTTATATGACTTATGCAAATGGAGGTTCAATGACTTCTTATCAAGTTGATATGGAATTTTCTGAGTTGGAACCAATTTATAAAAATGATTATGATGACACAGAAGGACAACAAGGAATGGGTTACTAAAAATGACAAGACCATATTTCAGGCAAATACCAAATTTTGAATACGTCAATCGTAATCCTGATAAGAACGATATATCAAATTATATTACAGTTAAAAACTTATTCAAACGTGGAAAATTAAGAGAAGATATCTTTGGAAATTTATCGTTCTTCACCAAATATAAAATCATTGGAGACGAAAGACCAGATAATGTTGCGTATAAAATTTATGGAGATGAAACTCTTGATTGGGTAGTTCTTCTTTCAAATAATATTACGAATATTCAAACTGAATGGCCATTAAATCAAAATTCTTTTGATAGAATTCTTTTAGAAAAATACGGTTCATATGAAACTTTATATTCTGATATTCATCATTACGAAACCGTAGAAGTTAAAACATCATCAGGAGCAACAATTTTACCTGGCGGTTTAGAGATTTCAAATACGTGGGAAACCAACGGAAACTTTATTAAAGATAACAATTCATACTATTATCAGTATTATGATGATGGATTTGGACAATACATAACACTTACATCAACGGAAATACTCACTCCAATCACAAATTATGAGTATGAAGAAAAAAAAGAAAATGATAAAAGAAATATCTACGTTCTAAAACCAAGATATCTCAATGTTGTATTTAATGACCTTGAAGATATTATGCCATATAAAAAAGGTTCCACTCAATACGTAAGTGAAACCTTGAAGAAAGCAGATAATATCAAACTTTACGAGTGATCAATCTTCAGCAAGACGCTGGAAATATGAAAGTGCATCATCCTCATCTTCATCATCCTGAGTGATTTTAGGAAGTGAAGGAGACTTAGAACGAGCATAAGATTGCTCCAGTTCATCAGCAACACGACTCTCAACAGAAGGTTTTTCTACATAAGACTCATACTCATCCTCTTCTTCCATTACAGCACGAGAACGTGTAGGAGAGGAAGTTTGAAGACCCAGAACAACGTTCATACGTGCTTCCAGTTCTTCATAGGATTTAAACTGATCTGGTGCAGTTACTGCTGCCAGAGAATACTCTTTCTTCCAGACGGCTTCCAGAGCATCGTCATCATCCAGTAGTGATTCAACAGAACCAAATTCTGACTTGTCGTAATTCCAGTACCCATCTTTCTTAACGATTTTGAGTTTGAAATTCGCACCCTGCCAGAAATCAAAAGGATTGATAGGAGTTTCATCCTCAAACTCAGGTTGCATTGCTTCCATGATTTTGTCAAAAATCTTCTTGCCATACTTGAAAAGGAAGACTTTACCTTCGTTTTGAGGATTGGTAGGGTCTTTTACAACATAAATGTTGCTATAGTAAGACAGTTTACGCTTTTGCTTACGAACAGTTTCTTTATCCTTGTCGCTACCACTGTTCCACAGTTTGCGATTATATTCAGAAACAGGATCTTTCTGACCAAGAGTAGTCAAAGAGTTTTCAATATACCAACCACCAGGACCTTGGAAACCATGAGAATAAATCTTTGCCCAGGGAACATCTTCACCTTCGGGAGCAGGAAGGAAACGAATCACTGCAAAACCGTTTCCAGTTTTATCAAGTTCGGGTTTCCAGAGACGATCATCTTCACCACCACTGGTGGCACTCATTTTTTCGACTTCTTTGACCAGTTTAGCGGTCAGAGAACCAAGTTTGGATTGTTTTTTAAGATCTGAAAAAGACATTAGATTTCTCCGTATGAATTGGATTTGGCTTTTGGGACTTTGCTTAAGGGATCGTCCAGCCCATATTGTATCAGTCTAAGTCGTGCTTGTCAATCTGTTCCTTCATCACTTCAAGCATCTTAGACATATTGTTAAGGATAATATTCATATCAGTGTTAGGAGGCATACCCATCATTATCGCAGATTGAACAATACGATCTTTCATTTGTCGTGCTTCAGGATCATCAGATAAACACATTCTTGTATAAAGAACTTTCTGCTTTTCTAAAAGACGTTCTAAAAGATCAATATGATTCAGTCTTTCTTCTTTAGTCATAGAAGGAAACTTGAAGATGTTTGAATAAACTTCTTCCTGCATTTCTGAGATTTCAACCATCTCAGCACGAACAACTTCTGAACTAAAGAAACTCATGAATCCTCCAAAACGATTTCTTTTAAAATTTTACGAAATCGAAATATATCAATATTTAGAAATGGATTATATTTTTTAACTCTAAGACTGACGGTTTTCCACACGGGGTCTTGAAGTTTTTTATCAAAATTACTTGAATAGGAAAAGATCTTATCATAGATGACAAGAGTTTCTAAACTTATTTTGCCTGTTAGAAACTTTTTAAGGAGAAGTGGATGCCCTTTTGAACAGTTAAAAACTTCTTGAAATTTATTTTCTTCAAACAAAGATTGACTTTCTTCTTTAAAGACATATGAAAGTGATTGAATTTTCTTTTGCCAGTTTTGATACCTAGTTTCTCCTTCTTTAATCATTTCACCAATCCAAAGAGTTTCTGGATCATTACAGGATACAAAATTTGCTACAAAAAAATCTACAACTTCTTGATCTGATTTTTGCCTTGAAACTTTTTCAAACCACATTCTATCCTTCCGTTTGTAGAAAGATTGAAGACTTGCTCGACTTTTTCCACAATATTTAAAGTAATCATATCCGTCTTTAGTAAAATGATTTTTTAAAGACAGATAAGTTTTATAAGAATCAAAAGGCATCATTCAAAAAAGTAATATAGGAAATTTTTACCGGGAAAATTTTTGCACCAAAAATGAATCAAAGAGGCAATTTTGCACGAGAACTTCTTTTTAAGAAATTAAGTTCTATTGCCTCATACTTAATTTTTTCTTTCAGTGGTTTTGAAATGAGTTTTGGAACTGATTCCAAATCAATATTATTTTGTTCACAAAAATAAACAATTGCATCAATATAATTCATTTCAACATTCACTTGCACAAGATTTTCAATTTCTTGTGCAAATCGTGATGGACAGAAAAATTTACTTTCTAGTACTTTCTCTAACTCATTCTCCATCTGGCCTAGTACGGTGAGATACAAATTCTTTAATATAACGAACTAGTAATCTAATATACTCGTCTTTGTTTCTTTTGTCAAATACTTTCACTTCTCCACCAGGAGTTACCATCAATGTAATGAGTTTTTTGATTGGTTTACCAGTCATTTCATAATAAGCAGATGCATAAAACATCTCCTGAACGAAATAATTTTCAATCCATGCTTCTGGTTTGATTTTATCCGAAGTTTTGAAGTCGATAACCGCAAGTTCTCCTTCATATTCAGCAATACAATCAACTCGTCCAGCAAGTCCAAAATATTGAGAATATAAAGTTCTTTCAATCGCATGAATATTATTTATCTTATCAAGTTCAGGTTTTACATGATAAAACATATGTTTTGTAAGAGGTTGATAATTATCCCAAATTAACTCTTTATTCTCTAGATAATCTTGACAGACTAAGTGAAAATCAGTTCCTCTTGCAGTTGCTCTTTTAGTAATACGATTTGCTTCTTCAAGTCCAACTCTTTTACGCCAATCAATAAAAATTTGACGATTGTAAAATGAAGTGACTGATGTAATAGAAGGCACCCACTGCCCATCAGGAAGATGATAGAGACGGATGCCGTTTGTTTCTTTCTTTTCTAATTCAATATCACCTAGAAAATTATGATGAATAAATGTCATTTATAGTCCCAGTTCAGTTTTTGCAACAATATATTCTTTGACTAATCCACTTCTAACAATATCTTCAATACCAAATTCAATAATATCAAATGAAGGCATTACACGAAGAATCTTCATAAAGTCAATAATACCATTCTTCTCATTAGTTTTAATTAAATCACTTTGAGTTGCATCACCACAGAACATAATTTTACTATCTTCGCCAACCCGAGTAATAATAGAATCCAATTCGTGGAAGTTGAGATTCTGAAATTCATCAACAATAATAATTGCCTTGTCTAGAGTAGTTCCGCGAATAAAAGAAGTACTCCAAAAACTAATCGTACCTTGTAGTTTGAGGTTTCCATAGAGCATTTCGAAGGATGCATCATCTGGCATTTGGAACATGTACTTCACCATGTTCTTATAAGGAATCTGGTAAAGTGAAGATTTGTCTTCATGATCACCAGGAAGAAAACCAATTTCACGAGTAGCAACAAGAGACCTAACGATATAGATTTTTTCGTAAGGTGACCTTTCATCTAGAACATCTTGAAGAGCATTGTAGAGTGTGATAAAAGTTTTACCTGTACCAGCAGCACCATAAGCAACGATGTTTTTATGATCTTCGTATGCCTTATAAAGTAGTTTTTGATTATCAGTAAGAGGTTCAATATCTCTCATTAAATCAGCACTGATTGGTTTCTTACGCTTCATTTGTTTTGCAGTAAGACCTACACCAATGGGTTGATCATTCGTCCTTTTTCTTGCCATATAAAAAATTAAACTGGTTTTACTTTTGAACCTGGAACTTTTGATGCTTTGTGAAGTACATCATTCCATCCTGGATGAGACTTTTTAAGTCTATCATAAACTTCACCTACTTCTCCAGAAGATGGACAAGTTGATGGATCACTCCAATCTCTTGTCCATTCTGGATTATCATTTTTCCACTGATCCCACTCATGAACACTGAGAACAACTTCTTTTTGTTCGCCTGTGACTTTATTGTAAACTGGATACGTTGCCAAATTTATTCCTCCATAGTATATGAGAATATTTATTCAATAGTAATAGAAGGGGGATCTGTGCATTCAGAGCATCCTTCACGAGTCCAACCAAGTGCTTCAGATACTGCAGGAAACTGACAAGTAAAAATACAACGTACAAGTTCAGCAATCTCCATGTGTTCTTTTTGAGTTCCATGAGCTGAGCGAAGATCGATATAATGTATCCATGACCTTACAGAACCCGTCATATAGAGGCGTGTAGGCGTCGCTAAGGGCAGTACGAACCTTGCACACTCCTTTGCCACTCCTTTCTCTAGAAGACGATTGTAGAGACGCATAGAGTGCTCAAAATGAACACGAATGTCTTCTGTCAAAGTCAGGCGAAGATAATCTGGAATATCGTCGATTGAGTTCTGACGATTCTTATCATCCTGACGACGTAGTTCAGGAAGAGGAATAGTCTTACCAAGAAGTGTACTATCAGCATATCGTTGAGAAAATTCCTGATATGTAAAACTCCTATGACGCAAAATTTGAGCAGCAATACCTCTTGTTGTATTAATCTCTACAGTCATCGAAGCTTGTTCAAAGATACTCCAATGCTGATGTTGAATACAATACTTGAGCAATCCAGAAAACTTTTCATTCTCTTGATTTGCTGGATTAGAAACACGAGCACAGTATGCCATATGTTTCTCTGCATCTGGTGTTACAGATACAAGTTTAACTTCTGGTTTCATGAATTCGAATTCTTCAAACATTTCTTTCACAGTCCATCTCCATCATCATCGTTTATTAGTTTATATTTTTGATTTATATTTGTATTTTCAAATAAGTCTTCTTCATCATCGTAAAACACTTCATCATAATCATCAATATAAGAAGCAACCTCTTCATATTGTGGTTTATAAGAATCAACATCAGAATAGACTTCTGATTTTAAACACTCTACAAGAGACTCAAGGTTTTTGATGATTAACTTAAGCTTTTCTTTATCCATCATGATTAACCCTCACAAAGGTAATTATACACAAAAAAAGAGGGGGAGTCAAGTCCCCCTCTTATGTTATTTTGCTGCCAATAGAGTGGCAAGAGATGCTTTTTTGCGTCTCTCTTCTTTTTGCTTTTTCTCTTTAATGAGTTGAAGCACGTTGAGTTTTTTCATCACTTGTGTCCCTCCTTTACAAACTTAACACCACGATAGGTTTCGTTGTATTGCTGAGGTTGTTGCATCATTTGTTGTTGATACTCTAGACGCTTTTGAGTGTCATATTCGACACCACGATATACGACTTTTGACATTAGGGGTTCTCCTTAGTTTTTTAGGTTAAAGAGCGTTCCTTCAGTCGGCGTTTGCGTTCGCTATTTGCGAATAGCGAATGAACGATCCGTTCCGCGTCGGCTTACTTCCGTCTGATTTCCAGATGAACGTAAGGTCAGTATAGACCTATTAGGATATATAGTAAAGTTTTTTTGTAACTTTTGTTACAATTTATCTTTCAATATAACTTAACGTATGATTAGTAGCATAAAGTTGATGAATAATCATATCGCATCCAATCTTTGGATTGCAATCACCACAAGTATAAACATCTACTGCTGCTTTACTTTCCTCAGGCCAAGTATGAATACTGATATGACTTTCAGACAACAAGCAAATTACAGTGACTCCCTGTGGATCAAACTTCTTTGAGATAGTCTGAATCACAGTAGCGCCACTTGCAACTGCAGCGTTTTCTAATAAGTCTATAAGACAACGCTCGTCGTCCAAAAGAACAAACGAGCATCCATACAAGTTAAGTAGATAATGCTTCCCCATTTTACAGTGGATTATCCTCCGCTTCCTTAATCAATGAACTCACAATCTCTTCAGTACCGTCCATTGATTTAATGGCAAATAGAGATGATTTTTGATATTTTTTAATCTTTTTATATTGTTTTAAAAGTCTGTTTAAATCTTGTTTAGGAAGTTCAAATTGAACTTCAAGATCATTATTAAATCCCTTATTCATTTTCTTTTCTTTTTTTCTGGTTTTTGATATCCCCAAAGTTTAGGATTTACTCTTCCGTATCCAAAATCAATTTTTTGAACTGCGCCAGGACCATACTTATCATAATACATATCAAAAAGATTTACTTTTTTAGAACATCTAGTAAGATCCAAGCATGTTTCTTCATTATCTAGATACCAAATTAAATAAGCATCATTAGGAAAAGAAGTGTCTTTTGCTTTTTCAATAGTTGTTTTTTCCAGTAAAACTTCACATCCATATTCGTGTGGCAGAACTTGATTTTGTTTTTTAAAAGATTCTGCCATTTCTTTTTTCTCCTTCAGAGCAATTGTCATGAACGACCTCCCCATTGAATATCAGGGTAAGCTTCGCTCACAATTTCTTTAGTGATTTTATACTTAGTTTGCAACTTTTTATCTTTTACAAGACAAAGAATTTCTGCTTCAAGTGGATGAAGACCTTGTAAAATATTAATGAACATTGTTTCTCTTCGAAGAGAACTTAAACTATCATTTCCACCTTTGACAAAATTATAAAACATATTATATTCTTTACGAATAGAAGACCTTCCTTGATCCATAGATCCAAGAGAATTTGAATTCAATTCTTCCATTTTCGATACAGCATCTTCAATTTTATTACTCAATGTTCCACTATAAGAAGTCTGTTCACCAGTACTTGCATATGGAACATCGCCTTCTGGTAAAAGTGAGATAACTGTTTCGTCAAAATTCCAAATTAAAATTGTTTTAAGTGAAAGATCTTCGTATTTTTGAAGAACCTCTATTTTTTTATTATTTGTTCTTTGTTTTGATACTAAGTTCAAAACTTCAAAAATAAAAGGATTTTGCGGAAGACTTTCAATTTTTGATTCAGTCTTCTTCTTCGTCGTTATAGTCATAGGTAAAAATTTTACTCAAGTTATTTTAGCAAATTCAAAGAGATTGTTCAAGTCGTTTTAACCTTCTTCTCTCTTTCTGTTTTTTATTTATCTCGTCTCTATTTTGTTCTCTATATTTTTTTGCGTATTTTAATTTTTCTTCTCTGTTGTTCCAATAATTTTTTTTAGTAATTTCTCTATTTTTTTCTCTATTCTTTTTATTTCTTTCATTTGCAAGTTCTCTTTCTCTTTGCTTATTTTTTCTTCTATACTCCTTTGCTTTATTTTTATATGACTCTTCACGTTCTTCTTTTGAATATTTTACTTTTCCTCCTCCCTCACCACCAGAAGTTAAATTAATGAGCAATCCACCATCAATTTTTAATCCATAAAGGTGTATCATATATTTTTCGTGAATATACGCTCCATTTTCAGAATTAAATTTCTTTAAAATAATAATTTGATTTTTATTTTTTGGTTTAAAATCTTGTCCGTTTTTTCTTTTGTGAGCAACATATGCTCTATTTTCTTGTCCTTTACCAATATAATAAGGAGTTTTATCTTCACGCAAATAAGCGTAAGTGTAGTACATTTCTGATCTGTTGTGATTCGCAATAATATTTATACAAGAAAAGGTGCAGAGCACCCTTTCTACCTGATAGATGCGAACCACACAGGCATTTTTATTTAGTCGTCGTCATCTTCTTCGTCATCATAATCATAATCATTTTCAAACCTGACCGAGACTATTTCGTCAGGTATAACCTGTCCATTTTCATCAAAGAACTCTGGATGCAAATATGGAGGTTTTGACTCTAACAAATGCCTATAAGTTAACCAACCTATTATACCTCCTGTCATAAAAAAGAGCAACGTGAACATTACAGTGAATGTAATTACATATGCTGTTTCCATTTATCTTCTCCAGAGAGTTTATTTTTTTCTAATGTCAAAATGAAATTCTATGAAAAAATGAAACTCTCTACGGAAGAGAGAAATCATTTTACCAAACTTCACTTGAAAAGTTTTTGGTGCTTCTGATTTTCTCCTCCTATTCCTAAGTAATAATTCAACACCTCGATTAATTTGAGGTTCTGATTTATTTAGTTTTCTTCTTTCTTCTTCCCGGTCGTTTATCATGACTGTACTTCCAAGCATCCTCTAAAATGCCATACAAATAATTTTTTATTTTTCTTGCTTGTGGTTTAGAGATGTGTCCATATCCTTCACGAAGTTGTTTGTGCATTTCATCAGAACCTCCTTCAAGATAATCGTCTAAATCTAAAATAAGATTATTCAATTCTTGTGCAGTTGAACTTTCAATGAATTCTTCAACTTCATATTTTTTTGTTCCACGAATTTTCAGATAATCATAAAATTTTAAGACAAACTGACCTTGAAAAGCATAATCAATTGCCCTTTCAACATCATAGTAGACTTCGTGAAATGTGCTATTCATTAAACTAGATTTTGCTCCTTAAGATATTGAACTGTATCCGTACATCCACCAATATGTTGATCATTTACAATTACTTGAGGAAAAGTAGATCCTTCTCCAAATTCTGCGTAAAATTCCTCTCGTGTAAAATCATTATTCAATTTATAAACTACATGCTGTAGTTGTGCTAACTCTAGCACTTGCTGTACTTTTGTGCAATATGGGCAACCGTCTTTTGAATAAACCGTAAACTTCATAATTCTTTATAAAACTGAAAGTTATTTAGTGTTAACTGGAATTCCCTGCCCTTCTGGCAATTTAATTTGTGGCAATAAATTATCATAATAATCAAATTTTTCTGCAGACATATCATGCAGAACAACAATTTCATTAGTAGGTAATGATTTTGGCATTTCAATATCAACAACAGGACCCATCAGAAATTTATTGCGAGTATAAGTTCTATTCTGTGGATCAAAAGAAACCATTACAAGAGCATCAGACTCTTCGCCACAATCAACAATTTTTTTTCCAGTTCTTTTATCCAGAACTGAAAAATATTCTTCATTATACTTTTTCATTATTAGAAGTCTTTTGATCATTATATGATGCTTGTGGTTTCCTGTAAAGACCAGGCCAAGTGTCTCTGATAATCTCTGCCAATTTATAAGGTGTTGTTGTTGATATCATTTTATAAAATTAAACCAACCTGTCGCTATATATTTTTCATAGTTTTTTGAAATTTGTCCTCTATGAGTATGAGTCCAAATTGCAGGCCAAATTAAAGTTAATCCTTTAATTGCAGGAGTTATAAGATTTTGATACAAAAATTCTGTTCCGCCACCAGGAACATCATTCAAATATGTCATAAAAACTAGATGCCTATAAACGTGTAGGTTTCCTTCGTTTTCAAAATGAAAAATTTTATATCCACCACCAGGTTCATAATATTGCAACATCATGTCTTCAGTCATAGTCCAAGAAGTACTATGAGCAGCATGAGCATACTCATATTTTTGACAATATGCTTCTATGCATTTTTGAAGTTCTGTGCAATATGACAAAATTCTGTCATCATTATAATTTGGAGGAATAGTCTTATCATAGGAATCTTTACGTGATGTATCTACATTTCCTATTGATCCTATACATCCACGGTTTATTTTAATAGTCTTATCATTATTAAAAAAATCTATTAAACCATCACATATTTTTTCATCCATAATCCAACCACCAATAAATGATGGTTGATTGTGTTTTGATTTAATTTCATATTCTTTCATCATGTTATAATTTATACTTAATGTCTTGATGGAGTATAGTCGATGTCTTCCAGAATTGTTTCCAACATCTCTCCATATTCTTTAAATCTTTTATCTCCAGCAATAAAACATCTCTGACGCATCCATACCGCATCTGCAAGAAGTTTTACTTGATCTTCTGTGAGTTTTAAGGTTTTCATTTTAGTTTTGTAAATTTCTTATGTAGTTATTTGACGAAATACATATGACGACGATACTGTTCACCAGGGCAGTTTTCTAAATGTTCAACTTCTTCATCTGGAAGAAAATTAACACCACCAAGAAGTTTTGCTCCAATAAAAATATCAGCAGACTTTTCACACATCAGAGTAGCAGCAGCACAATCCTTTTGATAAGGTGATGCTGTAATAATACCATGATTCTCTAGAAGAATCAACTTAGGAAAGTATCCGTGTTGGTCTACAAACTCACCAACATACTTCTCCACATTTTGAAGTAAACGAGCACCAGGAGGAGCATAAGGGACAAGGCAGGACACTACACCGTTTCTTACAATCTGGTCTGGAAACCATCTCTGACAAGCAAAATCATTGACCGCAGGAGAGCAGAGTATCTGTGTAGTCTTTGGTGGATGAGTATGTGCGATATAATTGATTTCTGGGAAGTGCTTCATAATCCAAGCATGAAAAAGCACTTCAATACTTGGTTTCTTTTGATTTGGATTTAGTTGTTGAGCATCAGTATCCACCAGAACTAAATCATCTTCCGATAGTGTATGAAGACTTGTGCCACTTGCTTTGATTAGAAAAGTATCTTCTGTTTGTCTCTCTGATACATTACCTTCACCACAGATAGTATAGTCAGCAATCGTGTGTGCTAAGTCTAGAAGCATCGTTAAGTATTGTAAAATTGTATTTAGAAATTGTATCAGATATTGAAAAAAGTTTTGTTATGGTTTCTACAAATAGTTAATAATGATAATGGTCTGTGAGTGATAGAAAGAACAAAAAGAAACCGAATGCTATGAAGAATATTAGGATTTGGAGCATTTTATTGGTGCTTTTGTAGATATTTAATCATTTCTTCTAGTACTGAAACATTATCTCCTACAAGTCCAAGAGCAGTGTTGCAGTTATTGCAAAGAATACCACGAACTTTATTTGAAGAATGGCAGTGGTCTATACACTTTTTATCCAAAACCTTATCACATATCTGACAGTTCTCATTTTTCATAAGTTCTGCGTACTGTTGTTCAGTTAGTTTGAACTTTCTACGCATAAATTCGTGCGGTTTATAATACTGTCTTCTATTTTTTGTCGCACACTTTTTACATCTTGGTTGCAATCCAACATTACCAGAACTAAAAGTTCTTTTGTGAAATGAACTATCTGGTAAAGAAATTTTACAATCATTGCAAGTTTTCATATTTGTAATGCGTATTTTCTATACCTATTTATACAAAAAAGGAACTCCGAAGAGTTCCTTAACATTATATCACCCGATAGTTGGAGCAGTCAAGGCAACAGGCGTTGCTTCAACTGATGCAAGGTCTAGGGGGAAGTTGTGAGCATTCCTTTTGTTTTAACCTCTGTCGCCAGAGGGAGCGGACTATATCATCACTCATAAGAGTGTCGGACGCTAGTGGCGTATTACGGATGAAGCGTCATCCACCGCCTAGTCTCTGAACCTTCCTTACACGCTTGCAAGGCTTGGCTGCTGATTGTCTACAAGAGAGTTCCAGCAATTCATCCGATTTAACGAGCGCCATGCGTTCACAAAACGCTCGTGCATTACTTCAAAACCAAGATTTGCTCGGTTAAGAATGTCAGCCCAGGTATTAATCACACGACCATCAGATGATAGAAGTGATTGATTAAAGTTAAAACCGTTACTCTGTTTCCTTAAATTTACCATCTTTAAGGAGAGGACTATATCTTCATCCCAGTAGGATGTTGGGCGCTAGTATCGTATTACATTCCACGCTTGGAAAACCGACTAGTCTCTGAACCTTTCCAAGAAGCGTCTTGGACTTGGCTGCTGATTACCCATTTATGGAGGGCTTCCAGCAATTCACCCAAAGTTTACCGTCAAATTGCTAAGACGGGACCCCGACGATTGAGGTTAAAAGCCATCGTGGAAACACCAAGAGCAGCAAACCAGATTCCAACTACAGGCCAAGCAGCAAGGAAGAAGTGTAGCGAACGAGAGTTGTTGAACGTGGCGTATTGGAAGATCAGGCGACCGAAGTAACCGTGGGCAGCCAAGATGTTGTAGGTCTCTTCTTCTTGACCGAACTTGTATCCATAGTTCTGTGACTCGTTCTCAGTAGTTTCACGAACCAGTGAAGAAGTCACCAGTGAACCGTGCATAGCACTGAAAAGTGAACCACCGAACACACCAGCAACTCCAAGCATGTGGAAGGGGTGCATCAGGATATTGTGTTCTGCTTGGAAGACAAGCATGTAGTTGAACGTACCAGAGATACCCAGAGGCATCGCATCAGAGAAAGAACCTTGACCGAAAGGATAGACCAGGAACACTGCACTCGCAGCAGCAACAGGTGCGCTATAAGCAACGCAGATCCAAGGACGCATACCAAGACGATAAGAAAGTTCCCACTCACGACCCATATAGGCGTAAATACCAATCAGAAAGTGGAACACAACAAGTTGGAATGGACCACCGTTATAGAGCCACTCATCAAGAGAAGCAGCTTCCCAGATAGGATAAAAGTGCAGTCCAATTGCGTTGGACGAAGGAATTACAGCACCAGAGATGATGTTGTTTCCGTACATGAGTGAACCAGATACAGGTTCACGGATACCATCAATGTCCACAGGAGGAGCACCGATGAATGCGATGATGAAACAAGTCGTAGCAGCAAGTAAGCAAGGAATCATGAGAACTCCGAACCAACCGACATAAAGACGGTTATCGGTTGAAGTTACCCACTGGCAGAATTGTTCCCAGAGGTTTTCGCCAGAACGGCGTGAAGCGATTGAAGCAGTCATTTGTTTTAAAAGAGTAGTAAGACCATCAGGGAAATGGTGGAGTTACTATTTCTCAGTACCCTTAACTGAGATATGAGAGACGTAATTTATACACCCATAGGTCTCGGTTAACGGGTGTTTAACAATGTTAAGATTTATGAGAAATCCGTAACATTTGTTTACCTATTTATCATACTACGGTTTGCCGCCTGTGTCAACCACCTTTATCCTGCTAAATAAGAATAGTGTTTATCACAACAAGAAAATGAAAAGACTTCTATTAGCCTTTTCGTTATTCTTTACCATTCCAGTTAATGCTGCTGAAATTACATCAAGAATTACTGATTCCGTCCAATTAAAAGTTGATGGTGCTGCGATTCAATCTACAAGAATTGGTAGTTCATACTCAGCATCAGGAACGAATATTAAAGTAACTACACTCGGTGGAGTTGGTTCTGGTTCCGCAACAACCCCAGCATCTATCACTGACGGAACTTATGAAATCAATACTGATGGACAAGCATTCACATTTTCAGAAACTGCTGCCATCGGTGATGTACCAGTAACCTCTCAAACTGTTACTAATGGTGTTGTTGGTTCGCCAAATCTTTATGGTGATAGTATCACTCAACCAGGTGGAGATAAAGGTTCACTCGCAGGAACTCTCTCTGCCACAGGTGTTCCTACTGTTACTGCTGGTGGTGCTGGTACTACTGCTACAGGACAACGTAGTATTGAACTGAGCGTATTCAAATGAAAAATATCCTAGCAGGGTTGCTCCTGCTAGGGTTTTCTTGTCCTGCCCTAGCTGAAAGTGTTGTGCCTAATTTTACTAGGGGTACAATCAATGCAACCACAGAATCAACTACAAAAGTAATAGAAACAATTCGTCAAGTTGAATATACAACTGGCGAATCGTATACTGTAACTGGAACTAACATTAACATTCCTGGTGTACCTCAGCGGGGTGCTGGGTATTCAATTATGACTCAAGGTGCTCCATTCCAGTTTTCAGAAACCTACCTTGGCCCTGGAGTGGCAAAAGAGACATGGATAGATCGCACCACAGAAACTCAATCAACCACTACATCAATTTCTGTCTTTACGCAATAATTTCAACAGGGACTGCATTTGCACAAAGCACTCCCGCTCCTTCTAATACTAATATTGCTGGTCCTTCTGCATCTGCTACTGGTAACGTAACAAACCAGGCGGTTCAGGTATTACAAGGTCCTTATGCTTTAAATACTTATGGTGGTGGAGTTAGTTGTCAAGGAGCAACATTCAGTATCTCCCCGTTTTTAATGCATAGTGGCAATAATAGTGATGATCCAGAAAGTTTTGCTTCAAGAAATGGTAACTGGGGAATTTCTGCTGGTTTGAATATTCCATTGGATGTGAATCTAATGGACTTGTGCAGAAAAAGAGCAGCAACTGAAATTGCCAGACAGCAAGCAGAAACTGATAAAGCAAGATTAGATTTTGAATTAGTTAGATTATTAAAATGCGGTGAGGCGATTAAGACAGGAATTACATTTCATCCCGATAGTCCATACTACAAAATCTGTGCTGACGTAGTTGTGAGGTATCCAAATGGAACCAATACAACAACTAAGTAGTACTAATATAACCACAATAAAGTCCGAAATACCAAAAATTGGTATTAGTGGTCCAAGTATTATTCCAAAAATAGAACCACCAATATCACAAAGTATAGATGCTCCAGTGACTAAAGGATTGGCATTACCAGTGTTTGAAATGCCAAGTCCAAAAATTCCTTATCCTGTAATTAATGTACCAACACAAGAAGAATTTGATGCTGCTGTAAAAGCAGATCGTGAAAAACAACAGCAGGAAGAAAAACCAAAAGAAAGAGGATTACCAGATACTAAACCACCAGAACTTCCACCTGCTGTTCAACAATTAACTCAACAACCACAAACTCCAATAGCAGAAATACCTGCAGATAAACCAACTACACCAACCTTTACTATCAGTGGAATCGATATTAATTTACCTGATCCTTCTCTTGTTGCTACGGCTGGTGCTGTCGCAGTAGTAACTACTGCGGCAACAATGGTATCTACAACAGTTTTGAATGTAGTTAAAAATGCAGCGGAACCAATCATCAAAGAAGCAACAAAGAATAAGTTTAAGATTAAAATCAAACAAGTCAAACCAGTTTTGCATTACGTCCTAGCAGAAGGTGGGCACATTGATATCTTCGAATACTCTTCCGAAGGAACTCGTCTAATAGAACAAGTAACTAATGTAGAACAATATATCCGCGATCAAGTCGAAATCAATGCTCTCTATGAGATTGATAATAAAATTATTATTGATGATATTATCAAAGATAAATTCACAAAAGAAGGCAAAGAAAGATTTAAGTCTCTCTTTGCCCCCGCTAAAAAGATTGCTAAAAAATTATCTGCTAAGTTTTCAATCTGAAGTAAATTTAGAAATAATCCACACAACAATCACTGCTGGCAATTGAACTAAAACATTATAAAGAATTTCTAGAAAAATATTATCCTTTTCTTCTTTACGCTTTTCTTTTGTTGGTGCCGTTGTCATTTTGTAACAACTTAAACAAATCCTTACTATTTAACAAATTAGTATCAAATTGTAAAGATTTTTTACGCCCTCTTCGTGCGGGTCTCCTAACAAAACGTATAACCTCTGGCGGTTGACGTTTAGGTATAGGTCTTCTATTCTCAAGCATTATCCCATCATTAGTTAATAGTCTTAGAACTATTAATACGTCTAAGATGAGAAGTTTCATTCTACAAGAGTTCCATTTCTTCTTCTGATTTCACGAAGAGGTTTCCAGTCTTTATCTTTTGTTCCGCCGTCATAAGCAAGAGCGTATCCTTCAGTAATCATTTGATTATTCAAAGATACTTCTTCACCATTAATATAAAGATGTCCAATGATTCTACCATACTTTTCAGTAGAATCTGGAAGTTCTGTGCGAATAATGATGTCTTTTACCTCTTCCAAACGATGCTTCAACCAATTCTTTGCATCTAATCCAAGTGCTTTTTCTGCTTTGTCAGTTGTGCGACTTTCTGGAGTATCAACGCCAGCAAGACGTATTCGCTTAGTAAGAGAAATATCGAAACCAAGGTCAATATCAGCATCGATTGTGTCACCATCAACTACTCTACTTACTGATTTGATTCTATAAACATAAGGATCTTTATCTGCCATTAGAAAGGTAATCCGAACTTCTGAGTATTTAGTTTAGGAATAGGTAGTTTTTCAAATGCTTTAGAGACTTGTTTCTCTACAACAGCACCAACAAATTCTTCTGGATTATTAAGAATTGCTTCTGCTTTTTTATAAGTTACATAAGCACCATAACAAAGTGCTCCGCTAATTGCCAGACTCGTCGCTGACAGAATGATTGCTAGATTCTTCATTTTGCATCTCCTCGTGTGCTAACTTTAATATGTAGTAAATGATGTATGCGGTGAAAGCAAGTCCGCAGGATAATATTATAACAACACCCCAAGGGAACTGATCCATCAATACTTACCTTCTGTACAATACTGGACTTTCTTATTTGGATAATAAGGATACAAACCATCTTGGGGTTTCATCCATCCACATCCAATCAACCATTCTTTTGTGAGTGGAGTTGGAGTTACCTGTTCCCACAATGGACCTTGTGCTGCCATTTCAAGATACCTAGCAGTTTGATTGAGTTGCTCTTCTGCCCAGTTGGCATCTGCTTCCCAAGGAATAGCACGACTCTGCATCATAGATTCATAAGTTAATCGTGTATTTTTCATTACCCAGGCAGGTATTTCACTATCTTGATGAACCTGTGCCATAAAAGAAGTTTTTAGTCCACCACCCATAGCATCTTGAACAACATGCCAACCTTCATGTCTTAAGGTTCCAAGAAATTCTCTTTCATCTTTCAATAGAGTTTCATTAATAAAGAACCGATTATAATTTGGTTTATAAAGACCAACTGTTCTTGGAGTGAAATATCTTTCTGGTGCGACATAAACAGGAACTTCAAGTTTATCCAGAGCAGTTACAATCCTAACTATTTCTTCTCTGAAAGGATCAAAATCCTGATCTTTTAAAAATTCAGATTCTGCAGATAACTTTTCAAGACCTTCTGTACATTCTAAAAGTATCATACAACCCATTGCCTCTGCACTGTAAGGTCTTACTGTAGGTTGTTTTGGTTCAAGTGAATTTGCTATTGCAGGAAGTGTTAAAGTTAAAGATAAACCGATTGTTGTGAGAAATTTTTTCATTCATCCCACCATCCTTCTTGTTTATGAATCCAGACTTTCAAATCTTTTACATATTTTCTCAAGATCTGGGCCTGTTCTTCATGCCAAAAATCACCCGTCTCCATAAAAAGACGGGTGTGATTGTCTATGGCTTGGAGTATTTTATGGATTGGAGCATTCCAACACTCCCTCTTTGGAGTATTCCATTCTCTTGGCATGGTACAACTAGTGAGTGTATTTCATTATAACGAAAATATTCAAGTTGGCATTCACCTGGAGAAATCTCAGTGTATCCAACAATCATAAAAGCGATGAATCCCATCACTTTTTCTTACCACCATTCTTTGCCTTTTTGGCATTGGCATTACCAGAGTTCTGCTTCTTATTATTAGCAGACCCAGCACCACCAGAACCTTTTTTACCTTTGTTAGCAGACTTTGCCATTAGAGATCTCCTCTTGAATAGGGTTTTTCTTCATCAACTTTTGCTTCTAAAGCTTCAACTCTTTCTTCAAGAGAAGTTTCTTCTTTATAACCAGTTTGGACCAATGGTTGTTCGACAGTTATTTCTTCAACTACTGCCTCTACTACTGGTTCTACTACTGCCTCTGTAGAAGGTGTTGGAGGTGTTTCTACAAACTCCTCTCTTTTTGCTTCAGTCTTTTTTTCATCATCATCATCTCCACCTTTCTTCATAGTATTAATTCCAAAAGTAGCAGCAGATGCAGTAAACACCGTTGCTATAAATGTTGGGTCCATCTTAGCAAGAGCACCAGCATAACTTGCCGTAAGAAGTGCGGCAGACCAACCCAAAATCGCAATACGAATAATTTGACTCATACAAGCTTCTTTTTTCTTTTGAGGGTCCATTTTAGTGAGTTTGTAAGGTTAACCTTTTTTCCAAGCTTCACCTTCTGCCTTTCTTCTACGTGCTAAACCTGCTTCTACGTTAGACCCAGGATTGCGATAGAGATAAAGAGCATCGGGAACTAAATCCCACTCTTTATTTTTCAGGCGTTTAGTAATAGTATTAAAGTTATCACCGCCGTAAAAACCGGCACCAAGATTATAAGCAAAGCTGAGCAGAGCGCCTCTTTTTCCATCTGACATTTCACCCCAATGTGGAATTTTTCTTAGAGCAGGGAGGAACTGGTTCTTACACTGAGTAATTAACAATTCATCTGCTTCCGCTTGAGTGATTGAATCACCCATTTGGAATGGTTGTCCATTTTTATCTCTTGTAGAACCCCAACCAATTGTAATTGGAAGTCCGCCTGTAAGAGGGTCGGGATATGCATTTAAATGACATCCTTCAAATTCTTTAATTAACTTAATTCCCATCATTGGCACATCATCACCACCCACTGGAGCAGGTGAAGAAGATGCTGCAGGAGCAGGAGAAGTTGATGTAGATGCTACTGCAGCACTAGACTTTTTTCCACGATAGATTTCAGCCCAGTCTACATTATCTTCAAGAAACTTATTTGGTAAATGATCTTCTAACCACTGAACTGCTTTAACGTGATTAGGATTTTTTTCATCATAAAATTTAAAAAAGTTATGTAAGTCAATTCTTGCCATGTTTTCCTCCGAAATACTTTTGATAAAGTTCGTTTGCTTCTTTATGTTTTCCGTTATTTGTAAGATCCTTAATTACTTTAAGCATCTTTCTTTTAAAATTAATCGAAGATTCTTCCCCACCCATCATTGCCTCCTGGACACCAACGGTGCTTAAGAACTGCTTTAGTGTAAATAGTTTTCTTACCGTTAGTCACAGGACCAGTATAATTATCATTTAAAGATCCATATGGATCGTTAACAAAATATCCCTTTCCATCTGGAGTTTTGCCGATAACTACACACATGTGGCCACCAGTAGGATTAGATAAAGAGCCGCGGTGGAGAATACCAATAACGACAGGTTTCCCAGCATCAAGGCTTTTATCAATATCAGCAAAAGAAAGATTGTAACTAAAATGAGACTTAACTCCATAACCAGCAAGAACTTTTGTCTGTACGGAGTGATCAGTCGTATCACCAATTGCGAATACTTTTTTAACGTATTCATCATCACCTTTGATGCTTCCTGGCTTGAGGAAAGCAAGGCACATAGCACACGATGAAGAGTTGCAAGTTCTATGTGCATCTCTGTAATTGTCTACTTGGTTGAAATAAGGAACTGCAAGAACTTCTGGAGTTGGTGGTTTTGTTCTAAAAATACCAACCCACTCAGTCTCTGAGTCATCCATAAATTCGGCAGGTAGATTATCTTCTAACCATTGAACTGCTGCTACATGATTCACATTACTATCATCATAAAATTTGAAAAAGTTATGAAGATCTAGAGTCATTGAATATTACTTAAACACTGAAGATATTTATAAAAAAAGCGTCCTTTTGGACGCTTCTTTGTTTATTTAAATTTAAATATCAAACAAATTCTTCTTCAAGAATTGTAGATTTGACATAAGTATAGACATTTTCAGGTGTCGATACTTCATAAGGATCTGTGTCGGCATTGTCGCGCTGACCTGCCTCAATGAAAAGTTTCTCGATGATTCCATTATCCACGATTGCAGCATAACGCCAAGAGCGATCACCGAAACCAAGGTTAGACTTATTGACAAGCATTCCCATAGAACGTGTGAAGTAAGCATTGCCGTCTGGAATGAGTTTTACTTTTTCAATGTTCTGGTCTTGTGCCCAGGCATTCATCACAAACCCATCATTAACAGAGATGCAGTAAATATCGTCGATGCCAAGACTAATAAAGTCGTCGTATTTCTCTTCGAATCCAGGTAACTGATAGGCACTGCAAGTAGGAGTGAAAGCACCAGGCAAACTAAATACGACCACACGCTTTCCATCGAACAGATCTGCAGTTGTACGAGTTACAAATTCACCTTTTTCACGAAATACAAATTGTACTTGAGGAACTTGATACTGTTCTTTACGCATTTTAACCTCCATCAAAATACACCAGGAATAATTTGTCCGGTAACAAGGTAAGAACCGGTAGCAGCAATAAATCCAATCATTGCAGCCCAACCGTTAATACGTTCCGCTTTTTCAGTAAAAATTTTGTTCATTGTTTTTCTCCTTGATACAAATGTTTTTGTTTAAGTTCTGGATTTGGATTAGATGTCTGTTTTGGAGAACGACTTTTATTTTTAATAACAATAAAAGCATCGTTCTGATAAGTTACAGTTCCAAATGGTTTTGCCCATTTTGGATTTGCATCTGGATGTGTAGAAGTTCCTGTTACCGCCACACCTCCAATTTCAACCAACAGTTCATCATTACGATCCCAGTTAAGTTTTTGGAGGGCAACTCCAAGTTGCCCAAGCATATCAGCACTCATTAGTAAGTTTCGCAAACTTTCTCTACAGAATAACTCAAAAGAACTAGAAATGCAACTGAAGTAGTAGTGAAAATTAGTTCAATCATCAGATGATACCGAAGAAGAAGTTGCCAGTGATAGCATAAGAAACGATGCCAGCAACAAAGCCGACCATTGCCCAGCGTCCATTCATTTTCTCCGCTTTCTCAGCATAGGGTTCGATACCATAACGCTCAAGATCTTCTTTTGTCATATACATTGAGGGTTCTTTAGCAAACATATTCATTTGACCACGCTCATTGGTTGTTACAGTCATTCTCTTTTGTAAAGATTTACAACACAATTATATAGCAAATCTAAAGAAAAAACAAGGGGGGAAACCCACCCTTGTTAGAAAATGCTGACTTTAGTAAGTATAAATGCCTACATTATTTACCAATACGTCCAACGGCGAGACGTGCTTTGTTTAGGATACTTCCAGAAAGAGGAACATATCCAAGATCATCAGCAATAGATTGTGCATTAGTGCTCAGAGCATAATTAATAGCGGCACGAATATCATCTGTTTTTGCACCATTACCTTTCTTATATGCAAGAATCCAAGTCAGAGTAGAAATAGGATAAGCATTTACACCTGCAGGATTGGGATTTTCACCAGCAAGGTTAGAGTCCAAAGTAATACCATTTAGAGCAGCGGAACCAGTTGCAGCAGAAGGTCCAACGAACTTACCTGCCTTGTTTTGAAGTACAGCGGCTTGGAGCTTATTAGCACGAACAAATCCAGTGTTCACATAACCAATCGCACCAGCAGTGTTCTTGATAGTTCCAGAAACACCTTCGTTACCTTTTGAACCAACACCAGTAGGCCATTTGACTGCCTTGCCGACACCAGGAGCCCAACCACCAAATGCATCTAGAGAGTTAGTGAATGCGAAAGTAGTTCCAGAACCATCAGAACGGTGAACCACAGTCACGGGACCAGCAGCACAACCAAGTGCCTTCCAATCCTTAATACGTCCAGAGAAGACATCAACAGTCTGCTTCTGAGTCAGTTTCAGTTTACATCCAGGTTTATTGTAAGCAACAGCAATCGTTCCACCCACCATCGGAATTTGAACAACACCACGCTTTACCTTTACCGCTTCTGCGGGTTTGATTGGTTCGTCACTTGCGGCGAAATCAACCGTTCCCGCAATGAATTGGCGAACACCAGCACCAGAACCAACGGACTGATAATTAACCCTACTCCCAGAAGTTCGTGCATAATCTTGGAACCATCGTTGATAAATTGGTGCAGGGAAGGTAGCACCAGCACCATTCAAAGTAGATCCGGCAAGAGTAGCGGCAGGAGCAGCAACCAGACCAATAGCAATAAAGTTTTTGAGTTTCATAAAAAGTTTGTTTAGAAGTGAATTGACTTCGTAAGTAATGATACTAGAAGACAATCTTAAAGTCCACTAAGGTTTGGTTAAGGTTTTGATTAACCAATAAAAAACCACTCCAAAAAGGAGTGGTTTCACTCAAGTTATGAGTAGTTTATCAGAACTTGAAGGTAGTTTGAATTACACCACCAAAATTAGAGGAGTTATCAGCAAGACGCTGATTATCGCTAGCATAGAAGATAGCGGGAGTGATGCTGATGTTGTCAGATACTTGATACTTATAGAAGATTTCAAGCATCGTTGCCTTTTCAAGGTTCTCACCAGTAGGTGCTTGACCGATAGCAACACCAGCAGAGTTACCGCCAACAAACACGTCTTCCCACTGAAGACCAGCAAACCAAGACTGACTATCGGTAGCAGCACTAGGAGTACCACTTACAGTGTTCCAACCATAACCTGCGGAGACAGAAGGAACAATACCAGACTTCTTAGGTTGCCAGTATGCGTTCAGAGCATAACCGTTAGAGGTTTGCCCAGGAACCAGAGTACCGGAAGCACCATCAAAACCGTTATAAGTACGAACACGGGTGCCTTCAGTACCATAACGATAACCAAATGCAGCACCCCAGTTAGTACCACGATAACCAATTTGTGCGAGAGTATTCAGAGCACCAGTCTCATCAAACTCACCACGAGTGCTATCTTGACCTGCTTGTGCAACATAGTTTACACCAGCAACAATACCTTTTTTACCATACTGAACACCAAAACCAGCACCAGTTGCCTTGTTATAAACACCAGGAGTACCAGCAACAGCAAAGAAGTCAAGAATACCAGACTTATATGCAGAAGGCATCCAGGCAATCTCAGTGTTACGAACTGCTGCACCAGCAGTCAAAGTAGTGCTTCCGTTGAACACAGGGAATGAATAGTACAGACGATCAATAACTACATTGTTGCCAACTTCACTGGAAGTGTTGTCTGCTTTATCCAGTTTGAACAGAGAAGAACTGGAACCAAAAGGATCACTGCTGAAGTTAGCAGAACGCAAACGGGTCTTGAGTAGATCCTTACCAGTGAACGAAGTATCCAGGTTCAAACGCAGATCGTAGTTAAATGCAGCGTGAGTTACATCACCACCTTTGGTATCATAACCAGGAACACCACCAAGAACGAAGTTTGCTTCACCACGGAGTTTGGTAGTGGTAGAGAACTGGGTTGCTTCCAGTTGACCAACCTGAGTTTCCAGTTTAGAAACAGAACCTTGAATTACAGTCAGTTCATTGCGGAACTCATCAGCAAGACGCTTGAGTTCATCAGTGTTTTCAGTTACACGATCCAGGCAAGCATTTAGAAGTGCTGCTGCTTCAAAGCGAGTCATTGCTTTACCGCCACCATAGGTGCCGTTGGGATAACCAGCAACGCAACCATAACGCTCTACAAGGTTGCTGAGTGCCTGATAAGCCCAATCGGTGGGTTGAACATCAGACAGTTGTGAGACGCTTGTAACCTGCTCAGAAGAGTATTGGTTGACTGCTGCCATATTGAGGTCTGCAGCATTTGCAGCAACAGGAGCAACCATTCCCAGAGCAACAGGTGCAAGCATCAGTTGTTTGAGTTTCATAAAAATTTGTTTTTGTTCTATAGGACATTATGTAACTTTGCAAGTAATTGCGGCATTGTCACATCACGGTATTTATCTTAACACTTTCTCTGGGATCAGTCAAGTGCTTTGTTGAACAGAGGAATTCTCAATCACTCTACCAAGATATGGATCATAATTCATAAGAGTTTCGATAGTCAAATCGGAACCTCTTTGGCTCCAAAAATCTAAAAGACCATTATAATTTCCCCTATGAAAGGTCTCAATATGTTCTGGATGTATAGTAGATCCAAGTTCTATTTTATAGAAAAGCAAAGGAATACTATAAGTATTAGCAGAATTATAAATCAAGTCATCGGCAACGGGTCTAGGTTTAACCCCATTGTCTAACTTATACTTATCGCCCTTCGTATGAAATCTTAAAAGTTTTTCAGCATGATGCCTGGTTATCATATAACAGGCAGTTGAAAAGTCATTTACGAATCTTTTATGAAGGATTACGTGAAGGTCTCCCGTACAAATAATAGCAATCTGAACGACATCCCAATCATAAGGAATGCGGCAGTAAAAATCATCCCAAGTAAAATTCCAATATTTAACTAGGTCAAGATTACAATCATCCTCCATAATAATCGCATAAGGAGAATCCGAAGTTTCATACCAATGTTTAATTGCTTTAAGGTGAGAAGTAACGCAACCAATTTCACCTGAGCTCATTGTCTCAGGATATCTTCCTCGAATAATATCACTTAGATCATCATCTCTACCATCATAAGCAGAAATACGAGTATAATTTTCAATTTGCCAATAATCAAATTGCTGCTCCATATATTCCCTTCTTTCTGGTTGACTATCCAGATTGAGATAATATATGGGACCGATATTTCGTAACTTATACGCTGATTTGTTTTTATCCATTTGATTAATCGCCATTGAGAATTCTAATACTATCACTATCAAAGTGTTCTGTCGAAAATTCAAATAATTCAGTATCTTCTAAGGCATACATTCTATGCCTTAGTCCAATTGGTATATGAAATTTTTCTCCTCTACTAAGAACTTTTTTTTCTGCTAGTTCAATATTATCACCAAAACTATGATATAGTATTATTTTACCAGATTGAACAAAAAATGTCTCGTCTTTTAGAGCATGATAATGCCACGAACATTTTTTACCCTTCACAAGATAAAGAAGTTTACCGCAGTATTTTTCAGAGTTTACAATCCATTTCTCAAATCCCCATCCTTTAGGGACAAATTTAATTTCAGAAGAAGTCATTTGAATTCATACCTTTATCGTCAATGTAATAATCCCCAGAGGGTTTTCCAAGATGAAGTTCGTGAAATTTACATCCCCAAGATTTTAACTGAGAATAAGTAAGATCATAAAAATTCTCATAGGAAAGAATTCTTGAATCTTTAAATCTACCCATACCTCTCGCGGTTGAGTAAGTTATATGGTTTCCTTCATCATATAACTTATTTATTTTTTCAATTCTAGATTGAATTGGGATGGCAAGTTCATAATTACCATTGGTAATGGTACATATTGTCCCATCAATATCAATTACGTACTTCATTTATATCACCTTCAGTAAGAACATAAGAACCCAAATGCTGAACCGATTTAGTAGCTAAATTTATACACTTCGGTATCGACACATAAAAATCTCTAGTAGTTAGATAAAAATAACAAAGAGATGCCAAGAAAATATCCCCAGCACCCGTTACGTCATATACATCCACATGAGGTGCCTCAAATCTAACACCATCATAAGTTGCTCCAGACTTTCCATGAGTAACAATTAGTTTGTTAGAATCTGATATTTTTGCTTGCTCTGCTTCATATTGATTTATCTTTATAATGGCATTTGGAAAGATACTCAAATCCTTTCTCTTACTATCAACAAAAATAGGTCCAGAAAAATTTTCACAAAGTTTCTTTATTGAAACTGGATCTATGAGACCCTTATCATAGTCGGATATAACAATGGCATCATAATCTAGAAAAGAATCAACTGGTTTACATTCAACGTGAGTTCCTACATCATGTCTCATAATTTGAGTCATGGACTTCAAATCAATGAATCTTCTTTTAATAAGTTTTTCTGGATCATTCGTATGGAAGTCACAATCAAGTCCAAAAGATAAAAGATTCAAATATACATTATGTGCCATCCCTATAAATTTTTTTGTTTCTTTATAGAGATGAACTGGAACAGGGGCTTCTGGACTTAATCTATCACATGTACCATAGACATATTCATCTACGCAACTATCCCCTATCAATAATACCCTGAATGATTTTTGTGGTTGAGTATTCATCTATCCTATCAAAAAATAAAAGTTTAGCTGCGTAGTATGAACCAATTACAGATTTATCTTTCCAGTCAGAACCAACGACCATTATATCAGGTTTTACAGATTTTACCAAATCTTCTAATTCTTTATCAGTACTAAAGAATCTAACCTCATCAACTGATTTTAAATTGATTAACATAAATGCTCTATCTGCAGCATTATTGATTGGTCTAGATTGCCCCTTCTTTTCCTTTACCCGATAATCCGTATCTATACCAACAACAACATAATCACCCAAAGACTTAGCGTATCTTAAAAGTTCAAGATGTCCTCTATGGAGGACATCAAACGTACCATTAACAAAAACTGTTGTCATTGAATTTTGTTGTACCAGTACATGAGAAGATCTTCTAAAGTCGTATCAATATCATATTCTTCTTTAAACCCAGTCATTTCAACTAAGTTTGTAGCATCACCATGTTGATAATAAATTTCATGAGGTCTCCAAAAAGGTTCATGAATTTTTTGTTCTACATTTTTTAAACCAGAAATTTCAATCAGTTTATCAGTAAAGAACTGCATTTTGCGAGGAGTATCCCCACAGATATTAAAAACATGATTTACTACATCTTTATTAATCATTGCGAGATAATATGCTCGAACAGTATCACGAACATCCATTACTACACGAGTAGTCTCAAGATTACCAACTTTAAGAACAGGTTCTTGAAGACCTTTCATCATTCTGGCAATTTGATAAGCATCAGATGAGATTGAGAATATTCTTCCCCTACGGGGTCCAGTATGAGAGAATGCGCGAGTGATGAATCCTTTTAGGAATCCATTATGCATTCTTTCCTGAAGATAAAGGTCTGTAGCGGCCTTTGAAGCACCATAGGGATTTGCTGGAAAAATTGTATCTTCCCAATGAATCTTTCTTCCATCCTGTCCAACATTTCCGTAAACTTCTGATGTAGAACAGAACATCAATTTACATTCTAGTTGATGGTCCTGAATTACCTGAATGAGATTCGCACTACCAATTACATTAGTTTCCATTGTCCCAATAGGGTCAATGAAACTTGTTGGAGGATGTGATTGTGCGGCAAGATGAAATACTCCATCAAACTGATTTTCTTCAAAAACTTTCCGCATGGATCTATAGTTACAAAGATCTCCATAAAGAAAAGTTATTGAATTATAAACTTCATCTCTCACAACATCACGAATATCACTCTCCATACCATTAGTACGGCGAATTAATCCATAAATTTGATGCCCATTTTCATAAAGAAGATTTGCCAGATGAGGTCCAGCAAATCCAGTAATTCCTGTAATTAAAAATTTCATATTAGTAAGTTAGATAATCAATGTTATCAAAAAGAAAAAGTCCACGCTCTTTGTGGGTATTATACCATTTTTCTGGCATAATACAAATACTCTTAAGATTTGGAGAGTATTGTTTAAGAGCAGAACTCAGATGACTAGCGCCACTACTTAGAGCAACTAAACCATATGCGGAAGAAATTAAATCACAATATCTGAATATATTCTCAACCTCAATGTATCCATCAAATCCAACATCATACGTATTATGTTTTCCATCAGAAACTTGCTTCGTGAAATACACGGAGACAAATTTTCTATCTGGGTATTCATTTTTTAGATTTTCAAAAATACTTTTAAGTTGATTTTTATCATAATCAATACTAATACAACTAAAATCAACAATAAAAATATCTTTTACATCATCATGTTTTTCTGGTTCATAATAAATCTTGGGGCGAGTATTAGTCGGATTTAGTCCATGAAACTTTTCCCAATTCAGAATTGTGTTTCCCATAATGTTTGAGTATGGAATTTCTGGAATATCGCCAGCATTCCAAGGGCCCTCTTTTTTACCTTCAACATATGGATTTTTTCCCCAAACCAATTCATAAATTTCTGAATTTCTGAATGGGGCACTCTCTAAGATATAAGTCTTTTTCCCATGTTGTTTTGCGAACTCTTCTGGTAAAGTTGAAAACTGCAGACTATCCCCAAGTCCACCATGATATGCTTTTAAAAAAATGTCAGTCATAATACCCAAACTATTTGATAACCTTCGTAAATGAGAGTTGCTCCAATGTCATCCATAAAGTCTTTTACATAATTACCCTTACCAATTTTACATCCAGTAAAAAAGGCATCGTGGTCATCAACCGCAACTATTGAGCCACTCTTCAACTTATCTATTGCTGCACAAAGTTCTTTTACATGATGCAATTGAGATGGGTGTGGATTATCTCTCTCAATATCATACGAATCTAGATAAAGAAAATCTATTTTCTTACTCTTAGGTAAACTCCATAGAAATTTAACAGAATCAGAACAAACAACTTCTGTTTTTTCGGAAACTAAGGTTGAACAGTAATCAACATTGGATTGATTTATATCAACGGAATATACCTTCCCATCATAGTGATTTACAAACTGGTCAAAGATATATGTTGATGCCCCATCATCACCAAAAGCAAGGTGGCCATGATCCGCTCTAGTAGTTCCAGTCTCGACAATATAAAAATTTTTATTCTTCTTTTGTTCTAGAAGTTGAAATATCTTCAAAAAACTATCAGCACGATTTCTTACTGGATTATTTCCAGCAGGAGAAATCATCCTTTGATAGAATTCATTTTTAAAAACTTCAGAAAAACTTACATCATTATTCATTTAACTTAATACAGAGGACATTACCTGAAAGAATTTTTGAATTATAGCCAAGACTCGTTAGGTCATTCAACAAATTGTTTAATTCGTCATACCCACATTTAACTGTGTTTAATCTATCATCATTTGGATTTGGATGGGGTCTTTCAAAGTAAATTATTTTTGGATATATTTTCTCCCCAATAAATTGTTTTACAATTTCCATATCAAAACCTTCAGTATCTATAACTAAAATATCAACTGAATTTTCATATGACTTCATCAAAGTAGAAACTGTAATCCCATCAACTAATTCATAATGATTTTCATCAAAGAGGGTATTTTGGTCATTCTGTCTCAGGAGAAGAGTGGAATGCCCAGACGTTCCTTCATGGTCTATATTCTTATATAATTTTACAGGACCATCAACATGAGAAATAGCAACATTTAGAAAATCAATTCTATCTTTCTGGTTTGAGTAATTATCTTTTAGTCTTCCAAATTCATTTTTTTGCGGTTCAATCAATACAGAGAAAAACCTATCATCATCTTCTATCAAGTCCCTTACAGGATCTTCCATAAAGTTATTATCTGAACCATCATTCGATCCAACTTGAATCAAAAAAATATTTTCTCTTCCTTCAAAGTTTGATAGAACAATGTCACGAAACTCTTTAATATCATTCATATAATAATCCACTCATTTGGGTATAAATCTTTAGTATTTTTATCTGAATTGCTTGGACCAAACCACTTTTGAGGGGCAACCACTTTTTTTGAATTTGATAACCATGCTCCCCACCAACTAAAAGTGCTATTGGCTATGATAGCATCAGAGCACATGGTCATTAAACATAAGTCAACATAACTACTCTTACTTTCAGATACTAAAAACCTATCATCAGAAAATAGTGCTTGATTTTTACACCAGTCAACATCATCAGAGAATATTATAACACACCTATCAGTATCAAAGCAAGATAATGCTTGCTCATAATAGTCTAAGGATAGATTAAAGTGGTTGGATGAGTTAATCAAGAAATCTCCTCTTCTAATATGAAGAGAAATTGGATTTTCAATTTCCTCCATCATCTCTTTACATGGCCCAGATATTTCATCAATAAAAGTAAAATCTTCTCGTATTTGACTTTCAATATTCTTGAACCATTTTTCAGATTGAAAAAATCCATAAAGAGAAACTTCATTGGAACAAAGATTATATAAATCCTCATCAAAATGAAATTGTTTCTCAAAAACTATTGGAGAATGCCCACGGTCTAACAATCCTAGATTATTTTGATTAACATTTGGTAATTTAAAGCAATCAAATAATTCAATCCTAAGTTTATTACCAAGAGCATCGACTACAACTTCCTTATGATTTGGAATACACCATTCGTAATTTTTGTGATGCGCTATACCACGCAATGCTGCGTACTGGAACATCTGATTTCCAAGTTGTCCCAGTTTACCCAAATGATTAAATGCTAACATTCTTTAACCTCTGCTTCAAATATTCTTGAGAAGTAAGATAAGAAACCAATTGCTCTCTACTTTGAGTTCTTATCCACTGCCAAAGATTATGATTATCGATATATTTAGGATTATGATAATGCGAGTTATGAGTTCGTTGATGCTCAAAGTGATAGATATAGTCGTTTATTCTTTCAATATTATAACCCAAAGTACTAAACCTAAAATAGAATTCAGAATCTTCCTCTCCCCATGAGACAAAATTTTCATTCCACAATCCAGCATTTATCACAGACTTTCTAGAATAAAATTGCGTCCACCCTATGCTAGATGCTTGCTTCTTGGAATGTAAATTGAGTTGACTAACATCATAATCTTTTGTAAAAGACTCAAAAAGTTGGTCAGAATAATTAACTTGAAACTGAAAGGCTCCACATCCATAAGGATACACCAAATCAGCATTTCCATTTAAAATCATATCATATGCTAAAAGGTGACTTTGCTTTGGATATACAACATCAACATCATGACTTGCGATTACTTCTGTATCAGATTCAAGTATTAGGTCATTGAGAATTTTAGTTTTATAAAAAAGCGGGTCATCACTTTTTTCAAAAATATGATTCAGATTATCAACAGAAACAAACTCTTTAATTTTTGGTAAAGCGTGTTTTTTAAAAACAGATTCAGAATCAACCTCCTTTACCAACACTTTAGACTTCGGAAAATGATAAAGTAGATAAGAAATAGAAGTTATTATATTTCTTAGTCTATCATCAGATTCAATACGAACCGGAAAGATATAAGTTAAGTTCATTTGAGAACCCTATTTTGGTCATGGTTTTCATGAAAAATAATATCCTTATGCCTATCAAATACTATTCTAGTATTTTTGTGATGTGCCTTCAATAACCAAGATGCTGGATTCCTGCCATCAGGTCGAGTACTTCCCCAACTATTATCTGATTCATAATCAATCCAATATGCTCCAACAACTTTGCCCAGTTCCTTAAAGGCTCTGTAACATAAATCAGCATCATCTTGATCTTGAGGAGCAAAGACCTCATCAAAATAATTTAACTTAATCATATCAGCATGGTCTATCATTAAAGGACCACGGCACACATTATTCCTTACAGCAAATATATTTCTACTCAACCCCTCATCCCTATTAATATGAGACTCATATCCAAATATATCACTCCAGCAATTATCAATACTCAAATCTTCTTCTTCTGACAAATTAATATGAACACTGTTTTGATTAAATCTATAATTAAAAGCGGAACGTGATGTAACCGCAAAGACATCTATAAATTCGTCGAAAGGTTTCTCAAGTCTATCATTCCAACCAGTCTCTTTAATGACCATATCATCCTGAACGATAATAACCTTATCTCCTTCACATTCACGTAGTCCAGCATTGTTTGCTTTGGTCTCAAATACATCTGGAGTATGTACAATCTTTACCTTTACATCTGGAGTACTTTTTACAAAATTATCTACTATTTGCTCTGAAGAATCGGTACACCCATCAAGAACTATTACCAATTCATATGGAGAGACCGTGTTATCAACAATTCCCTTTAGAACTTTAGGTAGCAACCAATCCTTATTATGAACCGTTAAGACTATACTATGCATCCGTCCTCACCCCACTCATAAACACCATTTGAATATTCAACTCCATCTTTATGCTCTAAAACATTCCATTGAATAAAATTTCTCACTCCAGTATGTCCCATTACACAAGGGAGATTGTACTTTAACTGTAGATTAGTTATCACACTTTGGTCATGCCTATGGTCCTGAAATCCTTCAAAATTATCTAGGCCACATTGATTTGGAATATCAGTTACGATTCTTTCATCAGAGCAATAATGAATAAACTCTTCTAACAATTTAACATTGAAGTCTGTTTTTTTAAATGCCATAAATCCATCTTCTAGTTGTATGGAATTCCAATATCGTTCCTCATCACAATTCATGTAGTAGAAACAATCCCTCTTAGTAAACCACTTGTTCACTCCAGTGTGATTTTGAGACACAAAATACTGGTCATTATCTCTCATATAATCAAGGATACATTCCTTTATTCCCGGATAAGGAACGTCACCACAGTCCATATAAACTATTACATCTCCTTCCCCAATAAGGTTAAACGCTTCGAGGATAATATAAGGTTTCCACAAAGCATATCCAGACAACCTATCCTTATCTAATATTTTTTTATTTCTTAAATAAAAATCAGTAGTTTCTAACCACTCTCTAGAAAATGGTATTACAGCATCGAAGATACTATTTGAAACAACATGTGAGATAAGATTTTCTTGATGCTCGCGATAGTTTATATCGGAGTAGTTTATATAAAAAAGTTTCATTTTCTTTTTTTCAAATATTCTTGATTTTTGTAATATTCAATAAGTTCAGATTTATTCATAGTCTTAATCTTCTCCCATTCAGAAGAATTAGAATCCATCATTGGATTATTAAACCAAGAATTATGAGTTCTTTTATGCTCTAAGTGGTACACAAAAGATGGCAATCTCCCAACTCTATATCCTAAAGTGACATACCTATAATATCTTTCAACATCTTCAGGAGCATAAGCAACGAAGTTTTCATTTTCCATTCCACCATCAATATAGACTTTGCGATTGAAGAACTGACAAAATCCATACTTAGCATCATGAATTTTTGATTTTTCCTCTAAGTATTTAAAATTAAAATCATTAACCAAAAAATCTGTGACTATTTCATCATCAGCAAATACTTGAACTTGATAATCACCGTCACCATAAGGATAAACTACATCTAATTCATCATCAACTATGGCTTGATAGGATTTAACATAACTCTCTATCGGGAGTATGATATCACAATCATAGTTAACGACAACTTTAGTTGAAGATTCCAGTATCATATCATTCAGAACTTTCTGTCTGTGAAAGGAATCTGAGGTAGACTTTTCAAAAATATGAGTTAGATTCGATACATCTCCACAAAATTCCTCTATCTGCGGCAAAGCTTTTTCAGCAAAAACAGATTCTCTATCAAGTTCTTTTATTATGATTTTAGTATCAAAGTTCGATAATAAAAAACAAGTTGAGGTAATGACGTTCCTCAACCTGTCGTCACTTTCTATTTGAATAGGAATAATAAAAGTACAATTACTTAAATCAATTTTCATCTAGAATAATCCACTCTTCAGGTATTAAGTCGGAGGTATCATTCATGGACAATTTGGGTCCAAACCAATTTTGTGGCACAACAATTTTTTTGTCATTAGATTTTTGTAACCACGCACCCCACCAACCAAGAGTGCTTGGAGAAAGAATTGCCCCATTACATAGAGACATAAGACACAAATCAGTATATGGAACTAGAGAATTTCTAAACTGACCATCTCCTTCTTGACACTGATGTGAATATTTCTCAACGGTATCATTCATTAAAAATCTATCATCATTAAAAAATTCTTGCTCCTTACACCATTCAATATCATCAGAACATACAAGAACATTGACACCAGAATCAAAATGTTCAAGTGCTTTTTTGTAATATTCAAAACTCAACACAGGGTGATAATCTTCTCTACCAATATTATCACCTCTTCTAACATGAAGAAAAATAACTTCACCAACAGAAGAAATAAATTCCTTACATGGATTTAGAATTTCATCAATAAATTCAAAGTCTTCACGGAGTTCATCTTCCACATTCTTAAAGTATTTCTCAGACTGAAGATATCCATCAAGGTTTGAACCATCTTCAATATTATTGAATAGTTCTTCATCAAATAAAAATGAATTTTCTGTTACGTTTTTTGTATCAGGATTACTGGCACAAAGGTGTTCAAAACTATAACAGTTTCTAGGAGAAACATTAGGATTAATAAATCCAATGTTATTATCTTTTAGATTAGTCAACTTGAATGGATGATGAATTCCATAGTTAGCTAATGTCTGATGTTCATCTGGCGGTATACACCAATCGAATCCACGATTAGCGGCAATACCTCTTAAAGCAGCATATTGGAACAGTTGATTACCAAATCTTCCATTTGTTCCTAGTCTATCGTACCCAATCATAGATTTACAATAAATATTGGTTCTGTAATGTTATTTTTATCATCGACAAATTTTACTCTGTCTTCGTACTTTTCAGTCAAATAATCATAAACTTCATTAAAAATTCTTTTATCATTATGAATATAGACTGAACAACCACTATTTAACAAATCAAGGCAAAGTCTATACTGTTGACTTTCAGTTAAGATATCAGTTCCCTTCTTATAGGTAATGTAATCAAAATAGAATGGTTTATTATCTTTATTCATTTTTAGATAAAAATCACAAACAAACTTAGCATGTTGTTCGTTTATTTTGTCGGTGACTGTACCTAGATTATAGTCTAAACCAACACTATTTGCAAATGCAGCAAAAGCCCTGTTGTCTCTAGGTAAGCAAGGTCCACCATAACCCAATCCATAATTGAGATACTTTCTACCAATTCTACTATCAGTTCCTATAGCATTAAGAACACTTACAACTTCATCACCACAATCTGCTAGATGAAGGACATCACCTAACATGTTTGCGTAACTAATTTTTGTGGTCAGGAAACAATTAACAGCAATTTTAGTAATTTCTGCTGCGGTAGTTGACATAGTACATATAATTGCTCGCGTAGTTTGAATTTTTTGATACAAAGTTCTAATATCAGTAATGGTTTTATCATCAGAACCATTACTAGAATCTGTACCAAGTAGAACCATATCAGCATTACGAAGGTCATTTACAATCGAACCTTGAGCAATAAACTCAGGGTTATAAAAAACCTTTACATTATTAGGAAGTTGTTTGCGGAAATTATCGCAATCGCCAGGATTTACTGTACACCCAACTACAAAATATTTTTTCCTAGTTAATTGTTCTCGATTAAAGTCATCAACAACACTCCAGACAGAGGAAACGTCATAGGAACCATCTTCCAAAGATGGCGTAGCAACGAGAGTGTAAATTAAATCACACTCTCTGATAACTTCTCTATTATCTGAAGTTGCTCTAAAGTTTTTAGCAACTTTTAAAAGACTTTGAACTTCAGGTTCATTAGTGACAATTTCTCTTTGATTAAGACTTTCAACGTAGTCTTCTCTAACATCAGAGACAAGAACTTCATATCCAGACTGTTCGCAAAGGAGAGCAAAGCAAATGCCAAGTCTCCCAGCTCCGATTACTCCAATCTTCATAGTTTAAAAGTAGGAATGGGTTGCATTTTATGTTGATTTTGTTTATTAAATTTATTAAGAATATCTACTCCAGGACCAGTTCCAAGTTCCATGGCCTCCTCCAGAACTTCATAAGAACACCCGATTTGGTCTTCATCGGTTCTTCCATCATCCCATAAACCATCTGTAGGAGCGGCATTAATAATACGTTCATCGATACCAAAATGTTTTCCAAGTTCCCATACTTCGGTTTTGTATAGGTCAGCAATAGGAGCAATATCAACTCCACCATCACCATACTTAGTATAGAAACCAACTCCATAATCTTCAACTTTATTTCCAGTACCAACAACAATACCACCAACGGTTGTTGCCACTTGGTAAAGTGTTACCATACGGAGACGTGAGCGACTATTAGCAAGAGCATGAGAACTCTCGCCATAACCGTTCATGGTTTTCTTAAAGACATTAAAAACATCAGTAAGATCGTAACGTAAAACATTTACATTATCAAAATTTTCTTTAAGCCAATTCAGATGAACTTCTGAAAGATTTTTTTGTTCTTCTTTTTGAAGGATTGGCATACCAATAGCATAAACAGGAAGTCCTGTTTTAGCAGCAATGGTTGAAGAGACTGCAGAATCAATACCACCAGAAACACCAATGACAAGAGATTTTATATTATACTCAATAGTATAATCCTTTAACCAACTTACTACTTTAAGTTCAAGTTCATTAAAATTATTAATTCTATTCATTTTCAATTTCCATGTAGTTTTTGAATTGAATTTAAGAAATCCTTTACGACATTATAATACGTACCTTTATTTTTTGCAAATTCATATCCTAATTTTTGCTTTTCCTTTCTAGCATCCTCATTAGTCAAATAGAATTCAACCTTTTCTTGAAGGTCATCATAATCAGAAACATAAACAGCAACTCCATCTGTTGCTTCTACAGCCATCTCACAGTCAGTTAAAACAACACAACCATAGGCAATTCCCTCAAAAACCCTCTCTGTTGGCAGTCCATTTCTGATATTATCATCAGAATTAAATCCTAGGCATATTTTGGAAGTTAAAAATGCCTTACTAATTCGCTCACTTTCTTCCAAAAATGGAGGCCAATAATGAATGTAGCAATTGTATTTTTCTGAGAGTTTCCTAGACCATTCCTCTTTATACCTACAACCAGAGAATCCACAATCGTATACATCATTTCTAAAAGATAGGATAGTATCCAAATCGATTGGATTTATGCTAGCAGCAAAGGGAAGAGCAACATAGTTTGGATGATTCACATATTCACGGAAGTGCTCACCAAAGTATGAAAAATCAGGTTTCCTATAATATTCGCCCGTAAAAATATATTTCTTGAACGGGAACAATCTATCTCGGTAATGATTGTTTAGAACATTATGAAATGTCCAAAAAATCCAGGTAGTCTTTTCAAATTTTTTGGACAAATAATCAAAGTCATCCATCCAATCAGATTTTCTTTGGTCGTAAAAATTATCACACACTAAGAAAATCTGTTCATCAGAATCTTCTACCCCATCAAATGTGTCTAAAGTATATGTTTCTAACCCATATAAAGAAAATCCATTAACAAATTTCATACTCATTAAGTAATGAGTTCCTTTAGTAGGATAATCAGGTGTATTCACCAAATAAATTTTTTTCATATTCAAAAGAAAAATCAATCAATCGTATTAACTTGAGAATTAATCCATTCATATGTCTTGGAAATCCCTTCTTCCAAACTCTGAGAATAATCCCAACCAAGTTTTTCGCGAATAAGATCATTATTTGAGTTTCTTCCACGAACTCCAGTAGGAGCATCTAGATTATATTCTTTATTCACATTCTTAGAAGAAACTTTTGCGGCAGTATCTACAAGTTGATTGATAGTGACCATTTCTTCTGAACCAATATTAACAGGTCCAATAAAATCGCCATCCATCAGACGCCTAGTTGCTTCGATACATTCATCAATATAAAGGAATGAGCGGGTCTGTTTACCATCTCCCCACACTTCAATAGTGCCACCCTCTTGAGGTAAAGAAGCTACTTTACGGCAGATTGCTGCAGGTGCTTTCTCTCTTCCACCTTCCCAGGTTCCTTCGGGACCGAAAATATTGTGGTAGCGAGCAACCCTAACTGGAATGCCATAATTGCGATGATAAGCAAAGTACAGTCGCTCTGAGAAGAGTTTTTCCCATCCATATTCAGAATCTGGGTTAGCTGGATATGCCGACTCTTCACGACAATCGGGATTATCTGGGTCAAGTTGATTGTGCTCTGGATACATGCAGGCAGAACTAGAATAAAAAATTCTGGTTTTATTCACTCCCCTAAAATCATTGAGTTTACGTTGTGCCTCAAGAAAATTAAGATTAATGGTGGCAGAATTATGCATGATATCCGCATCGTTTTCGCCAGTAAAAACGAAACCTGCTCCACCCATATCGGCAGCAAATTGATAAACTTCATCAAAAGTGTCAATATATTTTGATGCTACAAAATGATAAAAGTTCCCAAGATATCCTTTAAATTGAACAACTTTTTCTACGAAAGCAGCATCTCTTAGGTCACCCTGAATAAACTCATGTGCTTCGGTTTCAGAGAACTCTGGTCGCTTCAAATCTACACCACGTACCCAGTATCCCTCTGCTCTCAGTCTCTTTACCATATGACTTCCAATAAAGCCACCAGCACCAAAAACAAGTGCTGTCTTCTTATAATCGCTCATAGATTAAATTAAACTCTTTGTATATAGTATACTAAAAAAGGTGGGTTTATGCAACCCACCTCAGTAATTCAGGCTCGCCACCAATTCTTTGACTGGAAATTGGAAACCAGGCGGGAGAGAGTCCCATCCGCACCAACGGCATTTGAGAGATGACGTAAACTCATAATAGGGTCATTTTGACTCCACCACTTAGTTTTAAGAAACTAAGAAAAGTTGGGTTAATTTTGATATTTCGGAGATACCAAAAAATGCACATAGAAATAGTACATCCCAAAGTTTAAGTTTAATAGCGAAAGGTACTGTGAGTAGTCCTCCAATAACTTTTATTATTAAACCATATTTAAAATCTCCCCATAACATAGTTTGATAACCGATTATGAGAAGAATATTTCCAATCCACCGAAGTAAATCAGATTTAGACATAAGAGGTTTTGCTCCCGACCAGTGCTGTTAAAGTCCATCCGTGACTATTTAATCATCCTCATCGTCTGCAATATAACATGGAACTCTATCTGGATCTAACCAACGCGCATAGTCAATGTCTTCCATAGCAGTAGTACATTGTAAACCATTATCAAAAAGATAAATGTCATTCCAACGTTTAGTATATTCGTTTTGTTTTTGCATACGATAATCAGGTTTACCGTTGATTTCAATAATACCTGCTTCTATAAAGCGATATCCTTCTCGTTCCAAAAGAACTTTGGTTTTCATGCTACCTCAACAGATTCCAGATCAGCAAGAACATATTCCATAAGCATTTCATAATCATCCAAAGGATCACCAGAAAATACTACACCTTCGTTTTCGTAGTAGCGGCGAACCTTTTTGTAGAGTTTCGGATTCTTTACATCAAGGTAGAAATCGCCATTTGCCGCGCCACGAAGGGTTTGAACGTCTTTCTTGAATTTTGCTGTGAGAGTCATTGTTTTGAATGTTGACCTTAGTATTATAAGGGGTTGACTTAGAGAAGTCAAGACGGACAGTAGAGTTTCTGTCCTATGCTGGTTGTCGGGATCGAACCGACCTGTCTTGCCTTATGAGGGCAGTGCTTTCTCCAGAGAGCTAAACCAGCAAAGTAGGGATGCCTGGACTTGAACCAGGATGACTCCGTTATAAGCAGAGCGCATTGACCTTTATGCGACACCCCCTTAAGACCAAATCATTATAGGAGATTTGGAACCCTTCGTCAAGACCCTTCTTCGTGGTCTGTGTGAATCTTAACTATCTCTTCAAAATCCACATTTGCTTCGTTACATATACTTATCACTTCTTTATACGGAACTATAACAGCGTTTCCGTGCTCACTCGTAATGATAAACGATTCGCCATTTTCAACTCTATCCATTAAATTGTCAAAATTTGATTGAAACTGTTCGATTGTAAATGTTTGAAGTTCGTTAAGTTCTTGATTCATTTTCATAAAGTATTTTATGAGTCGGGGTGAGAGGGATCGAACCTCTGTCTTCTTGCTCCCAAAGCAAGCCGTCTACCGCTGACTTACACCCCGTTACTTATCTCTATGTATAAACATAATACCAGCAAAAGGAACAACTGTCAACCCCATTCCACATAGAAAAAGAAATAATGGATTTGAAGCGAGTGATTCTACGATGTGAAAAATCATCTTCCCCTCCAGTTCTTATATTCATAATACATGTACTGATCCACTTCGTCAAGTCCTGATAAAGGAGCATTTACTTCACAGTTAGACCATTCGATACAAAACTGTTTAATATCATGATTATGTAGTACAGAATGCCCGTACATTCTTATAAAAGAAGACATAGCAAAATTATATCTTTGTTTATTGTGGATATGCATGTGTAAGTCCCCAATAAATCCAAGACGCAATCAATGTAGCATAAATGAAAGTGAAAATAAAAAGTGTTTTAAACATTTTCTTCGTCCTCATCTTCATAAGTTGATGGTTCTTCAAACAGTTCTTCCATTTTTTTCTGAAGAACTCTTTGCTGCAAATTCTCCAAATCTTCTTCTGTTATCATTTGTCTTTTAATAATTCTTCTATTCTTTTACGCATGTTATTACTATCCTGCTTTAGATAGTCTCTCAAAGAATAACCTCTCTGTCCTCGCAAAATACAAGTTCCTTGGTAGAACATAGTAGCAGCAAATACTAGTAAAAAAACAATTCCAATTATTTCAGAGTAATATTTAGCCATGGAAAAATAGGAGGAATAACTCCAACTAACCTTAAAAGTCCCTCAGCAAATAAAGCAAGAACCACCCAACCAACGCACATACTAATGATAGAAGCATTACGATTGTGTCGTCGTATTGCTGCATCGATCATCTCCTGAACTTCAGAACGACTAACAAACTCATCGTGAGGATCCATCACTTTTCATCTCCAAGAAACTTTGCCAAAGGGTCTCTTCTAGTTTTAACTATTTCAACTGCTCTTTTATAAAACATATTGTCGGTATTGCCAGAAGTTTCAAAGGTTTCTTTGATCTTCACCCAATTATCATAGGTGTGTTGATCCATAAGGTTTAAGTTGAATACTACTAGTTATTCTAGTAAGTGCTTTAAACTTGTCAACTATGTGTTGATATCAAGAAAGTGTTGAAGAAATTATTAAATTTTAAAATGAGAATGAACTTTTTCTAAAAAATTTCTAACTGTATTTACAGATGCTTCTGACTGTTTTTTAAATACTAATGGTAATAAGTCTATCGTAGATGATGCAAGTTCTAAATCATCAATCCCATAAGCAATTCCTGGCCAAAAAGTAGATCCATCTATTTCAGGAAGAAATTGATGCCCTGGAAGATGTTTAGACCATTCATTTCTAGAAACTCCATCCATCGGTTGAACCACAGAAACACACCCGCATAAGGCGGATATAATTAAATGAAATGTATGAGGATCATAAGAATATAAAATACGTCCTTTTTGATAATAAGAAATATAATCTTTCTGAGTTTTACAGATATCCTCTAATAAAATAGATTCATTTGAGTGAATTTTATTAGTTTCACTATACCTATTACGTCCTTTTCTAATAATATAAAATTCTTCAGTTCTGTCTTTAATACTATTATCACGAACCCATTTTTTATTTAAATGGTAAATGTTCATTATCTGTTCATCAAGGTCACGATTTTTTGTTATGTATTCTGCTGACCAATATACCCATAGATCATTTTCTCCCCAAGTAGAAGAAAAATCTGTGGGATTTAGATAATAAAGAATCCATCTAACACATTTTTTAATTCCAAGAGGATTTCCTTCAATAATTTCAGGATATATTACAATATCATTTTCAATATCAATTATGTCATGAGTAGCAATAGGTATATTATTAATTAATACAGAAGTGTCAAGTAATGATGAGATTTGTAAATCCCAAGAAAACACATAAGCATCATATCCCCAGTCTATTAATATCTGAGCAAGATTATAAAGAGCTGTACAACCTCCACAATCGTTGATTTCCAATGGAGCGTAAATTATAAATTTCATATTAATTTAATTTTTGGTTTCCAATTAAACATTAAACTCACTCTACGATTTTCCACATGTATGTAAGACTTACATTCTTTTTTATTTAACTTGATATTTAAATAACCAAAAGATGAAATTGTAGATAAAATTTCTTTAATTGTTAAACTTTGCGAACCAACAACAAACATTTCATGCTTTATATTTAATTTTTTTTCTATACACTTTTGAATCAATTCAATAAAATCATCAACATGTATTATGTCAATTCTAGTGTCTAAATTTGCGTAAAGTTCAAGTACATTTTCAGTATTAACTATGTTAAAAAGTTTATCAACTAAACCATTAGGTCTATTTAATGGTAAATTTTTTCCTCCCCATATATTAGAAACTCTTAATACAATAGTTTCACACTCAACGGTTTTCAAAATATTTTCAACTTGTATTTTAAGGTCTCCATAAAGGGTTTTTGAGTTTACTAAAGTATTTTCATCAACTGTTCTTTCATATCCAGTATAAAGAGCGGGAGAACTAGATGTAAAAATTATTTTACCATTTGGATTTTTCTTTGAATAAAAATCAAATATTTTTTTACTATTAATTACATCATACTTTATAAATTTTTCAAACTCATAATAACTATTTTTTATTGAAGAACTCCAAGCAAAGTGAATTAAACAAGATTTTTTATGCGATTTAAATATATCTTGCGGATCATCTCTATACGAAATTGTAGTGATTGGACCTTTATATAGTTCTAAAAATCGTTTTCCTATTAATCCATTTGATCCAGTAACATAAATCATATTTACTTATTTGAATTTAGATACAATTTCTCCAATATATTCTATCATAGGTTCAGTAATAGTTGGAGAGCACCCAACAAAAAATACTTTTTCTAATACTTTAGATGCATTTGAATATTTTGTATAATCATCTAAATGATTATACCCAGGGTGCATCAATATATTTCCAGCAAAATAATTTCTTGTTTGGATTTTATTAGATTCTAAGTAATTTATTAATCTATTTTTAATATCTTTTGAATCACAAATAACAGGGACACCAAACCAACTAGTTTCTGCTTGTGGTAGTTCATTAATACTATGAACTCCAGGGATCTTTTCAAAGTATTCTTGAATTTTTACCTTGTTCAATCTACGAAGATAGTGAATCTCTTCAAACTTTTCAATTTGAACAGATCCAACTGCCCCCTGAAAGTCCATAGGTTTTAGGTTGTAACCCATCTGGCTATAGACATATTTGTGATCTATTATTCCATCATAGTTTTGAATCCAATTATCAAATCTCTTACCACATACACCACATGAAAGAAGATTTTGAGAACCCATACAATGACAATCTCTACCCCACCAAGCAAGACTACGAGAAATATTAATCAATTCTTCGTCATCACTAGATATCATTCCACCTTCACCTGTGCAAATATGATGTGCTGCATAAAAAGAACAAGATGCTGCAATCGCATAATCAGTTAAATACTTATCATTCCATTTACTACCAAGAGAGTCGCAATTATCGGCAACCATATAAATTTTATTTTTTTCGCAGATATCAATAATCTGATCAAAGTTATAAGGATTACCTAAAACGGGAGAAGAAAAAATGGATTTAGTTTTTGAAGTTATTTTATCTTCAATTTGTTTTAAATCCCAATTAAGATCAGAAAAATTGATATCAACAAAAACAGGGGTTAATTTATTTTGAACGATTGGAGCAATTGTAGTTGGAAATCCAACACATGATACTATAATTTCATCACCATCTTTCCACCCGAATCTTTTTTTGAGTGCAGCAATCATTATTAGATTTGCTGAACTTCCAGAATTAACCATTAAAGAATATTTTTTATTAAATTTTTTAGAAAATTTATTTTCAAATTTATTTACCTCTTCACCTGAAGCCAACCACTTACCCTTCAAAAATGAATGAAAAATAGTTTCAATTTCACGATTGTCCCAATAAGGTCCAGAATAATAAACATTTGACTCACCAGGAATAAATTTTTTATTACTAGTTATGTAAGGATATAAAGATTCATCCTCGGAAATAGAATTTAAAAAATTTTTAACTTGTTCCGTCAATTCCATTTTGTATTATATAAAAAATATTTTTAAGCGGAAAGAGTGGGATTCGAACCCACGGTGCTATTAACACGACGGTTTTCAAGACCGTTTCCTTAAACCACTCGGACACCTTTCCAATAAAGTCCTCAGCGGACTTCAAAATCAAGTCGTCTCACTTTACGTTGACGACGTGCCTCTTGCCAAGCAATGTCTTGCGATGACAACACACCTTTACTTTGATTTTGTTTTAAACAGTTTAACATAACAATCTGAGATAAGTCAAGTGCTGAAATCTTATCTCCACGAATTGTTGCCATATTTGAGCAACCACAAGTTATAGTTCTTGTTGGATGTCCTTCCAACTCTCTACCGCAAGTACGGCATCTTATTTTTAAGTTTTCCATAATTTCAATTATTCTTCAGTTGTTTCTTCTTCTATTTCTTCAATAACTTCTTCGATGATTTCTTCTTCTACTTCTTCTTGAACTCTTTTTGAACTTGTATCTGAAAATGAACGGAGCATCCAAACAAACTTGCCGTGAGACTCCATTAAATCCTGAACTAGATTTGCTGTAGCATATGACTTTTGTTCTTCTGCTTCTTCAGATATTTTACCCATCATATCACAAAAATCAATATTTGATTGAAGAAGGTCAGAAATCATTCCTTCAGCATTCGCAGAACTTGATGCTTCCTTGATTTTGGATACTTCAAGAACACGATTTAAACTACTCAAAGGTTTTACGTTCAAATATCTCATATGCTCTGATAATCTATCAATTTCTTTAAAGATAGTATTATACTGCTCTCCAAAAAGAGTATGAAGTTGTTGAAAGTCCTTTCCAACAACATTCCAATGATAGACCCAAGTTTTATGAAATAGAACAAAAAGTGATGCCTGAGCATCACTTAAGAGTTTAAACAGTTTTTCCATTATACTCTTTTTCTAAGTATTTATCAAGTGGGCGATACTGGAATCGAACCAGTGACTCATTCCTTGTAAGGGAATTACTCTACCGCTGAGTTAATCGCCCGAAAGGTGATGAGTGCCCACCACCCGCAGAAGACACTTTCTGCAACGAGCGGGGGTGATCAAGTCCCCGACCTAAGAAAACTTAGGATTTAATGAGTCGGATATGATGATCCCGACTCTTATGATAGAATCGGATATTTCCAATCCTATCAACTCCACAACCTGGATTCGAACCAGGGACCAAGTGATTAACAGTCACCGACTCTACCGCTGAGCTATTGTGGAATAAGAACCTTGTAAGGTTCAGAGCGGGTAATCGGAATCGAACCGGTGACTCCAACTTGGAAGGATGGCATTTTACCCCTAAACTATACCCGCATAAGACAATCATAAACTATTTAAGTTTGATTGTCAAGTGCTCCAGAGAAGATTTGAACTTCCACGCTTTTTAAGGCGGCGGATTCTAAGTCCGCTGTGTCTACCGTTCCACCACTGAAGCTAAAGAGTTTCTATTTGAAAAAGTTTCAGTTTGCGAATGACAATTTGGGCATAATAATCTTAGATTATTTGGATTATTATCATAAGGAGAACCATTAATATGGTCAACTTGCAATCTTAATTTTTTTCCATTCCAAATAGAAGAGATACCACATTCTGAACAATTGTTTCCTCTTTCTTCTACTAATAGTCTATGTAGTATATCTCTTTTGCAAGATTTACCTTTAAACTTTGTATATTCAGAAAGAGATTTCCATTTATTCTTACCACCATATTGCCTGATTTGTTTGGTGTAATCAGGTTTATAGTCAGGTATCCATTTTTTATACCTAGACCTTAAGGTATCAATTTTACAATTTAATTCTAAGCATAACTCTGTTGGAGATACTCCAGAAAGTAAAGAATCAATAATGTAATCTTTCTTTTGATCTAAGTCTGTTCTCATTTTGGTAAACTTGCTAGTATTATTTATAAGCATATCTACCAATATTTGTGGTGGTAGGAGGGATCTCTATGTGCGGACAGAATCACCTTTTCCTTCATCTAGTCGTAACCAGCGAGAGGGATTGCACTTCCTACATTTTGATGGAGTAAGTGTGATATACCTCATAAGGATATAACAGTGACTTACCCTCTATCACTTTTATATATGAAGATTAATCTTCAACGGGTTAGGAGGGACTCGAACCCCCGACCAACTCATTAGAAGTGAGTGGCTCTATCCATCTGAGCTACTAACCCAAGAGACCTCCAGGTTTGTGCATCGTTGAGAGGCATGGGAGGGGCAGGACTTACACAGAGTTTGGACCCCTGTTGCCTATGAGACAATCATACCAGACTTAGATTTGATTGTCAAGTGATCTCTCAACCACCTTTTAATAATACACTGATTCAGAATCTTTGTCTACTTACTTAGGTCAGTTGTAGAACTGTCTAAGCATCCATCTACCCAAGGTGAACAAAGTCTCATTTCTCCTCCAAGTTTCTTACACTCTTCAGTATAACACTTAGAAGTATCTAGAGACTTCTCTATCAACCTCGACAAAGGTATTCTAGAGGTTCCATCGTCTCCTGTCAAGAGTTCATATTCTCTGATTGCTTCATCAACATCACGTTCTACTCTTCGCTTTATAAGGTTCGGATCTTGCCTTATAACATCGTTGATTATGGTCTGAGGAAACAGAGTCCTCTGAACCTCATCTAAGAGGTCCCAGAGGCGCTCTGAGGGCACTCCTGAGCATTGTGAGAGGGTTGCTACGATACCACTGAGTATGACGCTTATAAGGATTATCTGCTTCTTATCTGGTCTCTTCTTACCGAAGTTAAAATTGAACATAAAAAAAGAGGAGTAGCAACCACTCCTCTATATTTATTAAGCAGATGCCTTTGCTTCCTTTCGGGTAGTCTTCTCTTCTGAGATTTCTCCTCTACGTGCCTTAGCAAGTTTAGTCAATTCTTGAAGTGCTTTACGTGCTCTGGTGCCCGCCGCACTATTTCCGTTTACAAATTTTTCATCTTCGATTTGCCAAGTTGCAAATGCATCAGAAATTAGTTGTGTAGTTTCAGACATAATACTCCTCAAAAAAATAATTAGGATTAAGTATATATACGTCTTTTTTATATTAAAAAAGAGGAGTTTTTACACTCCTCTTTTCAGTTAATTTATTTAATTTTTCAAACCTCTACCGTAATCAGTTTGTTGACATATTCATAGGCATAATGTGTTCGGGCACCATGAATACCCCAACCAATCCAACTGTACGCATAGTTCATGTAGCGATCTATTGATTTACCAGGAGTTTTCATTTTCTCCTCAATTCTTTGCCACTGAACCTCATTTGTCAGATAACGTAATTGTGTATGAAGTGCTGATGGATCCCCACCATACTTCTTAGCAAAATCACCCAATCCATAATAACGATCGGCAGATGTCCATTGGATTAGTCCGTAACCACGCCAGCAGCCACGGTAACTAGTCCTACTACCACCTTCACAAATATTAGGCACGAACATAGATTCTTGCTTAATATTTCCAAGAATAGTAGCAAGGGCGTTTCTGTCTTTTATACCATAATCCTGGAGAAATGCCAGGGTGGCATTTTCATTCTCATTACACCCTTTACAAATTAGCCTTTTCTCTTTAGGCTTTGGTGGTGCAACCTCTAGGATTGCTGTCTTCTCAGGTTCAAACTCTTTAATAACGGAATAAGGTTTATCCACTGGAGGGGGAGGACCTTGCAGTTTATAACTAGAGAAAGGCAGTGATGCCGTATTGGTTGTAACCATTGCAACAAGAGGAACGGCTACAGTAAAGATGTTTAACATTAAAATCGATTGAACTCTACATCCGTATAGAGAAAGGGGTACACCTCTTTCTCAAGAGGCAATCTCCACGGCTCTAAATCACATTCAAATTCTCATAATAAAAAACCCTGCTCATAACAGGGATTTTAACATTATAAGTTTTTATTTAGATTCTGTCAATCTTCAGGTTCTAATGAAACAATCTCAAGTTCATCTCCTTCAGGTTCAATCCACTCATAAAATTCTGCAAGAATAGCACGAGCGTCCTCTTTATTGATATTCATATCTGCTGCACGATCAAGAGACCAAGTTCTTACGTGTGCCACAATATCTTCAGTCGTTGCATTCATAATAATCTTTTCGGAAGTATCGGGACAAGACATTGGAATTGTAGAATGCTGGTTCTCCATTGTCAAGTCCTTCCGTGAGGACATTATTGACGAAGAGTTGTCGTGTCTCTTCGTAGTTTGTTTTGCCTTTTGTTTTATGTAATGATAAGATAGTTCGACTAAAATTTTCTCTGCCCAATTTATCAACGTCTTCTTTAAGTTCTGGACAAGACCCATAGTATTCTTTCCAATTAGATTCTGATTTTACTTTACGTTTTTTTCCTTTCGGAGTTCTAAACTGCCAGAGGTACTTTCTTCCTATGTATTTTCTACCGTTTAGTTTATTTTCTATTAGATAAACAAAACCAAAGTAGTCTCCTATGTCAGCACTAGTAAAAGGATTTCCATTATAACTCCATGGATTGTCATAGTCAATATCTATACTCATCAATTATATCAAGGACTTCGTTCAGATATTTATGTGCCAGTCCTTTCATATCCATTTCTGGGCGAATATGATCCTTATAAAGATTATCTTTTAGTTTTAATACACGAACTCTAAGTTCTTCTTTGGATATTTGATTTTTAGGCATAAAAATAGGGGAGATTACTCTCCCCTATCTATAATATTTTAGGTACTTATACCAATCCATTCTTTATAATAGTCATAATCTCCAAACAAATAATCATCACATTCTGCTGCTTCCTTATATGCGTTCAGGATTTCCTGCTCGCACCATTCATCATAATTGGAATCCTGCGAAAGTATTTTTGGTAACATCTTGTTTAATTCCTCCTACTACATAGGACTCAACTTCCGTTTCTTGTGGTGCCACCTGAAGACCTTTAGAAGAAATCCAGTGCTGAGTCCAAGGAAGAGGATTATTATTTGCTGAAATATCATATTGTGGTTTAAGACCAATTGCCTTAATCCTACGATTTGCAATCCATTCAACATATTGCTGAAGAAGTTTATCATTAAGTCCAATCATACTTCCATCCTTGAACAGATAATCTGCCCATCGCTTTTCTTCATTTACAGCACGATCAAACATAGCATATGTCCATTCCTCTTCTTCTTTCATAATCTGCTTCATTTCTGGATCGTCACCATCACGCCACTTATTCAGAATATTCTGAGTAATAGCTAAATGTTGGTTTTCGTCTCTTGCGATGAGAGAGATAATCTTGGCAGAACCTTCCATGAGCTTGAGTTCACCAAAGGCGAAACTACAAGCAAAACTAACGTAGAAGCGAATACCTTCAAGAATATTAACGTTTGCGACTGCTCTGTACAGTTTTCGTTTAACATCGTTGAGTGATTCCTTTGCGTATGATACTCCTTCAAGATTATGCATCCAAGTATCGGATACACCATACTGGTGTGATGATTGAATGAAGTCATCATAAGACTCTGTAACGCTCTTAGCACGCTCCAGAATACGCTCATCGGTCACAATTTTATCAAACACTTCACTTGGATCAGAATACACATTTTTAATAATGTAAGTGTATGAGCGTGAGTGAATCATTTCCATGAATCCCCACACTTCCATACATGCCTCCAACTCAGGAAGTGAGCAGTATGGAATAAATGCCATACCAGGTCCACGTCCCTGAATAGAATCAAGCATAATCTGATACTTCAAGTTAGAAGTATAGATGTGTTTTTGTTCTGGACGAAGTGTTTGATAATCTCCACGATCTTTCTGGAGAGACACCTCTTCGGGTCTCCAGAAATATCCTAGTTGCTGAGTAGTTAGTTTATCGAATATGGGATATTTGTATGAATCATATCTTTGAATTCCTAAAGGTTTACCAAAAAACATTGGTTGTTTTTTGGTATTAACTTGTTCTGTATTAAAAACAGTCATTCCTTTAATTTGTGTTTGCTGATCTTCCGTTGAAGAAATTTTAAACTGCACAGGATTCACACTCTCCCTCCTCTACTGAACTTAACTCACTTAGCAAATCTTGAAGATTGGGTTTCTCTTCTACTACCTCATCAGTCTTAATATCATAAGTGTTTTGATAGTAAGAAGTTTTCCACCCGTACTTGTATGTAGTCAAAAAGTCATTTGCCATCACTGAAGTAGGCACCTCATTATTATCATAATTTTCTGGATTGTAACTCCAGTTACCAGAAATTGCTTGGTCAAAGAACTTTTGCATTACCGCAACAATATTAATATAACCATTGTTGTTAGGCATATCCCAAAGAAGCGTATAGTTGTTCTTGAGAGTATGATACTGTGGAACAATCTGTTTGAGTGGTCCTTTTTTACTTTTCTTAACGGACAAGTAATCTCTTGGAGGTTCGATTCCATTAGTTGCGTTTGACACAACGGAACTGCTCTCCGATGGCATCTGTGCGGACAGTGTTGAATGTCTGAGACCATATTCCAAGATAGATGCTCTAAGAGTTTCCCAATCATGTTCTAATTTAACAGAAGTAATTTCATCTACATCTTTTTTGTAAGTGTCAATTGGAAGAATTCCATCGGCATACTTAGTACGTCCAAAGTATTCACAGTGACCCTTTTCTTTAGCAAGTTGATTAGATGCTTTCAGTAGATAATACTGGAATGCCTCAGTAAGACCATGAACCGCATCCCATGCTTCTTGGTCCCCATAATTAAATCCAAGTTTTGCCAAATAGTGTGCAAGACCAATAAACCCTATACCAAGTGAACGACGTGCCTTGGTGGCGATTTCTGCCGCTACTACGGGGTATTTCTGATAGTCAATCAATTCATCCAAACCACGAACTGAAAGGTCACAAAGTTCTTCAAGTTCTTCATCAGACTTCACCTTACCGACATTAATAGCAGAAAGGATGCAAAGAGCAATCTCACCACTTGTATCATCAATATGTTGAATAGGATAAGTGGGAAGAGTAATTTCTTGACAGAGATTGCTCATCTCAACTTTATCTTTGAATGAAGAGTGAGAATTGCAATGATCGATATTCATGATGTATATACGACCCGTTTCAGCCCTTTCTTTAAGAAGGTTAAGGATAAGTTCTTGCGCCTTAACAGTTTTCTTTTGAATGGACGGATTGTTTTCGTATCCAATATAGAGAGAGTCAAACTCAATTGTTCCGAAAGAATCATAAAGTCCAGGTACATCATGCGGGGAGAAAAGCGTGATTTCACCGTCCTGAATGAACCTCTCATAAAAGAGTTTGCTGATTTGAATACTGTAATCAAGTTTACGAACTCGATTATCTTCAGTTCCTTTGTTGTTTTTGAGAACTAGAATATCTTCTATTTCTTGGTGCCAGATTGGGAAGTGGACTGTCGCGGATCCACCTCGTATGCCATTTTGCGTGCAACATCTGACAGTTGCTTCAAACTTCTTGAGAAATGGTACAACACCCGTGTGTTGAACTTCTCCACCTCTGATTTTGCTGTTGATGCCACGGATTCTACCAGCGTTGATGCCGATTCCCGCCCTCTGTGCAACGTATCTGCCAATAGCCATATCACTAGTAAAGATACTATCGAGGGTGTCATCAACATCAACAAGGACACAGCTAGCAAATTGTCTAAGCGGAGTTCGCACTCCCGCCATGATTGGTGTTGGGATGTTGATTTTGTGTTTGGAGATTGCGTCATAATACCTCTTGACATATGACATACGGGTTTCTTTTGGATACTCTGCAAAAATAGTCAAAGCAATCATCATGTACATAAATTGTGGTGTTTCATATACACCGCCACTGCTTCTATCTTGCACGAGGTACTTATCAACGACTTGACGTAGACCTGCATAAGTAAAGAGATAGTCGCGGTCATGATCAATATAACCATTAGCGCGTTCAATCTCTTCTTTAGAATACTTGTTAAAGATATCATCATCATACACTTCGTGGTTAACACATTGATAGATGTGCTGCTCCAAAGAAGGTAGTTCTTTCATTTTTCCATAAAGTTGCTTACGCACCGAAAAAAGAAGTAGACGAGCAGCAACATACTGATAGTTAGGATGTTCCAGATCAATAAGATCTGATGCGGAACGAATCAGAATTTCTTGAATTTCTGCTGTAGTAATTCCATCATAGAACTGAATACCAGATGTCATTTCAACTTGACTTGCAGAGACTCCTGCAAGACCTTTACACGACTCTTCAACCATCAAATGCATCTTATCTAGGTCAAGAGACTCAATTCGTCCATCACGCTTTTTTACTTTGGTGCCGTTACTCATATTTTCTTCCAGGTAGTAAATTTAAGTTTTGCTTCTAATCCAGAATATGTATTTGATTCTATCACAGACTGCACATCCAGTCCAGATAAAACCATATCGTTAATATCCTTTTCTTTTATGTTGGAGGGCCATATTACGACCTTATCTCCTTTACTGATACAGTGTTCAATTCGTCGGTGGATTTCTGCATTACGTGGTTCGTTATCATAAATCCACACACAATCGCTAATACCCCACTTACTAATATCACCATCAGCTCCGCAAAGAGCAATTGAGTTGCGAATGAAAGTTGAGTCGAATGGACCTTCTGTGATGTAAACAGTTTGATCTTTTTTGATTTCATCGAGACCATATATTTTTGGGGCATAATCATCAAGCATTACGGTAATATATTTAATCTTACTAGGACCAAGTGCTCTACCTTGAAATCCTACAAGAGTATTTTGATAGAACAGAGGAATAATAATCCTAGGTTCATCTTTAAAAGTATTATCGAAGACTTCTTTAAAAGAATTAGTCCACGACTTAAATTTTTCGGCGTAATAATAGTTATATGGGTTTAATTTTCTCTTTACCAAATACTCATTTGTACCAGAATTTTCTGATGCTTTTGGTAAATTTAATTTTGGTTTAAACTTTGGTACTTCAAAATTAAACTCCGGTTCATCTACTATAAAATTTTTACCAGTTTTTCCATCCTTAAATTTTTCAAAAGTATATTGCTTATAGATTGTAGGATCTAATTGCTTAAGAAAGTTGTTAAAAGAAATATTAATTCCACAATTATGACACTTAAAATTTGTATTGTTTTTTACTTGATACAAATATCCTCTTGCTTTATTTTTATTTTTTTGAGAATCACCACAAATAGGACAACGAAAATTGTAGAGATTGTGCTTTACTTTTTTAAACTTTTGAAATCGCGTAGAAATCAAATTGATGTACTTTACATCAACAAAATCCATAATCAAAAATTAACCTGTTGATGTACTCTACATGACCTACCCAATTTTGTCAAGACAAAGTGACGTGATTATTGCTGTCCATTTAACAACCGAGTTCGTCGCTTTTTGTATGGTGTAGAGAGTGATTTTCTTTTGAGTTTTCATTGGCGTTAATGCCAACACTCAATTATTTATTTCTAACTTGATGAATAAAAGAATTTATAGATGAAGATATTACGTTATTAATAACAGGAAGAAACAATAAAGCAAAAGCAACTACTCCTGCTGCCATCCATCTAAATTTAAAAAGTTCCTCTATTTTAACTTCTATTTTTCCAACCTTCTCGCCAATATTGATGTCTTGCTTTATACATTGATCAAGTCTCTCATCATGGACTGCAAGCATTTTGCAGATATTTTGATTTGTTTCACTTAAGGTTTGAATGGCGGCATCTACACGCTCTACCATTTCCTCGTGAATTTTTACTCTTTCTTCAAGAACTGCAACTTTTATTTTTGAGTCTTGACCGAACATTGCTCTTATGGGGTTGATTTTTTTCTCTTTTTAATTAAATCAGTTCTATAAAGAGGTGGTAATCTTCTTGCAACTCCACTTCTACCATCAAATTTTATTTTTTTTGATCTTCCAGCAGTTGGTCCTTCAGCAGGTGATGTTTCTCCAAATCCACCAGAACCTCCAGGAGAATTTGCTGTCATCATCTCTTCTCTTATTATTGAGATAATCCAGTCAAGTTTCTTCTTTTCCATTGTAGATTTTATAAAGTTCTCCTAAACATTGTAAGTCAACTTGAATATCGTGAATTCCAGTTTTTGGATATTCTGGAAGTTTATTCAAAAAAATAATAAATGATTTTAATATAGACCACAATTCTTTTTCTATTTTAAAAAATAACATAGGTGTTGTTGCTTCACCAAAAATATTATAGAGAATAATAAAATGATTTAAAATCAGATGAATTTTAAGTTCACCTGATTTTTTATATCTTTTCAACAACCTTTTAATATACTTGAAATGATTTAAATCTTTTTCAAAATCCTCTTTTGTTACTGCTTGAGGGTTTTCATAATTTTTAATGGCAAATAAGAGAAAATTATCCTCATTCAATTCATTGAATATCATTTAATATCAAGCAAAAGGATTTGAATCATATAATGGAGTATTTCCAGTAGTAATTCCAGACATTGCAACTAGAACTTCTTTTTTCACTCTCAAATTGCCTTCAGAATCCTTATAAGTTTGAATACCAACCCATCCCGAATGAGTCAATTCGTAAGTAGTGGTTGCAGCATCAGCAAGTCCAGCATCAGCAACACCATAGATAGATGCTTCATAACCACCACTTATTCTATCGAAATTAATGGCATTACCAGAGGTAATAGAAGAAGCAATAGTAGAAGCAAGAGAAACCGTTGTTGATGCGATTGAAGTAACAACTTTAGAAACACTTCCGCTAACTAAAGTATCACCAACTAAAATACCAGTTGTACTTGCAATTGCAACAACATTAGTTCCAACACCAGAGGTGGCAGCTGCTGTGGTCGTTACAACAGTCGTTGTTTCAGTTGGATCAGTGAATATCTGTTGATATCTCTTGTCCTTGATAGTGTATTTTGGAAGTTCGCTAATATCAAACTGAACTCCAGAAATAGCAGCACCACTTAATCCACAAGTTCTTCCAATTGACAATTGAGTTGTACTTGCAATACCAACGATTACGGCATCGCCATAATAAGTCCCTGCTCTATCACCAAATCTAATTACATCTCCAGTGGCAGCAGCTCCAACTTGACCAAAAGTTGTTCCACTACCAGTTACAATAAGGGTATCATAATCCAGAGATACTGTTCCACCAGATCCTTTAGCATCATTATTTCCCCAGAGTGCCATGTCTTTCTTCCGTATAAAAATTACTTGATAATAATATTTATAAAAAAGGAGACTATTACTTTTTGTCTCCTTTGTGTAAAACTATTCTTAAAAAATTAGTTGTTAAATCTAATAATCCATTCTCTTCAAATTTTTTTGTTTTTGCTAACCACTCAGAGGCAGTTAGTAACAGACCAAGAACAATAGTTACTCCCCAGTTAGTTACAAAACAAGTAATCATGCTTGTGGTGTAAAGAGTTTGTCTTTAACTAACTCAAGAACTACATCATCAATACTATTGTCAGTTGATTTTACATATTTGGTTAAAAGTTCAACAACAAGATTTTTAACTGCCGGATGAGTCGCAATTGAAATAAGAAGTGGTTTTACCACTGCTACTACTGCACTCATGATGTCCTCCGTGTGAAGAGTATCCTGTTCTATTTAGATTTAATTATTTTAATTTTAGATTTCTTTCACGAGAAGATGACGAGTTGAAACTTCTTCATCAACAAGTTCACCATTTAATTCATAAGAAGAAGAAAGTGATTGCAAATTAACTCCTCTTTGAGCAGCAATTTTTTGTGCTTGAGATAACTTTTGTTGAGCAGTATCAACATTTTTTCTTGCAGTTAAAACCTGACTAATTTGACTTGTGTTTTTTTGTTGAGATGATTTAGGTTCCTGTGTTTTTGGCTGAATAAGTTGTGCTGCCACTGATTGTTCTTCAATCTTTTCAATCATTTTAGAAAGAAGTGATTCTCTAATTGCTTCCTCTTTAGTTTGAACTTTTTTAGGAAGTCCTTCATGAGATGTCTTAGCAAAATCACGAATTTTCTTTTCACTCATTGAATCAACAATGTTAAGAACTTCAGCACTTACTTCAGATCTTGGAGTTTCTCCTCTCTTTACAGAAAGAGCAAGTCCAAAAATCCTTTGCTGTTGCTTACTTTCTGATTTTTCAGAAAGTTGCAACTCCTCTTTTGTTAAACTTTTTAACAATTCATTTGCTTTTTTACGTTTTTCTGCTCTTTCTTTTTTCGCCTTTTCTTTTGCATCAATTTGTGCTTTTACATCCTCAACCGATGGACCACCTTTTCTTCTACGAGCACGACGTGGGTTTTTAGGTCCATCAGTTTTTATTGTCGTAGTTTTTACTTTTGGATTTGCTTTTGGTTTTGGTTTTGGTTTTTCTGGTGCAGATTTACCGACTCTAGGATTTTCTGATGTTCCTTCAGATGATTTTGGTTTTTTAGGAGTTACATCTTTTACAGAGACTTTTTTAACTTCCGATTTAGATGGTTTTGGAGATCCTGCAACTTCAATTTTTTTACCAGCACCAATTCCTCTGCGAAGACTTGGTGCTCTCGTTCCTGTCTTAGAATGAACTTCACTTGGTTTTTCTGGATTTTCTGGTTTTTCAACTTTCGTTTTCTTACCAAGTACTTTTTGAAGACCACGCTTTAATTTAGATGCAATTCTAGATAATAATCCAGGTTTTGATACAGAAGTAGAAGAACTATCAGATACTTGAGATTGAGATTTTTCAGATTTGCCATGTCTACCTCTTTGGTATCCACTCGATACTTCTCTACGTAGTGCTTTTGCTCCTCTTACGGCAACTCCAGCAGCATATCCAGCACTTTTAGCAAGTGCTTTTCCCACTTTTTTAATAGCAGACTTAACTTTTTTAAGTCTGTCTTCTTTAATGGTAGTATCAGTATCTACAGATTCACTTATGATTTGAGATGATACCTCCAGAGATTCTAAAAGAATATCTTGAATTTCTAATACATCATAACCTTCTTCAAGGCACTCTAAAAATACTTCTTCTACGACTTGTTCGATCAAATTGTCGCTGAGAAAAAATATTTCAGATTCTGAAAGATGATCAAGAACTCCTTCAAAATCTTCTATTTCAGAAAATTCTAAAAGAGTTCCTCCAAGATTTTCAATAGACTCTCTCATTCCATCACCAAGATCAATAGATGGATTGATGGTAATTTTATTTTCTACTTTCTTTTCAACAACTTTTTCTGATTTTTCAATCTTATCAATTACTTCATATAAATCATTTCTCCAATTTGAGAAACCTTCCTTGATTTTTTTCTTTTTCTTAAACTTACCAGAAACTTCTCCTGGTTCATATCCAATACCATCATCATCATCATCAAACCACTTCTTAATTTCTTTCGCTTCTTTTACCTTTTTTCTCTTAAACTTACCAGAAACTTCTCCTGGTTCATATCCAATACCATCATCATCATTATCCCACCAACGTTTTACTTTTGGTTTTTTTGCTTCATCAAGTTGTTGCCCAATAACTTGATTGAAATAAAGGTCAGTAATATCGTTTACAATATTATTATCCATTAGAATAAATGCTTTCTTTTATTTTTCTATACTTATTTATGAAATTGACTCCATATGCCTTTCCACCATACTGAAGATTTTCTTTTCCTGTTTCAATTGCTCCAGGAGTCTTACTTGCATAATGCTTAAATGCACCTAAAGTTCCTACAAGTGTATTTGGATGAGTTTTATCTCTCATTGGACTATCCATTTTAACTTCAGTATATTCTGTTAAATCTTTAATCCAAGACTTAAACATATATCCTTCTTCAGTTACACAGATTAGATGATTGGTTCCTCTACGCATTACTTCACCAATCAATCCAGTATTTAAATTTTGTATTTTATCTCCGATCTTAAAAATTTTACCAGTTACATAATTTTCACGAAGATTTTTCATATCATATTTTGGAGCAATCTCCCAAAGATTATAACTTTCTTTTTGGACTTTTGTTTTCTTAATTTTCATTCCTTGACGAACTTGATCAAACAATGCTTGAGTTTCAGCATCATCTAATGTTTTTGGTGTTCCTCTTCTAAAAGTTGCAAAGTCATTATCCATTACTGCTTTTCTCATTTTAGATGCAGACATTCCCATCACACCTTCCGCATCAGCATCTCTAACTCCAGCAGAAATTACACGAATTAAATCAAAGTTGTAAAGATCTCCATTATACTTTTGAGCAAGATTTTCAAATTCTGACTGACGATCAGATCCACATACAATATTTACATTTGCATATCCTTCCTCTGCGGCAGTCACTAATACATTGAATATTGTTTTCATATCAGGATCATCAATAATATTGTCCTCGTATTGAGGAAACATTTTTCTCATATAATGAATTTTAACTTCAGGACTCAAAGGATTTTTTTTCGGATCTTGAGTTCTAGAAGGATATATTTTTAAGTCTCCACCAACTGATACTTTTTTTGCCATGTTAAAAGTCTTATCATGCCCAATTGTCGGTGGATTAAATCTACCAAATACAATAGTGAGAGTACCACCTTCTTCCGGAACTTCTTCTTCTGGTGCTGGTGCTTGAATTCTTTGAGAAGCAGGTACTTGCGCTTTTGTTGATTGTGGTTGTGAGGTTACAGGTGCTTGTACTCCTTTTGCTTGTGCTGATGGTTCTTTAGATGCTTGTCTGCCATCAAGAAATACCAACTTTCCACCCTCAGTTTTTGCGACCATTTTACCGGAGCGATTCAACCATCCACCATGACCATCACCAGTTAATCCTAGTTTTTTGGCCTGTAAGGATGCTTGAGATTCTCTTGCTTCGGATAAAAATCGTAAAAAATTTTTCATATAATTGTTTTTATATTTTTATTTATTTTTATCGCTTTTTTATATTTATGGAGATAAGGGGGCACGATCCCCTAACCCCCAGCTTGCAAAGCTGGTGCTCTACCAATTGAGCTATATCCCCAGGTTTAAATATTATAAAACCCTCTCAACTAAAAAGTCAAGAGGGTTAGAGCAACCTTCCGATTTATTTATCAACCACGAGAAGAATCAAGAATGTTATTTCTCCAATCTTCACTCATGTTAACCATGATTGCTTCTGCAGACTCAACACTATCAGCATATCCTTCATCAAGAAGATGCTCAAGAACCACATCATAAAGATCAAGAGTTTCAACTTCTTCAATTAAATATGACTCTACTAAATTAGAGGTTTGATCATCACACAAATTCTCAATTAGGTCGTATGCTTCATAAACATTGTTCACATATCCATCATTAATCAGGTCTTGAACTAAGATATCTAGAAGTTCAAAACTCTCTGAAGCAGTAAGTCTTGCTTCTCTTTTTTGTGCTTGTATTCTGGATTTTTTGGTTTTAAAAGTACCAGCAGGTTGTCCTTGTTGAACCGTTTCGGATGGACCAGATCCAGAAGCTGCTGAAGCAAGTTTAGCAGCTGCTGCTTTTCTTCTATCTACGGAAACTGTCTTAGTTTTTGCTGCAGGAAGTGCCGGTCTCTCTTTTCCAGGTTGTCCAATTCTTGGATTTGCTGAGGTTCCAACTGGAGATGCTTTAAATTCACTAGTATCTCTTCCTCTAGAAGCAGCTGCTTGGCGTCTAGCAGCTCTTCTCATTTCTCTACCAGTTGTTCTTGCTTTTGCTTCTCTTGCAGATTGTCCACTGAACTCTTTCTTAGCAGCAGAAGCACCTGCTTTAACTGCACTGCCAACTCTCTTAACTAGACCAACGATTTTTTCTTTAGCAGACTTAAGTTTACCACCAACTTTTGCAGCACCACCTGCTGCAGCAGAAACTGCTCCAGCACCTAGTGTCTTTGCTCTTTCTCCTGCTCTTTTTGCAGCACCCTTAATTCTTTCCATTCTTGCTGTTCTTCTTTCAGAAGCTTCAGCAGATCTCTTTGATTTAGTGGTTGATTTATTATATGCTTTTGCTTCTTTAGAACCTGCAGGAGCATATGGATTCATTTCTAAAATGAGTCCTTCAAAAACTTGAACACATTCAGAAAGTTCTACACCTTCAGAAAGAATTTCTTCCATTACTTGATCAAGTTCATTGTCACTTAAATCATCAATAAAAGAAAGATCTTCTTCGATAGAAATATCATCACGAAGTTCTTCATCATAAACAGCAACATATGCTTCACACAAACCTCTAATCTGTTTTGAGTCCATTTGATAATTTTTATATTTTCTATGGATTATTTATAAAATAAAACTATCCACCTCTTCCTTTTGTGCCATAAGTTCTTCCAGATCTTGCAATATTTGTTCCTCTTCCTCCAGCAGTTCCTTTCTTAGCATATCTGTGCTGAGTAATTACATCCGGTTCCGCAGGAAGATCTGTTCTTTGAACATTGCTGGTTGTTCCAACTCTACTTGCAACATCTTTTGGTTTTGATGCATAACCACCAACATATGAATTTGGTTTCGTCTGTGGTTTTGGTTTATCGCTAGTAGCAGCTCCTATTTTTGCCTGAGTTCCTGCTTGAAGTTCGCCCGCCTGAACATTTAATTTCTTAAATGTTTCCATATCGCCTTTTTGCATTGCTTGTCTTGCCTTTGCTCTTAATGCTGCAATTTGAGAAGAAACGTTTTCTGCTTCAGCAATAAACTCCGAAAAAGTTTTCATTACACCTAAACACTTTTTAGTATTTATCAAATTAAACCAATTCCATTGGATAATGCTCAGAATCTATGTTTATAGTTTTTTTCTTTTTTTTCTTTGCTTCGTTAACTGGAGCAAGAGCAAATAATCCAGGATTTTTTTCTCCAAATTTTCTTACGATTGTTCCTGCAAGTCTATTTGCTTCATTTTCTGTAGGACTTCCTGCCTTACCACTTCCATGAACTCCATAACTATGTTGACCATAATGAGTAAGTTCATGCGCTAATGTTCTTAGAATATCCATAATCTGACGACCTTTAATAGAAATCATAATACGATTATCTTTAATCTGACCAAATGCTGCAATTCTTTTTGCAAACTTAGGATCATCAACAAAATGAATTTTTGGTAGTTTTTTGATTTTTAATTCTTTTTTTACAAAAGGAAGAAAGTTATGAACTATATTTTCAAATTGTTTTGTTGATATTCCTTCTGCAATAAAAGACAGTGAAATGATGAACATCTCACTGTCTCTTTGAAGTTTTCTCCACTCAGAAAAATACATTGTCGTTTTCTAAGTATTTATTATTCTCCAACTACAAATTCAATTCCATCATCAAGTTGTCGAATCACTCCACGAATATCAGTTACACGAGGAGGAACACTCACTTCATCATAAGTATATCCTTTTTGAGAATCAAACAAAACTTGACGAACTGCTGCGGCACTACGAGCATCAAGTTTTAGAGTTACTTGTTTTTCTTTAGTCATAGATCTCCCACCTTACGATTTTCTGAGCGTTCAATACTAAATGCACCTTCAGGATAACGAGCACTTAGTTTTTCAAAGTTCATTTGGATTACTTCTTCAATAGAAATATCAAGTCCAATACATGCCTGTGAAACATACCACATAATATCTCCAAGTTCACGCTTTAGATGAAAAAGATTTTCTTCATTTACAGGTTTACCTTGGAATACAATTTTTTTCACCACCTCAGTAAATTCACCTGCCTCAGCACTCATACCTACAGCAGCAGTAAGCAATCGCTCAGTAGGAAATCCTTTTTCACGAAGTTCAAGGAGACGATCGATGAAAGGTGTGTGTTCTTTACTAGGATTAGAGGTAGTGGCATTAACGAACTCAACATACTTGTTCAAATCAATAGTCATTAGAATTTAAATCCTTCGAATGTTTTTTTGGGTTTCTTTTCTTCATAATCATACTCTTCATCCTTTCCGTTGTCAAGAATATCTTGTTGAGCAGATTGTTCGCAATCATAAAGACGCATTTTAGCACGATCAATACCAATCACAAAACGCTTATGAATGGTAGGATCATTATAGCGATTCTTAAGTTGTTTAACAAGAATCTGTCCAAGTCCTTCAAGTTCTTCTGTAGAAATCAAAGCAAACATCAAGTCAGCAGTAGCAGGCAAACCAAATGACTCTGAAGTATCGGTCAATTCCACATCAGAACTACTATTATGCGTGAGAATATCATTCGCATAGAACAGATGATTTCCAGACACTTCAATATCTACAAGTTCTCTTTCATCAAGTTCTTCAATTTTTAGAATTTTTTTCAATAACATTTTCAATTCAAAATAGCATAACGAACTCTATAAAAAGCAACTAATTGAGGATAAGTCATTTTTCCATATCCATCTTCAACAACTAATGTTTCTGTTCTAGCAGGAGTATAAGAAACCTCATAAAGAAACACCATCTTGTTATTTTCTTTGAGTTCCTTTACAAACTTCACAATCTCATCAAAGTTCTCACCCACAACCTTATAAGTTTTTGCTTCAACACTCTTTCGGTTATAAAGAGCAGTTGGTCCCAAAAGAAATCCATCAATATAATCTTTGATTTGATTTACATAACCAATCGTATTCTCTTTTAGATTTTCTGGTTCCTCTTCTTTAAAAAGTTCATAATTCTTTTTCATAGAGGAAAGTGAATTCTCTAACCACTCATCAAAATCAAAAGTGATACAATAGTTTTCTTCTGGAATGGGTTCATCTTCCCATTCAAACTTTTTGTTTTCTCCAAACTCTTGGATTTGATTGAAATGAGACACTAATGCCTTATGCGTGTCTTCATCCGTAATCGCAAGGTTTTCGTTGTATTCATAAGTTTTAGTCATTTTTTAATCCTCCCACAAACAAATCCTTTTTCAGTATAATTTTCATAATCCCAAATATCAACACATAAACATTCTACCACATTATTAATCCAAATAACACCTTTTCCATTTTCCCAACCATTCAATAAGTAAAGATTAATTTCTTCTTTTTTGATAAATTTTCTTTCTTTTAAATCTTTTTTATGTATCCAAGTTCTACCAGAAGAACATTCTGCTATTTTATTTTTATGTTCCTCTGTAAGTTTTTTCCCTCTTTTACTCTCTGCTATTTTATTTTTAGTTTCTTGTGAATGATTCGTATTGAATTTTGTGTATAAACCAAGAGAGTATCTATGCTTTTTAGTTTTTCTCATTTTTTCTTTTGATTGTGTAGAAAAACTTATTCCATAGTTCCACGCCCTACCATTTCTAATATTCTCTTCTATTTGTTCTTGATTTGCTCCGTGATAGTGTTTCTCATAATTACAAGTTTCATATCTCATATTATATCCACATCCATCCATACAATGAGATTTGTATTTACGGATATAATAATCTTCTTTCATTCTTGCTTCACTTTCATCAACTTCTTCTATCACCTCAATAGTAAAGTTTCTTTTACCATATTCAATAATAGCATCAGATAGAAGTTTATTTCCTTCGTGCCTTCCAAGAGTAATATGTTCTTGCAATCTTCTATCCAATTCATTTTTAGTCAATCCAACATAATACATATGCGGATTGACTGCTGTGTTGGTAATTAGATAAATCTTTACTTTCATATCAGTAAGTTATACTACTATTATTTATAAGAAGTATAACTTACACATACTATTCCTTCACATAAAGATACATACCCTCGTTTAGTCCGCCCTTGATATTCATTTCGCCCGTTTGAGTTGGAAATAAGTGCTCCTCACTACAAATGATTTCTTTACCATCTTCCAAAGTAATCTTATAAGATTTCTTTTTAGATTTTGGGAAGACATTTAGAACTTCATTATAACCAGTATTTGAAAGCAACAAATCTCCAACTTGAATATTTGAAAGTTCTTTCAGTCCTTGCGGTGTTTGAACTTGTGTTTTCAAATCCAAGCAATACCCTGAACGAGTAGTTTGAGTAGCACTTACAATCGGAACATTAAACTCAACAGCAAGTCCACGAAGTTCTTCGGCAATTGCTTTCACAAAAGTGTACGAATTAATATTTGCATTTCCACGATATCTGGAAGAAGAACAAATGTTAAGATAGTCAATAAAGATAATATCTGGTTTGAATGACTTCTTAAGAGCAAGTTCGTTAAGAAGAGATTTAAAATGTCCAGCATGAGCAGAAGCAGTTGGATATTCCTTAATAATCAAAGTGCCTTGAGTCTTCTTTGCCAGATTATTAACTTTATTTTCAAAAATTTGCTTAGGAAGATCAACGATGTCTTGAATAGGAACATTCAAGAGGTTTGCGTCAATTCTTTCAGCAATGCGTTCTTCTGCCATTTCCAGCGTAATGTACAAAACGTTCCTCCCTTGGAGCAAGACGGAGCTAGCAACATGGCACATGAATAGAGACTTGCCGACGCCCGTACCAGCAAGAGCGATATTAAGAGTTTTGTTAGGGATCCCACCTTTCGTGATTTTGTTAAAATATTCAAGATCAAATTCAATTTTATCCTCCTTTTTATGATATGATTCGTACCTTTGTTCATAATCTTGTAAGTAATCGTGTCCAATGTGAGTATCAAAACTCACAGAAAGAGCATCAGAAAGAATAGAAGGAATACTATCTCGATTTTTCTTTTCATCCTTACCATCAGCAATATGAATTGATTCCATAAGTGCCAAATAAATGGCACGATCACGACACCACTTTTCAGTACAATTTACTAACCAGTTAAATTCAACTGAAATATCTTCGAGAGAAGAAATCAAATGAATAATCTCTTTAAAAGAAGTGTCATTGATGTCCTTACGTTTTTCTATCTCAATACAAAGAACTTCTTTGGTTGCTGGTTGATTATATTGCTCAACAAAAGAAAGTATTTCTTCAAATACAATCTTTTGGTTTTGATCTTCAAAATATTCAGATTTAATAAATGGTATAACTTTTCTGATGTATTGCTCATTATATAACAGGTTTCTAAGAATTAGAAACTCAACCTTCTCCATAACTAAATTCCTTTCGTGCGATTTCGTCCAATTTTTGCATTACTTCTTCGGTAAAATATACTTCAGGTTCTTTTAGAATCTGTTTAGCATAAAGTTTTTTACCATCAATCTCATAGCGTCCCGCTACGTTTTTCCAAAGTCCGCCAATCTCACCGAGTTCAAGAAGACCATAATATCGATCAAGACCACGCTCATCATAAAACAAACGAATCTCAACATCTTTGTTCTCCTTACTCAAACGCGATTTAGCAGTCTTAGCCTTGATAATATTTCCGACCACTTCCGTTCCATCCTTTTCTTTCTTTTTGCTGAGATAAATGATCGTACTTGCTGCGTATTTGAGTCCAGAACCTCCTCCCATTTCTTTAGTTGGTACGTAAGCTCCGATGACATCGTATGTATGATTTGTGACAATGAGCGGGACATTTGCTTGACCTAGTTTGAGTGTGAGCATTCGAAATGCACCTTTAATAAGTTGAGATTTAGTCATATCTCGAACTTCTTTTTCATTAAGTGCGTCAGTAATCTCTTTAGATGTAGAAAGCATACCCAAAGAGTCTAGCACAAACATACATGGTTTGCGATCTTCTACAGGTGCCTTCAAATACATATCTACTGCTTTAAGTGCCTTTGTACGGAACTCTTCAATAGTAACTACATTAACAACAACTAAACGAGATGTATCAACACCACGACTTTCTAGAAGAGATTTAGTGATAGCAGCCTCAGTGTCAAAGTAGAGACAGTAACCATCGGGATTAGAATCAAGAAAGTTCTTAACCACGGCGAGAGAGAAAAAAGTCTTTCCAGTAGAAGACTCTCCAGCAATAGCAGTAATCTTATTCCCAGATACACCGCCAAATATACTACCTGAGACCAATGCATTAAAAACGTATGAACCCGTATCAACATAAGTTTCCGTCTCTTCTATGTCTGATGCTAATTTAGTGTAGTCATCACCAATTTCTTTTACAATATCTTTAAGAAAATCCATGATTTTTCTCCTTATTCAAATAATTTATTTTATATGACCAAAGTTTAGTATATAACTTAGGATGAACATTTTTTAAAATTTCTATAATTATTTCCAATTCTTTTTTATTGATAGGTAAATACATCACACGAAAAAAGATTCCAAGGTTGCGGTTTTTTCTATTTTCCACCCAATAATATCAAGAATTGCCTTAAGTGGTTCTAGAAATGATTTTTCAAATTGTAATTCATAATCTATGTATCTGTCAAGATTTAACTCACTAGGAAACTCTTGTATGAATGAAATTACATTTTCATGAATAGTATTTGGTTTCTTAAGGTAAATAAATTTGATCTTTTCTCCATTTTGTATAAGAGAATATTTACTATTAAGTTTATTTTGTTTTATGTAATAATTAAAAAGAAGTGCTCCCCTAACATGAATGGGAGTTCCTTTAATATAAATGTCAGAATGTGAGGCATATTTCTGAACATCAGAAGCAGAACGTGGAAATGAAATTTCTTCAGGAGAAAGACTTATAAATTTATTGCGAGATTCCTCAATAAATTTAATCATATCATCTTCGCTACCACTCATCATAAGATTGAAAGATTCCTTTAGCATCTTACGACAAGGAGATGGAGTAGAAGATTTAATTGCTTCAATTCCTTTGATTTTAAGTTTAGGAGATTCATAACGAACTCCTTCACTATCCCATACACTTAAAATATATCTCTTCTTCGCAGTCCAAATACCACGCTCAGCAATACACTCACGTTTCATAAACATTTTTTGATCGTAAGCATTCACGTATTCCGCCAATTCTTGGTAAGAATTTTCAATATACTTTTCAAGTTCCATAGAACAGATCTTATCAAGGAACGAGACAACGCTTTCAGTAGTTTTTTCTCTTCCTTTGTATACAGTTTCAACCAAAGGACCCATATTAATATAAAGAGAATCAGTATCTGAAGCAATAACATAATCTTCACCATCAGTTTTAAGAATTTTGTTGAGATATGAATTCATTTTATTCATAATCCACTGAATTGATACTTGCCCTGAAAAAGTAATTGCTTCAGCATTCGACAATTTATAGTAACGAAAATACTGATTACCAATAGCACCATAGGCAGAGTTGAGTTGAATCTTTCGTGCCATCTGAATGTTATTACAGCGAGCAATCTCTTTAATCAATTGCTTGTTCTTCGTTTTTTCATATTCTTGTTCAGCAGCAAGCATCTTCTTTTTAAAGATTACACGTTCATTGTAAATCTTTTCCATTAATTCTGGAAGAAAACCACGAACATCTTTACGATACATTGCACCATTTGCACAAATTGCATAATCTTTATACATCTCAAAAGTAAGTTCTTGATTCAGAATCTTATCTACATTGACTGTTGGATGTTTTTCTTCAACCAATGTTTCGGGAGAAATATTGTATTGCATAATCAGGTGAGGGTATAGTGAGTTCAAGTCAAAACTCACAACCCAATCGTAAAGTCCAGGAATTGGTTCTTTTACATAGGCACCAGCATATTTTTCATCCTTACGTTCTTTATTTCGTGGAGGAATTACAATGTTTCTTTTCTTGAGGTATGTGTAGATAATATTGTCCCACATGCGAACTTGATAAAACACATCGGCATAATTTACCTTTGCGTCATATGCCATAGTAAGAGCAAGTTCAATCAGTTTCATCTTGTCTTCTAGTTTATCGACAAGTTCTACGTCAATAATATTATACTCAATAAACTTCTGCCACCCTTTAGTGTAGAAATCTTTAAATGTATCAAATTCAGAGTGATCCAACTTTTTCTGCCCAAGTTCAACTTCGGCAATATAATCAAGACGATAGGACTCTTGAACTTTATAAGTAAACTTTTTATAAAGATCTAGATAATCAAGTTGAGTTAGTCCACCTACATCAAATGTCGTATGCTTTCGTCCATTAATAAAGATTTCTCCTTCAGTTACAAGTCCCCAGTTAGAAAAACGCTTCATTAGTTTCTCACCAAGAACACGATTCAGGCGCTTACAGATATAAGGAACGTCATACAACTGAATGTTCCATCCAGTAATCACATCAGGAACATCAACCATCCAATAGTTAATGAAATGATTGAGAAGTTCATACTCAGAAGGACAATGATAGTATGTTACATCCTTACGAGTGTTATTGAATGGTTTAACTCCCCATGTTGTAATCTTCTTAGTAGTGTAATCCTGAATACTAATGGATAAGATTTCTTCTGAGGCAGATTCTACATCTGGGAATCCACCTTCAGAAGCAACCTCAATATCTAGAGTTACAAGTTTGATTTTGCTAATGTCAAATTTGATTTCATCTTCTGGATATTTCTCCGAGATATACTGATAAATGTAACGATCATTTCCGTAAATTTCGAATCCATCTACATTTTCATACTTACTATAAAACTCACGACAGTCTTTAACTGTACCAGGATTTACCGGTTCAACTGCTTCGTCACTTAATGTTCTATATTTGGATTCTTTTTTAGTTTTTACATAAAGAGTTGGAAAAAACTCATCTCTTGTCTCAAATCTTTTTCCATTTTGTACACCGCGAACCAAAAACTGATTTCCAATCAATTGAACATTAGTATAAAAATTCATTCTTTAATCAAATCCTCGTATTTTTCAAGAAGTGTTGGAGTAGGATCGGCAAGAGTAAGAATCTTATCCGAACTCATCATAAATGTATCTTGTTTTGTAACTCCCATTAGAAAAGGTTCCAATGTTCTCGAAAGTCCTTCAATTTGTGGTTCTTTTATAAGAAATGGTTTAACTAATTTGCAGTCAGGTTCTCCAATATCAGCACCTATCTCTTCAATCTGACTGATCAAAATGCAATTATTAACTAAAAACAATATCTTAATCATTTTAGACAATACCTCCAATAACTCATATTTTAGCAATAAAAAAAGGAGGAGTCAACCTGGATTTTGCCAGGTGCTCCTCGCGCCGACGATATTCTTTTTTATTTAGTCGCCATTCCCACCACCATCACCAGCACCAGATCCAGGATTAATTGGAACTGCTCTACCAGCACCAACATTTGTGATTATAGATTTACCTCTTTTATTGGTACGATAAACTTTATGTGGTTTTGCTGCTGGATACGAAATTGTTTTTATTTCGTTAAAAAATTGGCGGAAAGATTTCATTTTTTATTTTTATTTAGAGATAGTCCTTTCGTGCGTGATGTTCTGGAACTATTTTCCCAAGTACGATCCGTAGAAGTCCGTCTTCGAATACAACCTCCCTGACTTCTGTGTCGTCGGATAAAGTCCACGCTCGTTTAAAACTTCTGCTAGCCACTCCCTTGTGGATAAACGTCCTATCCGATTCGGTATCTGCTTTTTGTCCTTCGACAAAAAGTTTTCCATACTCTGTGTATACATTTACTTCTCCTTTTTTGAATCCTGCAAGTGCAAGTTCCAGATGGGATTCAACATTATTTATTTGAATAAGATTATACGGCGGATAATTTGTAGTGGTTTCATGAAGATTAAATAAACGATCAAAGTATTCATCCATTCCAATGCTATTGCGAGTAATCTTGTCCATTAAGGATGAAAGATCCGCAGCAGTATACCTTGCGAGGTTAGTCATTATAGTAGCTCCTTTACAGCGAGTTTGTGTTTTGTGGATCCTTTTCGGCATCCAATACTAATTATACAAGAAACAAAAAAAGAGGTATCGGTAAAACCGAACCTCTTTTTAGGGTTTTCCGACTTTTGTAGAGACCGCACGAAAGTCTCAATAATATTTATTCGGTTTCTACTACTTTTCCTTTTTTACCAATATTATACTTTTGCTCTAGAATCCAATCACCCTTATCCTTATAAGAAAGAACTTTAATCTGATTGAGTGGAGCAATATCAGATACCCTGTCTTCTTTAACGATTGTAATCAATCCCCAATCAGCAAGAAGACGTGCAATACGATTGCGACGCTGAACATCATTTACAGTAAGATTTGCGTGCTTACCATCAAGTGCAAATAGTTCTTTAAAGTGGACAATGTAATATCTACCCTGCTTATGCAGAATATGGCAAGATTGATAAAGTTTTTTCTCCTTACGTGATGCAACTCCGATGCGGGTCAAAGTTTCACGAACTTTCAAAAAGTCATCAGGTTCATTAAGAATTACCTCCACCATTTGGTCCTGAGACCAATCAACAGTAGGTTCTACCGTAGTAGTCATTTTGATCCTCCAGTTTCAAGTCGTTTTTTAATAAAGTTAATTTGTTCTTTTGTCAGGATTTTCAGTGCTTGAGATGCCTTTTCATTACTATATCCATAATAACGTTTAACACATTCTAAGTCTGTGATTTTATCCTTACGGAGCCAGGGAGAAAATCTCTTCCGTTTCCTAAGACTATTTAGATAAAATGAATATTGCATATCTTTATCGAGATGATGATTCATATTCATTTCATTTGCAAATAAAATAGTATCAATTTGCCCCGACAAACATTTATTGATAATGAATGGAGAATATTCTTTTTTAAGTTCTGGGTCTTCTTCAATCAAATTTTCTTTCGTAAAGTTGATGGAATTCAACCAATCTTTAAGTTCCATTATCTTATAATTTCAATTTCATCATCATCAGTCCAAAGTTCTACTTTGGTCCTAAATCTATTTTCTTTTTTCAGTTTTTCATACCGTTTTGTTGCCTTCTTTTTCCACCAAAAAATAATATTTTCAAGATAAAATTTATCCCAATTAGGTCCACGAATGAGTTCTTCTTGTTCACCAAGAATTACTTCACGAACATTTGAGTAACCATACTCTGAGATATAAAATCTCTTCTTCTGCGTAAGATTAAAAGCAGTATCAATCACACAATTAAACTCATCAAGTTTCTCTTTATCTTGAAGAGAGTTTCGAATGATAGAAATCATCTTTGTCTGACGTTTCATCTTTTTAGATGATGCCTTGTTATCAGTCAACGGAGTATTATTATTCAAGTAAGTAAACCTATCATGGAGTTTATGAAATATTTCATCATGGAGAAGTGGAAGAAATTTACTTTCAGTAAGACCCTTATATCTAATGAAAGGTTTGAGTCCATCATATTGAGATGCATCTGTGGTAGAACCATAGAGAGAGGTAGTTTCAAAAAGAGCAATGTCTTTTTCAAATACTTCGTTAAGAGTCTCACGCGCAAAGTGAGAACAGCACATAAGTGCTAGAAGTTTTCCACCAAGATAGTTGTACCCAAAAGGTTGAGAAGGAACGATTACAAAACCCATCGCAGCGTGGCGATTAAAAATGGAAAGATCTGGAGTTTTACCCAACCATTCATTCCTAGGTTTTGAGTTGATTGTGGGAGAACCAAAGCGAATAAATCCAATAACCTTTTTCGTATTCTTCTCAAAAATAACCCAACGCAATTCTCTACCAGGAATATTTGACTCGTTATTATGCGAAGATACCACCTTAAGCAAGGTGTTGTAATATTCTTGCGGAAGTGCTTGTTGAAATCTATCTCCAACAAACTTGATATCAAACTCCATGTCATTAGGATGAATGTCTTCATTAAAGAACTCATCATGAAGAGGAACAATAGAGTTATTGGTTTTAATAACTTCTTTCTTTACAAAACGCAGATAATCTTCAATATTTCCCATGTTAGAGAAATACTGAATAAATTCATTTGCAGACCATTGTGCATCTTGTTCAGAAATAATCATCGGAATTCGCATTCACACATAATTTCAGTAAGTGCTGCTAAGAGGTTAATTTCTTGGTCAACCACGAACGCACATTGGTATTGATACTTAGCAATAACAAGAACGGCAGCAGGGATAGATTGGGGGAGTAAGCAATCATAAAGAGCGTCATAAACCCTGCGAAGAAGGTGAGAAGCATCGTTATCCAAGTTGGAGACCACCCACTTTCGGACTTCAGGAAAGTTTTTATCCTTGAGAAATTTAACAAGTTCATTTACAGAGATGTCAGAGAAAGATGCAAGAATGCCCGTGTCGATTTTTCCGCCCGTAGCGTACCTCTGACACTCGTTGAGAACACGTCTGAAATCAGGAAAGTGCTTTGATACAAGTTCCGCAAGGACTTTTTGATCATATTCAATTTTTTCTTGATCCAAAATCGTTTGGAGACGTTTAAAGAATGCTCCTGCAAGTTGTTGTTTCTGTTTCCCCTTGATTGTGAAATCGATGACTGCACATCGAGAATGGAGGGGTTCGATGATCTTGTTCTTGTAGTTGCAGGTGAAGATGAATCGGCAGTTGTTATAAAATGCCTCAATATTTGCCCGTAGTAAGAGTTGTACGTCGTTTCCTGTGTTATCAGCTTCATCGATAATGATGACTTTGTGTTTAGAAGATCCCGTAAGTGAGACGGTCGAAGCGAAGTTCTTTGCTTGGTTCCGTACAGTATCCAAGAAACGTCCTTCGTCGGATCCGTTGATGACATAATAATCTGCTCCTAATTCGTTACATAGTGCCTTTGCAATTGTAGTTTTACCAATACCAGGAGGTCCAGCAAGAAGAAGGTTTGGAATCTCGCCCTTTTCTACAAACTCCTTAAATGTTTTTTTAGTTTCATCAGGAAGAATACAATCGTCAATTACTTGAGGACGGTATTTTTCCGTGAGAAGAAATTCACTTGCCATAATTTAATTTATCCACGAAGGTTTTCTTTCAGGCATTTTAAGGTAATTATCAGACACCCAAGGTTTGGATGCGATGTACCTTTTGTATGCTTCAAATGTATCAATAGTGTCGTCAAACTTCCACTCCTCAGGCATAGCACGAGCAAATGGAGTCACTTCTGTAATCTTACCCTTTGGAAACAAGTAATATGCCTCCACAAGAGTTTTATAACAGGAGTGAATTTTATTATACCGCAGGCAGTATTCATCAGACAAGTTCAATCCCCATTTGATTAACCAGTAGGCATTATGGATACTTTCCATTGCCCACTTGGTACAGGGATGATTGCGGAATGCTCCTTTCTCGGTCTTGTAGGGGGTTCCATCTGCCTTAGGAAGAGTGCCGTACCCATACCCCCATTTCTCTGATGCCACGATAGAGAGCATCTGACAGCACTCTAGAGGCATCTTAACAATGTGTTTGTCGGGGAGACAAATGGCACTCTCAGCAGGCCAAGGCGATGTAACGAATATATTCATCCGAAAGTAGAATCAGGTTCCAGAGCAATATAGTAGCATAGGTCGTGGTTCTTGGATTGGAACCGTGACAAAAGTTTTTGTGACACAATCACTTCATAAGTTCCAGGAAGGATCTTAATATTCTCCACCTTGAAGTTGAATACAAACTCACTGTCAGTTTCACCAACAACAATAGAAAAATCGTTGGAAGTATCATTCTTCTTATCACGGACAACCAGTTTCACAACACCTGCTTCACCAACAGCAGAAATGTCAGGAAGTTGATAAACAGCAGCTGCTTTTAGCAGTTTATCCATTTGCTCTGTAGACAGTTCAAAACAAACATCCTCGCTGGGAAGATTGATTGCTTTATCAGGAGGAGTAACAATCACACTAGGATCTGCAAAGAAATACTTGGATCGCATCTTACCTTCACGAATGACAACATAACCATCATTCTCAAAGTCCAATTCAGGTGCTTTATGAAGACCAAGACCATTCAAGAACTGATTCAGATCATAAATTCCAAAATCCTTAGGAAATTGTTCGGTAATCGTTGCTTCAGCAAGGATGTTTTTCATCACACTAATTGTTCGAAGTTTGTTTCCTTCCTTAAAAAGAATAGATTGATTGATGCCAGAAAAGTTCTTGAGAACCGAAAGAGTTTTATCGGATAGTTTCATAATAATCAGCGAAATTCAGAGAGACCATTTTCTTGACGATTATAGTGTCCGTCAAAGTGGAGAAGCAACATAGCATAGTGAATAACTTTCATCAAATCACGTTTGCTACGACCATCCTTATCTCCATAGCGAGAACCATATTTGATGATGTTTGCTTGACAGAAAGCAGAAGCAAGTTCTTTTGCTGCCATCAAATCAATTGTTTGAACATCTTTGTAATCTTGTTGATGTCCGCAGTAGTGACTTCCATAAGTACTCGTCACATAGTCCTGAATGTCTTTCAGGATTTTATCTTCATTGTATTTCCAAAGATGATTAGTAGATTCACTCATAGTAATAGTAAAAGTTGATTCAGTCATAAAAAGAGGAGGCACTTTTTACCTCCTCATATTCTATCAGTTTGCTTGCCTATCGTCAATATATTGTTCAGTCCGTTCAGGTTGTGACGGCATTTGGAAATCAGCATCTACTTTATCATAAAGTTCAAGGAATGCTTGTTTGGTTTCATCATCAAAGCGGTTTACACACACTTGGATTGCCTTTGCTTTATCTTGGAAGATGCTATAGGCACGGATGATATGAACCAAACGGCGGGTACTGATGATTTCCTCAATACCACCATCATAAAATGTTTTACGAATAATGTCACTCCAATCAACCAACCGCTTGCAGAAATCACGGTCTTCCACGCCAAGATCCAGAGCAACGCCTTCAAGGATCTTCTGCTCGGTGGCAGGAGCAGGATAGGACTGCTCAAAGGTCACGGGGAAACGTTCCAGGAATGCCTCATTGAGCACGTTGGTGCCGATGAACCTACCGTCATCAGAACCCTTGCCCTTAGTGTTTGCGGTGGCAATCACGTTGAATCCAGCAGCGGGTTTGACCCAGCGACCAATCTTCTTCAGGAAGACACCTTTACCCTCCAGAATGGATTGGAGACACAAGATTTTGTTGGAAGCAAGGTCAATCTCATCAAGAAGAAGAATCGCGCCACGCTCCAGTGCCTCAATCACAGGACCATTATGCCAGGCAGTATTTCCATCAACAAGACGGAAACCTCCGATAAGATCGTCTTCATCAGTCTCAATAGTGATGTTAACACGAATCAATTCACGCTTAAGTTGAGCACACGCTTGCTCCACCGAGAACGTTTTACCGTTACCCGAAAGACCCGTAATGAACGTAGGGTAAAAGAGACGGGACTGAATAATCTTTTTAATATCGTTAAAGTTACCAAACTTGACGAAGGTATCATCTTTATCAGGAATAAGGTTTTGCTCTACAGGAGGAACCACGGCAGGTGCTTGGAAAGTACGTTCGATTTCTTCTACCTTTTGTTGAGTTACTTCAAGATTCCATTTACCACGACCGACTTTAAACGGTTCAAGTTTTTTAGTTACAGTCTGATAGTTAGAGTCATTCAGAGCACACCAAGCACGAATATCGGCACCAGTCACAGTGTTGCCGTAGAGTGCCTGAAGAGAAGTGCGGATGTAGTCGGAAGAGAGTGTCATTCGTTTGTTTTGTTTCAACCTAGTCATTATAAACGAAAAAGGGGTCCTCTTGTGACCCACATGGTCAGTTCGCTAACTGGTCGTCGAATTTCTCAAGTAAATCACTTCAATTCATAATCTGGATATTTTTCTCGAACTTTATCTCTAAATCTACCATTAAATGATGGAGGATTTAGTTCTCTTTTTTGGGTGATAATTTTATTGTTGTGATCAATATTTAAAAGTTTATCGATGTTGTCAGTTTTTTTCATGCTACCAATGAAATAAACTCACCAAGAACTTTTTTATTTAGTTTCTTAGTCTTCAAAGACTTGACAAAAGCAGATTTGATTTGTGCTTTGGTTGCACATTCATGAACATCAAACTCAGTGTCTTGAGCAAGTGCAGATGCAGACATACCAAAGTATGCATCATATCCAGAGTTGGTGATAGTAAAACTTTTCATTTTTTTCCAGTCACTTTGAATTTTTTCATACTGCTTATCAAGTTGCGAATGATAAAGTTGAATAAAACGACTTGCGTTACGGTTCTCAAGAACACGAATACCAATAAAGTTCATAGAAGAAAACTTATCCTTCAGGTTCTTCAGAAGAGCGTCAGTAAATGCATGATAACCATAACCAACACTATAGGTTGTTCCAAGTTTACGATCACGAAGAAATGTAGAACCAGGATAAGTATAACCAGTACCAAGAACAGGTTCTTTTGAGTAAGAACGACGAACTTCTTTGTGGTAAACAAGTTGATTTGCTTCACCATCAGTAAGAACAATACACTGAACTTTCTGAAGTTTGTTTTCTTTTTGGAACTTAGGAAGAATTTGATGCAGAGCAATCAATGATTCATTCAAAGGAGTTCCGGACAAAGACATACGATGAGAGAAAGTATAAGGAGAACTATAAGTCCTACCAAAGCAATAAGCAAGACGCCAGATGTTAAGCAGTTGATGCTCCAGTTCTTTACCAGAAACTTTGCTTGTGAGAATATTCATCATTGTGAATGTTTCATCTACAAGCAATAGATTTTCCTTTTTCTTATAGTGAGGAGTGCGATCAGCCGCAAGATACCTATCATTCTCATAATCATATTCTCCACGACGCCATTCATTAGTGAAAGCATATACTTCAAAGGGAATAGAAACCTTCTTGCAGAACCAAACGAGATTGAAGAGTTGCTTGCAAGTATCAAGCATCACATCTCCCATAGAACCACTCCAGTCCAGTACAAATACAAGACCATGATTCTTTCCATCAGGAAGTACGGAAACTTTCTTGAATAGATCTTCATTATACTTGTAAGTGTGAAGACGGGAGGTATCAAGAACTCCAGTACGAGCAGTTGATGCACGAGCATACTGATCTGCTGCTTTGCGACATTCAAACTCTTTCACTAGATAGTTGACTTCTTTCTGAGCAGAAGACTTGAACTTCCTAAACTCAGTATCAGATTCTTTATAAAGATTTGTTGGAGTAATATTTTTTTCTTGTGACCAATCATTATGAATTTTTTGTTGATGAGCAAATGAGTTGTCAATATCTTTATGAACTTCAGAATTCTTAGCAATTACGGTGTCAAGATTCAATTGAGGAACTTCTACATAGGTATTTTCATAAGGATCATTTCCCACAAGATCACGAATCTTTTCTTCTAGAGAATCTGCAGTGCGAACTTCAGGTTCATACTCATCACTAGAAGAATTTACTGGAGTTTGCTCTCCTTGAGCAGTTCCACCATAAGAACCATCATCCTCTTTTGGTTGTGGGTTATCACTCTCACCATCTTGTTCCGAAGAGGAGTCATTAGTCTCCACTATTTCATTGGCAGGAGACTGAGAGTTTCCTTGAGTTTCGTGCGTATCAAAATCAGAAACTTTTTGTTCTTGCTCTTTTTCTTTCTTACAATACTTATAAAGTTCTTCAGCAGCAATCAGAACATCGGCAAAAGTTTCTGTTGCAGAAATCAAATTGACAATTTCTGATTCTTCACCATCTTCAATAGGAATATAAGTATAATTTCCAATTTTGAAAAGAAGATTTGCACGGTCAGCAAGATTAAATTTAGAAATGTCTTCTTCTTTAATTTGAAAGAAGTCATCTTCGTTCAGTTCCTTATAACCATTGAAGAAAGTCTTAGCAAGACCTGCATACTTACGTTTCATTAATTTTTCAACGCGAACATCTTCTACAACGTTCACAAACTGAGCAGGAATCTTTACCGTATCTGTCCAATCCTCATCAGGTGTATAGAGAGCGTGACCGACCTCATGACCCACCAGAAGGTCATATACAAGACCACTTGCCTTCTCCCATAGAGGAAGCGTAAGAACACGAGTATGGACGTTGAAGCAGGCAGTAGAGACCTTCTTGTGCTCTACCACCAAATCTTCAGTGGCAAGCAGTTTGGCAAGTTGAGATTTGATTTCGTGACGAACAGGCATTAGTTTGTTGCGTATGAAATCATTATACAAAAAAAAGAGGCCTTGCGACCTCCTAGTGGACAGTTTGAAAAGTGTCTTATTACATTCCATACTTTTCAAAATCAGCTCGCGCATCTGCAGCTGCTTGCTTATGTTGATTTTGCCTATATTCTCCGGATTTCGATCTATTTTTTCTCGCCTGAGAAGTTGAATATTTTCTTTCAATAGGAGTATCTAATTTATCTGCCACAATTCTAAGGACATCTCCACGATCACCGCCAAGTCTTTTTGCTTGTCTTTCTATTTTTCCTCGATTCATTCTTTTAAATCCTTCGTCTAAAACTTCCCCACACCACTCTTCACTCATATTCATAAGAATTACTTCAGCACCTTCAACAGTTTCGGCATATCCTTCATCAAGAAGATGTGAAAGGATGTAGTCATATTCCTCTTTACTGAGAGCACGTCTTCTAGCAGTAGATGCTCCAAGAGTGCGCCCAAGAGCACCTCCAGCGGCAGTAAGAACTTGAGTGTGACGTTTAACACCTTTATGAGTAGCAACTCTTGCTTGCCTTGCCAGTCTAGAATCACTTGCTGTATTTAAAGCATCAATTCCAGTTTTAACTGCTTTACCTACAGTTTGAGCGGTTTTTTTAGTCAATTCAATATCCTGCTTGGCTTTCTTAACAGCACCGCCAAGAGCAGCTCCAAGTCTTCCAGCAATTCCCATTCTAGTTTGAGTTGGAGTTGAGGAAGATGCTGGTTGTTTTGCTTGTGCGGATGCAACAGCACCTTCTCTTTTCTTAATTACACCAGAAACTCCACCAGAAATACCACCTCTTACGGTTCCACCATATTTTTTAATAGCTGCTTTTGTGGTGCTTTGCGGTCTGCTTCCCTTAGGTCCAACTAAAATTTTATTTTTCTTATCTGCCATTTTTTGGAGGCGAGTTTGAGATGCCTCTTCCAAATAAGACTCCTCTACAATTTCATCAACCCAATCAACAAACTCATCTTCACCAAGTTCTTCAATTAGAATATCAATTCCATACTCATTCAGACCCATCTCATAGAAATACTCAGTAGCAATTTCAACCTCTTCACTAATATACTGAGGTTGATAAACAGAAATATATGCTTCTGAAAGATTGCGAATGTCTTTTGCGTCCATTGTTACAAATACTTTTTAGTTATTTATAAAAAAGAAGCGCCTCGGTGATGGAGACGCTTCTTAAGTGCTTGTCTTCGGGATTTTGCTTGTCGCAATGCTTGTGGTTTAAGTTTTCGTTTTTGCTGTTTACCGGAGTTGTGTTGCCAGTTTGGAGTGTTCATTATTCTTAAGAGGTTTAGACTATCATACGCGAAAAACCTTTGACTTTCTCAAACTTTATGACACTTTCAAATCTGTCCTCTAGACCAGTCTTATGAGAGATGACAAATATATTAGCATCTTTAATGACATAACGGATAATCTTAAGGAACTCTTCTGTTCCAAATCCATCAAGTGAAGAATCAAACACCTCATCCATAATCAAAAGATTTGTATTGACTGAGTTTTTCATTCTTGCAACTTCTCTCCAAGTAAAGAGTAATGCAAGGTCTATTCTCATTTTTTCACCTTCACTAAAAGAGGCATATGAGAAATCTTCATGAATTGGAGACTGGACGGTTTCGTTAAATTCCTCATCAAGAGTGAAGTTAATATAGAAATCCATCATCTGAAGATAACGGTTTACTTGCTGATTTATCAGCGGTAGATACTTCTTAATGATTTTGGATTTTACTCCACCGTCTTTAAGCAAACTATACGAAAAATCGTAATAGTTGATTGTGTCTTTTTTAGAAGCGAGTTCGTCGTATGTTGTTTTTAAGTTTTTATTGAAGGATTCTAACTTCTCATGTTCAGAATTTCGGTTTGCAAGTTGTTCGGTAATTTTTTGAATTTCCGATTCAAGATTTCGGATTTGTCTCCGCAATCCATTAATCTTAATATTGTTTTGAGAAATGCCATTCGTTAAGTTTGAAATCTCCTTCGATAGAGTATTGAATTGACGCTCTCGCTCCTCTTCCTCTTTAATTGCCTCTTCTAGTTCTTTATAACCAGATTGCAACTCCTTTGCTTTATCTTGAGCGTTCTTAATTCTATTTATTCTAAACTCTTCATCAATGGATTGTGTGCATGTAGGGCATACCGTATTCTCAGTAAAGAACTTATGTTCTTTTGTAATTGTGGATACTTTTTGAGAAATTTTTCCTTTAAGATTTCCTAGTTTACGAAGTTTTTCAGCATATCCAGTAATTGCATCTTGCTCACGAATAAGTGCTCTAAGAGGTTCTTCTACAGACTCATTTTCTTGCGTATATTGTTCAATTTCTTTATCCAAATCGGAAATTTTCCGATTATTATTGTTTATATTATCTTTTCCTCTATTTTCAAGTTCTTCAATAAATTCTTCCTGCATCTGAACTTTATCAAGAAGAGATTCTTTCTTAAGTTCAAGAGTTTTAATTTCATCTTTAATTGAACGAATCTTTTCTTTAATTACAACATTCATAGAAGAAAATATTTTAATATCAAGAAGATCCTCAATTACTTCTCTACGATGAGATGCAGGCAGTTGCATGAAAGGAACAAAAGTACTACTACCCAAAATCACGATTTGAGTAAAAGACTTGTAGTTCATCTTTAAAACATTTTGCTCTAACCACTTCTGCTGATCTATAGCTGCAGCAGACTGATCTAAAAGAGAGTCATCACGATAAATCTCAAAAATATTAGGTTTGATACCTCTCACCACTTTCCACGAAGTGCTTCCAATATCAAACTCAACCTCAACTCTACAATCCTTATCATTTACAGAATTGATGAGTTGAGGTTTATTAATTTTACGGAATGGTTTACCAAACAAAGAAAATGTTAGAGCATCAAGAACTGTACTTTTTCCCGCACCATTAGAACCAATAATGAGATTTGTTGAATTTTTTGTAAAATCAACCTCAGTTTCATGTTGTCCGGTAGAAAGAAAATTACGCCATTTTATAGTTTTAAATAAAATCATGAGTTACATTACTTGGAGGAATAACAATATCATTTGAGGTAATTACTGTATATTGATAATCATGAAGTTCGCAAGTTTTTATCATAACTTCATCTTCAATTTCAATTACATGCATTTCTGGATATCCATCATCTTCTAACATCATAGCATATCTAACTGCATCATCCTCCTCTTCAAACAGATAGAGAATATGATCACCATCATCGTTTAAAACGGAATATGCACCTTCAGTTTCTCTGCCGTTGATTGTTAGAATAAACATTAAACCATCTCACATGCCTCTTGATAAACTTCTTGCAATAGTTTTTGAACTAGTGATTTATCAAGATTTACTTCAGACTCCTCAATATATCTATTCAGAATTGAAAGTGTATCTTCAGATTCAAATACTTCGAAATTTTCAGATTCTTGAATATCAAAATTTTCAATTACCTTAAGTTCCGCAACATTAGATGTGTATAGTTTATCAATAAATTTTTCAAACTTTTTGGTGTCTGTTTTTTTACGAACAACTACTTTTACGATTTTATTCTCATATTCTCGTGTATCAAAAGTTTGATAGTTAGTATCTTCATAATAAATGTTATGAAACATTTTATAAGGATTATCAATAGATTCGTGATCTAAAGTTTCAGTATCAAAGATAGTAAACCCACGGGTATCACCTACGTCTGTCCAATAAATCTCATAAGGATTTCCTAGATAAAAGACTACTCCGTTATTCGATCTAGTGTGATAGTGTCCCGAATAGACCCTGGTGAACTTATCAAATAGTTTGCTTTCCAGACCATGCTCCATGACGATTTGTCTATTAACTCTAAATCCTTGGAGTTCAAGGTGCCCCATCGCACACTTGCAAGCAGTCTTTTTAATGAGTTTGAGAGTTTGCTCTTCATTTTCTTGATTAATCCAGGGTATAAAAAGTATAGGTAGTTTACCCAACATTACTTCTGTTGGTTCAGAATAAACGGTTACATTATCATATTCACGTAGAAGCAAATCTACTGCGTTTACATTATTAGTATTTTTATAATAAGCAGTATGATTTCCAACGATCGTATGAACTCGCACTCCCATTTCCTGGAGACGATCATAATAATTGTTTTTAGCCCAGGAAAGTGATGAAAAATCAATACCTTTACGACTATCAAATGTATCGCCCATATCAACAACTGTGGTAATCCCGTACTGTTCCAGCGTAGGGAAAAACACGTCATTATAGAACTTTAAAAAATAATCATGAAAAAGTTTTGAATTTTTTCTGGCACCAAAGTGCTGATCTGTGATGATTGCGACTTTCATTCAATAGCGAAGTTTAGAATGCACTGCGTCTTTAATCGAATTATAGTCGCTATAGTTGCTTCCGTCAATAGAGTTGTCCTCAAATACTTCAGAGTATCCAGAACGCTCAAGGATTTTGTTCTTGATTTCTAACTGACGCTTCTCTCTTTGAATACGACGAAGAAAAGCGTAGTGAATGATTTGAGTGAAGTAAGCAAAAGGATTCTGTGACTTCTCAGGATTGAAGTTGTGAATATACTGAACGCAGTTTTCAATACCATCGGAAATCATGTCTTCCTTAAACATATAGTTTACGAAGTTAGGTTTAAAGGAAAGATGATTTGCGATCTTCAGGAAACACTCTCCAATGTAGCGAGGAATGGGAGGTTTTGGTTTTCCTTGAATCTCTGCGATTTCTTTATCTTCGCGGTATTTAATCAATGCTGCAAGAAACTCTTTGTTATTGACGTAATGCTCTGACCTCTTTCTTTTGGTCATGACTGCTGTGGTAATCATAAGTTTTTATCATTATTATGTATAAATTATACCATCTATAAAAATACTTGACAAGGTATTCAAAACCTTGTACAATTACCTTTGTCGAGGTTGAAAAGATTGATTTAGCTATTTTTATAAAGCTTTTCTAATATCTCCTTAGCATCATTAACATTAGCAAGATATCCCATTCTACGATTAATTTTAGAATGATTATTCCTATCTTTTACAGATTGACGAACATAAGATTGATACATCATAATTATTTCTATATCAGAAGATTCAGAGAGAGTTAATACATCATCAAGATTAATAATAAACATATCTTCTGTTGTTGTTTTTAACCATGGTTCTATTTTATATCCAACTGTTCCAGATCTACTTTTTATTTCATTAATAATAATTGGGTTTGTAATAATTAATAAGGTTTTATCTTCTTCTTCAGAAGCTGCTACTTTGGCAAAGATTTCTTCACCTGTTTTAAGTTTTAAAGTTGCATAAAAATCATCTTCTATCATTTTTCTTAAGTTGTATGGTGATTATTTCATAATTAAACTTTTCTTCGTTATAAATTTTAATTCTTTCTATCAAATGATTTAAAGTATAATTTTTTCTTGAATTATAAGTACAATCATCAGAAATATCATATAAGACTGCTTTTGTTTTGTTGTTACCTTTTCTTAGAACTCTTCCAATTGATTGTAAATTACGAATTCTAGACTTTGAAGGTGATGCAAAAATAACGTTATGTAAATTTTTAATGTTAATTCCTGTGCTAAATGTGCCGTATGATGCAACAATAATTGCATTGTTTTCTCTTTCTGCAATTTCTCTAACTAATTCTCTTTCCTCAGTATCAACTCCACCATGAATAAAAAATACTTTGCGATCACCTCGCTTAGTATTATTTATCTTTTCATATAAAACTGCTCCATGTGCTTCTACTCGTGAAAATAAAACAAGAGTATTTCCTTTTAAAGAAAGCGAAAGATTTGTAATAAACTTATTTCTTTGTTCATGTTGAATTAAATATTGAATTTCATCTTCATAAGTTTCAAACTTTTGTTGAGGATGTTTAAGAACAAGACAACGAATATCTAACTGAGAAATATGTCCTTGTTCCATCAGTTCATAAGTTCTGGTAACTTTATATGATGGACCAAACAATCCTTCTAAAACCCATTTATGAGTTTGAGTTCCATCAAGAGTTCCAGTAAATCCAAAACGATATTTTGCATGATGAAGTTTAGTCATAATGTCAATAAGTGACTTACTCTTAAATAAATGAGCTTCATCTCCTATAACTACTCCATAGTTTTCAAAGAATGAACGTTCTAACTTATAGACAGATTGCCAAGTTGTAATTGTTACCGAATGTTCGTTTGTTTTTTCTCTGCCAGAATAAATTTTATGACAATATGACTCAGCATCCCAACCATAATCTTGGAAATCCTTGTACATCTGCTCTACCAAAGATGTCGTTGGAACAACTAAGAGAATTTTTTCTCCTTTATCTACATAATACCTTACAAGGGAAT